GATAGAATCTAAGATATCATATAATCTGAGATATCAAAAAAATACATTTATAATATAAGAATTACTTTTTTATCATTGATTTCATCACTTTTCATATACCACACTACTTTTGGTCTAAACACTGAGGCTAATATAGATATAGATGAAAGATACTAAAGCTAGTGCTTTTATAAATCATAAGCGTAATGGTAATCTATCTGTATTTACATTTAACACAGAATCTTCATATGAGATGCCAATTATACTATTGACATCTGATATATCGCAATTTCAAAGAGCCCTAAAATATTCTGCCAGACTAATTGAATATGAAAATACTTTATCAGATGATTATATTAAAGATACTATATTTAGTGACTATATCAAATTGATTGAAGAAAAACATCAGAGAGATATGGCTAATTTAGAAAAGACACAAAGTTTAGAAATAGTATCTAGAATTTCGGGTATAGCGAAGTGTATATCAGATAAGGAGGTTGAATATTCAGATCAGATTAAGCAATTGAAGTGTGACTATGACCAGCAATTAAAGATTTTAACAAAAGAAAAGAAAAAATTAGAAGATGAGATTACTGCGACAAAACATGATTTAGAATCTCAATATGAGAAGGAAATCAAACAATTAAGAAGACTATTGGCAGAAAGAGAGGCTGAATTTATTTCTGCTTCAAAGAACGAATCGCTTATTAGGGAACAATGTAATAATGAATCTGAGAGGGTGATAAAAGTAATAGAGGAGAAGCATAAACATTCTCTTGATGCCCTTAGACAAGCATTTGAAGTATCTATTAAACTAAAAGACGAGTCGATCGAACAAAAGGAACAGAAAATTTTATTACGTGAACAAGATTTTGATAGAAAACAGCAGAGGAACTCAAACTCGTCATTCCGTGGTAAAGACGGTGAGAATTTATTTAATGAAATTGTTGAAAGTAAAACTAAGTGGAAACTAACAGATACATCTAAGATAGCACAGTCGTGTGATTTTTCTTCAATAATCCACGGAATACCAGTATTCTTTGAAGTTAAGAAATACTCTAATAATGTGGGCTCTAGTCAGGTCGTAAAATTTCTAAGAGATATGAAAGAACACCCTGAAGTTCAGATTGGAATTTTTATTTCTCTTGAAACAAATATTGCGTGTAAGAATAAAGATATACCAATTTCAATCGAATGGATACATAATTCTCAATGTGCAGTGTATATCCAGTCATTTAATGAATTAGATACCGAGCCTACTCTAGCATTAATCGATCAATTGATACAAATGGTTTGTATGTATAATAAACTCATTGGATCAAGGGGTGAGGTATCCCAAGAAACAATTCTACAAACAAAAATCGATAAGGCACGGATATATATTGAACGATATATATCTGAGTCTATTGAGTTGCTGAAATGTGTTACAAATGATCAGAAACGTCACAAGGATCTAATTGAAAGGACATATTCGCATATAATAAGTGTTCTAAAATCACAAGCAGATACTATAAAAATCGCACTTGAAATTTTAACTGGTGAACATTTAGAAGATAATACTGTTGATGAATCATTGATACCTTGTGAACCCATTGATACAAAGCCTAAAAAATCTACTAAGAAGACAAAAAATTAATTACCTGTCATAGCCCTACCTATTTTCTTAGATATTCTACTCTTAATACCCATCATCTGAGCCGTGGCCGCAACTTGTGTTTCAGGGCATCCAGATTTTTCTCTTGCTACCCAGGCATACGTGTGTCCCTCATCCTCAATCCACTGTTTCAAGTTTTCCTTGGTAAGAATATCTGACACCTGAATACCAGCCGCAGTATTCTCTTCATGTTTCTTAGAAACCGCATTCTTCTGATATTCCTTCATCTCCTTAGGATCACGGAAATTATTTGTTTTTTCTGTTAGAGTAACAATAACATCCTTTAATTCCACATCAGTAAGGCTTAATGAAACATCTTCAGATTTTTCTTGCTTAACAGACTCCTTAACTTTAACCCTCTTTTTCCTTTGAACCTTCAGATCTTGTACTACCTCTTTTACTTCTGGAACTTTAGTCTGAAACCTTGTTTGAAAGTATGCGTATTCATCGCGCATAATTTCCTCAAGACGCACATGTAAATTTTTGAAGCCATACTTTGCAACTAGAGCATATATATCTGTATCCATATGATACAATATACAATGGTTGCTTTAAACATTAATGCTTATAATTGGTGTAAAAATTGAAATATATATGAATAACTTTAAAATACAAATGATACTCGATACCAAGAACTATGTCACCTTCAATATTATCAATGATGAAGGTGACTGTATTAAAACAATCGAAGGCGTAGAACAAGTTGTTCCAGGGCTTCCTGGAGATAAGGTTAGTGAATCAGGAGAACTTATTAAGAGAACTGATCACCCCCCACTTGTTGGAATACTGTATCTTAACAGCAAGGTAAAGTATGGTATTACATCGAAAGGGAAGCCAGTCTATCTCTTTGAGCCATTTAATAAATCTTACCCACTTATGATTGCTGGATGTAGTGAGAAAGCGACTAGTAATGTGATAGCAGTTGTGACATTTGAAGCATGGGAAAAGGGTTCTAAATTTCCTAGAGGTGGCCTCCAAAGGATTCTTGGTCAATGTGGTGATCATTCTGTAGAAAGAGAAATGCTCTTGCTACGCTATTCTCCATGGGCTTATCCTAAAAAGGTCGAAATTTCTGAAGATTATAGGGAGCAACTTGAGAGAAGACCATTGATAAGTGGATATACATTTAATATTGATCCACCTGGTTGTGAAGATGTTGATGATGTTATCACTATGGAAAAGATTTCAGATTCTAAGTGGATTCTAACAATAAGTATAACAGATGTTGCTACTGCTATCAAGGAGGGTAGTATCTTAGATACTTATGCAAAGAAAGTAGGTCAGTCACTATACCCTGATTCTAAAGAACCCAAACATATGCTACCTCCTAGTATAAGCACAAAAGAATTATCTTTACTAAAAGGTCAGTATAGAAATGCGATTTCACTGGCAATTACGTGGTCTCCTCAAGGGATTGAATCACAAAGATGGATATGTTCTAAAATAGCAGTAGATGATGCTTATACTTATAAGGAGGCTCAGAATGAAACAATGGAGGAGTTTATTATAATGAAACAGATTGTCAATGATATTTCTGGAAGAGTAAGGGTAACATCGGAGGAATGGGTTGAGACATTAATGATCTATTATAATAAGGAGGCTGGAAAACTTATCAAGGAACATGGCCTAGGAATTCTCAGACATCATTCTGAACCAGACCTTGTGAAACTTAATTCTTTAATTGCCATTGATGAATCTTTAGCAAAGATGGCATATTCTTCTGCGTCTTATGTTCCTTGCGATACTCCTGGAAGACATTGGGGTCTTAATCTAGAAGACTATGCTCACGCCTCTTCACCACTTCGTAGATACGCAGATCTCTATAATCAACGGTGTATATTATTGGCTTTAAAGAATACCACTGGGATAATTCAGCCTTCTAAGCCCTTATGTAGAATACTTAATACACTACAGAAGAACTCTAAATCATTTGATCGCGATGAATTCTTTATAAATGTTTTGGCAAAGGCCAAACAACCTACTATCATTTCTACCATAGTAGAAATTAATATGGAGAAACAGTTTATAAAACTCTGGGTAAAGGAATGGTCTCGTATTGTCCGTATCAAGATAAAGGTTGTTTTAGATTTTGAAAAGTTCTGGCTAGAAAAAAAGGATGGGCAGACATTTCCTATTGAAATTAAACAAGGGGTTAAATTATCATATCATATTAATTATGAAAAGGCGCAGTGGAAGGACAAGATACTATTTAATGTAGATAAACTATAAGTGAAGGTAAAGACTATCTTGAATCACTGCCTCTCTTACTAAGAGTTGGTTTGCATCTTTTAACTTATCTAGAATATCTGTATGTTCACAGAAAGATGCCATTGATCTCCATTCTTCTAACATATTTTGTAACTTCAGGACTGATCTTATTAAATTTCCCTCATAGATCCCATATCTTGCACAAATACCAGCAACAGAATCACCCTCCATCCAATCCCATAAGGGTGCTATCCAAGTAGTTCCCATTTTCCACTTGGATTCGTATGATTTATTTTTTGATTCTGAAGCACGAATACTGTCCCAGATATCACTCATATCAAAGAGTGTATCTTTTACGATTTGAGGAATTTTTAATTCATTAAGTGACGCCTCGTTATCTCTTTTTCCTTCTACTATACAACCTGCTAAGACTGCTAGAAGTTCCATTGGCTCCAGTGTTTTTGATTTTTCAGATAAGTAGAATTGAGAGATAAGTAGAGAATCACATTCATTTAGTTCAGTTGCCAGAATACCCTTAGTGGTAAGAGAGTCTTTTGTATGAGATTTTGGATCATTGGATGGCTTGAGATAATCAAGCGACTCTAGAACACGAATCTTATTCTCAACACTGGTTGATGTATCCTCAAGGAGTTCAATTGATTCCTTATTTTTCTGAATTTTCATCTTATTAAGTTGAATTTCTGTAAAGTCCTGTAAGGCATTCTCCCATTTCATGCCTCTATGCTCATCCTTCCATTTATTCAACTGAAGTTCTACTTTCTTCTTCTTAGCATTTGTCAGATGTGTAAGTTGAGTTTCCAAATCTACTTTCTGTTGAACTGCTTCCATATCATCATCTGAAAGATTCAATTGAATGTTGCGAGCATGTAGATTTTTCTGAGATTGTTCTAGATCATCAATCTGAACCTGTCGTTGTCTACGCCAATAGGACTTCTCCATAATATCTAACCATGTGCGATTCCCAGAATGCAATGTCTTAAGAATGAAATCGTAATCAAATTCCATCCTAGAAGTTACCTCTGCCCTTCCACCACACATCATTGCTCTCATCTCAGAAGGCTCAATTGGATTTCTATCAGGTAAGTAAATGACAGTCCCCATGGTATCTAGACCACGCCTACCAGCGCGCCCTGCCATCTGAAGATATTCTGCGGTAGTCAAGATACGCATATCTCCCTTCTCATCATCGTATTTCTTGACTCCTACAAACACAGCAGTCTTAGTTGGCATATTAATACCCACAGCAAATGTCTCAGTAGCAAAGAGAACCTTGATGAACCCCTTTGAAAACAGAATCTCTATAATCTCCTTCAGCATTGGAACAAGGCCACTGTGGTGGTATGCAATCCCCTTATCTAATAAGGATCTGAGTGAATGATATTGAGGAAGTTTCTCCAGGCTTGCCTTATGGTTTCTCAGATGGAAATTCCATATGTGATTTACATCTGCCTTCTCTGAACTAGTGATCAATGTGCTTTCTACTTTCTGAGCATACTTCTCACAATCTTTCCTTGATAGAATAAAGAAGAGGGCTGGCAGTAGTTCTTTTGATTCTAGTGTGACGATAAGATCATTCATCTGATGTAGGAATGATGTTGGTCGCGTCTTCCCTTCAATAGGTCCCTCTTGACCCCCTGCCCTAGCATCCTTCACCTTCTGCTGAAACTTATCATGAGCCTTCTCCTGTCCAAGCCTCCAACTGAGCCAATCTCTGTAGACTCCGTCATTATAAGTATTCTTAGAATCCATCAGGGTATGAAACTTCTGTTGATACCAGAGTGTATGTGTCAAAGGGACAATGCGATACTCAGTGCTAATCAAGTTAATTGGTCTCTGCTTGAGTTCACCGAGCCACTCAGCAAAGTATTCTGGGTGGTCTAGGGTGGCAGAAAGCATGATCATCTTTACCTCAGGAGGTAATAGAATCATAATCTCCTCCCAGACATGCCCTCTGTCTCTATCATTGATATAGTGGCACTCATCAAAGATTACTGCATCAAGATCCTCACAAGAAATCTCTGCAGTTAATCCAATTGACTTAGTAATTGAATCTTTCTTAAATAGAAGATTCCTGAGAATCTCAGTAGTCATGATTACAACATTGGCATTAGGACAGAACTTGATATCTCCTGTCATGATTCCAACTGAGCCAAATTGTTTCTTGAGATCATTAAATTTCTGATTTGACAAAGACTTGATTGGGGTTGTGTAGAAGACACGCTTTCCCTTTCTCAAGGAGTAAGCGATCTGAACCTCCCCAACTAGAGTCTTTCCTGATCCTGTTTTTGCTGTGACTAAGACATTTTCCTCTGAACAGATTGCCTTCATAGCATGTTGCTGAAAGGGATCTAGAGGAAACTTGTAATTGATTGGAGGATCCTGAGGCATTTCAGAAGGACCCTGCTTAACATCGGCGATTTTAAGGAAAGATGACATTGTACCGATATTAATCAGTAAGGGTATTTCAATTTTTCGGGTAGGAATATAAACCATATTATATATTATAAGAAAGATGATTATAATTCCACCAACGGTTGAGTTTGAAGAATATTTTACTAAGTTTGCCAAATTAACTTGGACAAAGTATATGTTAAAAGAACCCGATAAAGAAGATGAAATGAGGAGAGAACATAAGACTCTTTGTGTCTCATGTGATATGGAATTACAGAATCAAACAGTTTCTGTAAAACTACATTACCGATTTATAAGAAGTGTGCTTTATTGCTTTGTGGAAGAAGTATAATGCCTATTATATAAAACACGATGTATTGAAATATCTTTATTCATCCTATTTGGTTCATTTGTCTTTACACGAAAATGAAAGACCCTTTGATCTGATTTTGAAATACGCTTATCGATTTCACTTTCAGTCATAATATCAGTAAAATCAACCCTCGGTGTAGGCATCATTTTAATGTTCCATTTCTTTAGGGCTATTCCCATAGTCACATCATCCATTATATAATGATTGGGAGTATCTTCTAAAAGCCTTTTTGCAAGATCCATACTTAGAGTAAATCCTGCTCCTGAAGGATATAGATAGCCATGTGCATCATTAATACTGGCTGCACACATTCCAGAGGTTGGTAGAGTTTTACAGAATTCCAAGTATTTCTGAAAATGTATATGACTTGATAAATTAGTACGATATATGAATTTATATTTATTGAAGTTTGGTTCAAAATATCTGAATCCTGCTAATGTTTTTTGCCAAAGTGAATCATTTTGATCGTAACCTTCATATATTTTAAAGTATAAGGAATCCTCTTCAAGAACAACAGGTTCATCTTGTTCGGGGCGCCCCTTAATAAAATAACAATCAATATCTTTAGAAGATTTCATATAACACCGCCATTGGTCCTGTAAGGCACTAAATAATCCGCCATCATCATTTGCTAAAATAAGCATTAGAATACGCATTATAAATTGTATACAATGAAATTCTATAAGTGGCGACTTAAAAAATTCATTCTATGAATGTATGGATAGGATTCCTTTGGTCCAGTAGCTCAGTTGGTAGAGCGTGGTGCTTATAGATTCGTCTATGATTAATGCATCAGTAACGCCAAAGTCTCTAGAATTCTATTCTAGATTCTGCGGCGTTTCACAAGGAAACGCCAAAGTCGCGGGTTCGACCCCCGCCTGGACCATCTTATATGTGTAATGTTTACACTTTTAAGATGATTTCTTCTTAGCCTTCAGATCCAAGGAACTAACAGTTCCCTCCTTCACCGGTAAAACAAGCTCACCTACATGAGACTTGAAATCAATTGTAGTCCTAGTAGCCGGACCTCCATTCACCCATGCAGTCATTAATTCTTGAACTTCACTATAAGGATAAGATTCAATTGGGATGCCAACTTCAGGCAACTTCTTCAGCAATGTAATTGTTTCCTTGAGTCTTTCACCCTTAGATTTATCTGGCATTCTGATTAAACTCGTTACCTATATTTAAATAAGCATCTTGGGGAAGCCATAGTCGCTTGCCGTTAACAGATGCACAATATACATTTCTACTTTCGATATGCTTCTTATCTCCTATGATCCGATCGTCATCAATTGCAATGGCACCACATGAACAATATTTGAAATCACGATATCCCTTATTCTCAATTGTATCCTTACACAATAAACAAAAGATAGCATGTCTGACTCGAGTATATTTAACGCCACCATACATGAAGAATGGCATTATACTAGTGATTTTAAAGGACACTGCTTAAATATTCGAATTTTAGAGTCTAAACAATTTCATCTTATTATAAGAAGATGTGTGGAATCTATTGTCGCATTGGTTCTAACAGAGATCCAGTGAATCCGCTCATGTGGGTAAAGCAACTAGAGGCTCGAGGACCAGAGGGAACTAAGATTGTTGATATAACAGATAAAGTTACACTTGGATTTACTAGACTTGCCATCAATGGACTAACCGATGCAGGGATGCAGCCTTATAAGAGGGGTCCTGTTACTTGGATCTGTAATGGTGAAATTTACAATTCCAAGGAAATTGAGGAATCACTTGGCCTAGAGAATACTGGATCAGATTGTGAATGTATTGGCCCTCTTTATATGAGATACCGCGATGACATACTTAGTTTTGTGAGGGCATTAGATGGCGTGTTTGCCATTGCCCTCTATGATTCTGAGCGTGATAAGTTAATTGTAACAAGGGACCCCTTTGGCGTAAGACCTCTTTTTATTGGATACAGGCCAAATATGTCAACAAGTCTTGCTCAAGTTAATAATCTAGCAGTCCCTTTTTTAAGAGGAACCTTTGATACCTTTGTATTCGCATCAGAGTTAAAGGCACTTGTCCCTTATTTCGAACATGTAAGTAACTTCTCCCCTGGCTCCATTCAAGTATATGATGTTAATACGATGAGTATCGCAGCAGATTTACGTTACCATTGTCTAAACTGGATCACAAATCCTCAATTTAAAAATATGGATGGATTCACAGATGCCACAATTGCCATTCGCTATGCTCTTGAGGAGGCTGTCTCAAAAAGATTGTTAACAGAGAGGCCAATTGCGTGTTTACTGAGCGGGGGTCTAGATAGCAGTTTGATTGCGTCACTACTTCAGACAAACCTCAGACAACTTGGACTCCCGTCTCTAAAAACATTTTCCATTGGATTTGAGGGATCTTCAGATTTAGCCCATGCCAAGATTGTTTCAGATTGGATTGGTTCAGACCACACCGAAATAAAGATGACACCTGACGAATTCTTTGATGCCATTCCAACTGTAATAAAGGCAATTGAATCATATGATACAACGACTGTTCGCGCAAGCACAGGAAATTATCTGGTCGCCAAGAAAATTCGCGAGTTAACAGATTGTAAGGTAGTATTTAATGGCGATGGATCCGATGAACTATTCGGTGGTTACTTGTATTTCAATAATGCTCCTAGTGATGCCGCATTTCAAATGGAAACCGAGAGACTATTAACAGAAATGTATAATTTTGATATTCTACGTAGTGATCGATCCATCAGCGCAAGTGGTCTAGAGGCACGAACACCATTCCTAGATAAGCAGTTTGTAGCAGTCGTTCGTAGTATACATCCTAGTCTATTAAGACCGGTAAGGGGTAAGCAAGTTGAGAAATATATCTTACGCGCAGCATTTGATGATGGTGTTACCTTACCTCCAGAAGTCCTATGGAGGCGCAAGGAGGCATTCAGTGATGGTGTTTCTACTCCTGAGAAGGCATGGTTCCAGGAAATCCAGGAGCGTGTAAAAGGAATTGTTCCAAAAAATTGGCTAGAAAAGGCTATTCTAAGTTATTCTAATCACTTAACTCCTAAAACTGAAGAGGAATTTTATTATCGTTATTTATTTACAAGCGCATATGGACTATCTGCTATTAAGGTAACTGTCCCATACCGTTGGATGCCTCTTTGGTCACCTGAAACAAGTGATCCAAGTGCTAGAACACTTCAGATGTATAATGAGACATCAGATGAAAGCCAATAAATTTGAATGGTGGTTGTCATATAAAATAAGTAACAATGAATACATGTATATCAAGAAGAGCATGCGCTGATCGCGATGACTTCAGATTGACAAATAGCAAAGGAGAATTAGGAAAACATATTTGGGTAGAATATAGATGCCCAAATGTGGTTTCTGGAGAAGACATGGTATGTAAGGAATGTTCTTACAAACTTCCAAAATATAAATATCAAGCGAATCAAAAGTGTGATCATGGAGTAGTTGGAGGATCTTATCCATCAGACAGTAAATTGTATGGTTCAGAATTTTATCTGGCAGAAATAAAAAAAGGATGGTTTCCAAAAAAGGAGGATGAAATCCGGGCTAAGGAGGCAGTTGATAAAGCAAGTATGGGAAGAAAGAAGGTAGTTAAGACAGAAGAAGCAACTATGAAATCTGAGATTACAGTTGAACCTGTGGCTGAACCTTTAGCAGAGCCAGTGGTCGAACCTTTAGTTAAAGCAAAAAGAAAGTATACTAAAAGAGCCCCTGGTGAAACGAAGGTCAAAAAGACCAAGGAAATTGTCCTAATGCCTACACCCCCTCCAGTTGAAGAAACGAATCATGATCCTAAATTCATTGAATCAACCGATCCACCCATTACAATCACCGACGTCATTGTAGTGAAGGTCAAGAAAATAAAATGCCAGGGGAAAGATTACTTCTATGATTCTGTATCAGGAAAACTTTATGGAATCTCAGTAAATGGTGTAGGTGCTTACAAAGGGCGTTACAATCAGGAAACTGAAACTCTCGATACAACCTTCCCAGATTCAGATTGTGAGTAGTTAAACGATGGCTACTAATATATTTTAATGATTACTATAGCCAAGGTAACTGTAGGAGTTTTTATAGGAAATATGTTAACTCTCTGTTTACTAATAGCCATGGAGCCATATATAAAAGTGGAAAGGAAACTGGTGACAAGTTTTTTTAAGAGAAATTAAAAATACTCCAAAAATTGAATGATTACCTTAATACATTAAATGTATGGAGGCAATCCTTAAAAGTGGTGCGTCAGCTTTACTGGCTTATACTACACACTATGGAGTAACAAAAATATATAACCATATTTGTGTTCCAGATGGACTATTTGGTTATCTATCAGGTCTAGTATCGACTGGTAGCCCTATCTGTCAAGCAGGCATTCAAGTGATTTCAAATACTCAGGTGTCATATTCATCAATGATATTGATGGGTATCACAAGGATTATAGTTGATATTGTGGCTCCTGGATTTAATTAACCTTTAGGTTAATTTACCTTCGGTTTAATTAACCTTTAGTTCTATTAGTAGAAGTTACCGTTACAGACCTTGACCTCGTAGGAGACATAGATCTTGATAAAGATTTAGTATAAGTTGGAGTCCTTGTTAATGTTTTTGTATTCGGCCTTGATGTAGGAATTGATGAACGTGATCTAGAAATAGTTGTTGATTTTGTAATTGACTTTGTAAATGGCCTTGTTGTAGCAATTGCTGATCTTGATCCTGACACTGTAATAGACCTTGTAAATGGCCTCGTTGTTGGGATTGCTGATCTTGACCCTGTTTGAGAAATTGACCTAGTAAATGGTCTTGTTGTAGGGATGCCTGTTTTTGACATTGTTCTAGTTCCAGATCTAGTGAATGGTCTTGTTGTAGCGATTCCTGAAATACTTCGAGAAACAGTGCCAGATTTAGTGAATGGCATCGTTGTGGGGATTGCTGACCTTGACCTTGTGAATGGCCTTGTTGTAGGTATTCCTGTTTTTGACATTGTTCGAGTAACGGAGGTTGTTCTAGAAACGGTCTTAGTAAATGGCATCGTTGTAGGGATTGGTGACCTTGATCTTGTGAATGGTCTTGTTGTAGGGATTCCTGTTTTTGACATTGTTCTAGTAACAGATCTAGTGAATGGTCTTGTTGTAGGGATTGCTGTTTTTGATATTGATCTAGAGCCTGTCTTAGTAAATGGCCTTGTTGTAGCGATTGCTGAAATAGTTCGAGAAACAGTGCCAGATTTAGTGAATGGCCTTGTTGTAGGGATTCCTGTTTTTGACATTGTTCTAGTACCAGATCTAGTGAATGGTTGGGTTGTAGGGATTCCTGAAATAGTTCGAGAAACTGAAGTAGACTTAGTGAATGGCCTTGTTGTAGGGATTCCTGATCTTGATCTAGTTCGAGAAACTGAGGTCGTTCGAGAAACTGTCTTAGTGAATGGTCTCGTTGTAGCAATTCCTGAAATAGTTCGAGAAACAGAAGTAGACTTGGTGAATGGCCTTGTTGTAGGAATTCCTGATCTTGACCTAGTTACACTTGGTGATCTTGACCTGGAAACACTTATACTGTATGTTTTAGTAGATATACGAGTTGTTGCAAAGGCAGATAGACTTGGCGTTCTAGAAACAGATATGGTCTGAGTAATTGTTTTTGTGAACGGGTTGGTTGTAGGAATTCCAGAACGAGTTATACTTGTAGTAGGTGATCTTGATATGGAAACAGTTATACTAGTAGTTCTTGTAGCAATCATGGTTGTAGGGATTGCTGATCTTGTTACAGAGACAGTTTGAGTTCTAAATACAGTTACCGATCTTGTTATGGAATTTGTCAATGAAAGACTTGGTGTCTGTGTAGATGATCCAGTGGTAGTTAGTAAAGAAGATATAGAGGGACTAAAACTATTTGTAACTGAAGGTGATGCAATTAAAGTTGGTGAAACAGTTGAAGTAATTGATGAGATAACTAGTAGAACGCGAGAAGTAGTAAATGATACAGATGGTGTAGGGGTTGAATTAGATGTTCCACTAGCTGTAGAAGTAGCGGTAGCAGAGGCTGTAGCAGAAGCAGTTGCTGTGGCGGTGGCAGAAGCAGTTGCTGTGGCAGTAGCCGTAGCAGAAGCAGTTGCTGTGGCAGTTGCACTAGCAGTAGCTGTGGCAGTAGCGGTGGCAGAAGCAGTTGCTGTGGAAGTAGCTGTTGCACTTGAGGTTGCAGAAGCTGTAGGAATTAGAGATAATTGTGGTGGATTACTTACAGATATAATAGATGTTGGTGTATATATCTGGCTACCAGATATTACACTTGAAACAGTTTGACTCTGGGTTACTGAAGATGTAGAAGATACGCTATTACTGTGTGAATTAGATGTAACTGGACTTGGAGAATACGATACTAGAGGAGTTGAAGAAAGTGAAACAATACTTCCTGAAGCAGTTGGTGTTTTCAATGGGCTTGTAGATTGTAAGATTGTAGGCGATAAATAAGATGAAGTAGTGTGGGTTATCGATACACTTGGAGAATTGGATAGACTTGTTGTTTGAGAACTTGATACTAATGATGTCTGTGATAGAGTATACAATGGACTAGACGATGGAATTACTGATAAGGATGAAAGGGGTGTTAAACTCTTAGATAGTAAACTTGTTCCTGAGAAACTCTGTAAAGTAGTTTGAGATACAGATATACTTGGAGTATAGGAAGGTATGGGGGAGGGAGAGTTTGATACAAATGAACTCTGTGTGATTGTATACATTGATGATCTAGATAGAGTAACTATTGAAGAAGGGGAATATGAAGGTGATGCTGTATTTAGATTTGTTCCAGTATAACTCTGTAATACAGTTTGAGATATACTTACACTAGAAGAATATGATTGCACTACAGAAGAACTCTGTATAACTGATACCGAGAAAGTTTGAATAGAAGTTGGGCTACTTTCTAAAGTTTGTGTTACAGAATTACTCAGTACACTAGAAGGAGATGAATATACTGTAAACGTTGTAGATAAAGAACTTTGAGGTGAATATGTAACTGTAGTAAGAGATGTGGCTGATTTAGATTCAAATGTAGCAGATGGATTTAGTGTAGAAGTTACAAGGGTTGATGGTGATACAGAATATGTAGGAGTTAATGTTGGTTCAGGTGTATAGGAATTAAATTGAGAAGAAGACCTTGTTAAAGTTATTTCTGAAGAGGGTGTAATAGTCTTAAGCATAGTCAAGCTAATACGAGGAGATCGTGAAGTGGAAATGGATTTACGAGAAGTATATGAAATACTTGGAGATACTGAATTTGAAAGACTTTTAACAGGAGAGCGTGATAAGGATGGATTTGGTGATTGAGTCTTAGTTATAATGGATGTTCTAGAATTCGACTGAGTAATAGTTAGAGAACCAGTAGAACTTACAGATACAGATGAGGTTGTAGAACTGGAGGAAGTCTGAGAACTTGATGTAGTAGAAGAATCAGAAGGTCTTTCTGATCGACTGGCTGAAGAACTCTGCGAAGAAGAACTTGTGAAAGAAGATGATGGGGCTGATGATACGGATGAATACAATGATAGAGTTGGAAAGGAAACTGTGGGAGCCTGTGTTCTAGAATTTGTAAGAGTTGCAGTATATGTATTTGTAATAGTCTTTCTTATAAAGCTATCTGTAGATGTTTGTGTGGAATACATAGATTGACTGGTGGTAATTGTTTTGGTTATAGTAACCAATGGTGAGTGTGTCAAAGAACGAGTTGTAAGTTGGGTCTTAGATATGACAGTGGTTCCAGTAATTGTAAATGTTCCAGGTATTGTAAGAGTAATCAAGGGGGTTTTTGAAATGGTAGTTGTGCCAGTAGAAGTCTTAGAATTCGAAGCACTCTTCGTATTTGTACTTGTCGTATGTTGTGTCTTTGAACCCGACGAACTTGGAGTATTCCTGGAGCTTTGTGATTCAGATTTTGAAGCTAGAGGGCTTGCTGAAGAAGATCTTGTAATTGAAGTAACTGCTGATTCGGTCTGATTTAGAGAAGGCCTCGGATTCCTAGATAATGTAGCTGAATGTGTGACTGAACCTGTTCTAAGAGGAGTTGATGACCTAGAAATAGAAGGAGAAGGTGATGCTGAAAGAGTATGTGTCCTACGAGGTGTAAACGAACTTGTTGCTGTAAGTGAAGAAGTCCTAGTATGTTGTATGGATCCAGTAATTGTATATGAATCATGCTTGACTGTAAATGATGGCCTAGCATGTTTAGTAGATGTTGCTGAGACAGTTGAAGTCTTACTTGAAGTCTGGGAAGAAGTAAATGTGGTAGTTCCAGTGTTAGATTTTGATGAAAGAGAACTTGCACTCGATGTCTTAGAGGCTCTTAAGGAAGTTGTAAATGTCGTAGAGGCAGTTGAAGATTTAGTTTGCGCCATTGAGTTTGTTGGTGTAGAGGAACCTGTGCTTGTTTTAGAAGAAGTAGATGTAGTAGTTGATGATGGTGAAGCCCGAATCGTCTTAGTATTTAGAGCAGTTAATGTGTTCGTGGCACTTGATGATGTTGATTTAGAAGGCCTTGGTGACATGGTTTGAGATCCACTTGAAGAAGATGTTTTTGAACCTGCTGTCGTCCTTGTATTAGTTGGACTTGAACTTGGAGTTTTACTTTGTAAAGGTGAACTACTCAATGTAATGGTAGTTCTAGGTGATACAGATCTAGCAGAAGAAGCAGTTGAAGTTTTAGAGAGTAATCCTGATATAGTGGATTGAGGGCTCTGAGATGAAGTTTTTGAAGATGAGGCAGTTCTTGTAGATGTCATTGTAGATGTAATAGTCTTAGTTGATGTAGATGTAGGAGTGACAAGGCGTGTTGGGAAAGAACTCCTAGTAGATGTTGTGGTTTTAGTAGATGTCTTTGAAGCCGTTGATGTAGGTGAATCCACAAGTCCATTGATAGCTAGATATCTAGCATCTTGAGTGATAAGAGTTTCAGTATCAATTGGCTTCGTAGATACAATGAAGCCAATTGATAATAATAAGAGAAGCAATCGCATACCTCTATCTAAAGTATATTTCGATTCATTTTTAGGCTTAGGCCAGTAAAAAAATTGAAGCATCGAATAATCTGAGATAACTTAAAATGTGTGATATGTGTAATGGATATATATACGATGTTCTAACTACCCCCTTGCCAATCGACCACCTTCTACGAAACAATATTAATAATACTTCTGTAAAGAAATGCGCAAGTAAACTTACAGAATGTTTTCAACGAGCTCTACATAATTTCACTGCAAGCGATGTATTTCTCTTTGTGACAGTTCATGAAAAAGATCATCGTCTGAAAAGGTTCATGGAAGAAGATATAATTTGGTCAAGGTTCAAAAAGGTATATACTGCGAGGTTTGATGAAATTAAACATGCGATCGAGATATGTATGGATAATGCGATCACTAGAAAGACAGTGGCATATGAACAAGTGGTTACTCATTTCTTGATGAATCGTCTACGTATCTTACTAACTAATCTTACAAAGATTCACATAGAACACACAATGAAACCAAAATACGTTAATCCTGGATCTAAGTGTAATATTTCTTACCAACACCTTGCACAAATAAGAATGAAGGCCGGTCTTCCTGTTCCAGATATGACACCCATATATCCTATTTATGATAATTTCTATGATTAAAAAATTGAAATTTGTGTTACTGTAAAATAAAGTATACTAAAATGCACCCAGTTATTACAAGTTGTCTGCTTATTATTATATCTGATATTCTCGTAGAAAACTTTATGAACTATACTACAAGAAAATTATATGAGCCCTCTGAGTATGTTAGTATCACAGTATTGGAACAAGAGCATTTGAATACTGAAGAGTTGAATTTGTCCTATTAAATTCTCTTACCATTTTCCAGGCTTCATCAACTGTAGGAAGTAATCCTTCATCTTTTTTTACTTCTGGTTTAGGAAATCCATTGAATTCAGAAGCAGTAGCCGATGTATACGCACCCATTAATGGGAAATATAACCAATCTCCTACTTCAAGTTCTTCCATAAGACCCCTGGCGATTACATCTAAACTATCACATGTTCTTCCAAAAAGGATAGATTCTGAAATATCCCTCAAGGGTTCATAAGAAGATTCAGGGACACGAAACCAGGCTGGTTTCTGATGATCAAAGGCTATACAAGAAAAATGGCCATAGAGAGATTCATCAATAACGTATCTCCATCCACCATTGAATCCAGGTTTCTTAGCAATTACTTTTACAAATAAATCTTGACTAGGTTGTGCTATAAACCGCCCAGGTTCTGCTATAACCACGCGATTCTTAGGAATTTTATCGACTTCATTCTTGATTACTTTCATGGAATTTGTAAAGGCAATTGGATCTGAGGAAAACCCGCCGCCAATATCAACAATTTTAGGTAAATGTGTATAATTTCTTAAGATATCAAATCCAGTCCCAGAGGCAAACTCAAGTGCTTTTTTATACTGTAAGGGATTCTCACATCCAGAACCTACATGAAACGATACTCCTGTAATAGGAATATTTGAATACTTAGCAATTTCAATTAACTCTTTCTCTGTTGCTCCAAACTTGGAAGAAAAAGGCATCTTACTTTCTTTATCATCTACTGCGAGACGAAGTAGAGTAGATCCTTTCCAATTACATTCCGTCAACTTGTGACATTCTTCCAATGAATCAACCACAGTAGTCTTTACATTCATAGAATTAAGTTCACAAATATCACTTTCTGATTTCATTGGATGCGCATAGAGAATCTCAGGAGGTAATTCATCATATGCATGAACACATTTCCTGACCTCTTTTACTTCTCGTAAACTAGCACAATCAAAGTTTACTCCATGTTTAATAAGTGTTTGAAGAAGGATTGGTTCAGGGTTACACTTTACAGCATAGTATGGTTTAACAGTTGGAAGCATCTTATTCCAAAGAGAAAGTTGAGACTCTATACGTTTAGGACTGACTACAGTAACAGAGCCAGCAGTCTTAGGAAAAGATAATACGATTTGCCGGAGGTTTATCAGCGTGGTATCAATACATGAATTAGTGAAAAAAAATTTAAACATAAATGTTTGAGACTAGACAAAATATGTAGAAGGTGTTTAGGCTTTTACATTTATTCCGATCATCTTTAAAAATGCGGTATCAACACAAAACGCATAATGTAATACTTCACCTGCTAGAAACCAGCCAAGTAATGAATAAAAAAATGATAAATTAAAAGTCCATGATGTTAAAAGTGCCACTACAATTGTAGCAATAGTATCATTAAGAGCAAGGCCAAGAAATCTTTGCTGGTGAAAACCCTGACCCGGTATTCCAAGTATATTTGAGTAAGGACATGACATCTCTATTTTGAATGAGTCTTCTCTTTATACATATGTGACCATTCCGGCCTATAAGATGTCTGAAGCCACTCGATTGCTATCTTATGAAGTTCCTGGTGCTTAGGATCTAATTTCTTTACAAATTCTTTCTCCTCTTTTGTCAAAATATGAGTCTTAGGCAATGAATCCATTATGGCGATTATATGAAACAGTGGTGAGTCATTTTTTACCCTATGTTAAAGTAAGATGGATCCCAGAGTTCTTAAGATTAAAACAACTAATGATATGATGGCGATTTTAGTTTCAAAAGGTGTGCCACTTGAATCATTTAAGAAGGGTATGAAGATAAATGTTTGGAATAAGATGAAAAAGGGATATTCTTATATTCTCTCAGAGAACCCTGGAGAAAATCTGGGATTCGAGCCATATGCCACACCTGCAGAAATACTGGCTGGTGGAGCATTTGAAGGAAAATACTTGAATGATTGTGTCCTAGAATTCCCTGCTGAATGGTTTCTTAATGCGATCCAACTTGGCAAATTAAGACCAGATGAGGCAGATGTTTCCGTGAATCTCTTTCAAGTAGATTCAAGGCAGCCATTAACTTTTTGGGTAGAATCTGGATGGTTACCTGGTGGAAGCAAAAAGGGACTACATCCTGAACTTTCAGATCCAAAAGTAAATCCAGATGAACGTGGATGGTTCCAGTGGTATTGTCGTTATTGGTTAGGTCGTCGTTCACCAGAAATCGATAGAGTTCAGATTTCTAGATGGAAAGCATTTACAAGACACTCTGGTCAGATTAAAGCAAATTGTAAACCTGGAGATTTGGAATGTAGACCCAGACAGAGACAAGGTATCTTTCAGTGGGCACATAATCCCTTTATTTAGTTTAATAGTTCAACAACTGGAGGCTGTTCAACTATTCCATTTACATGGTAATGGAGTGTCAAGCCCTCTGGAATTTGCTGCTTTGGAGTATTATTTACTACAGTAAATGTAACATGCTTACACGTAATCTCCTTTATACTAGATGTAATACACGTAATACCTGTATTCATTATGGGTGTTATGTAAAAGGAGACATGTGGAAATATTTGATATATATTCTTAAATGATATGGTAATATCTTCTGAGAATGATGACTTAATACTCTTATCCATGTTTTCTGTGTGATGGCTAACTGGCTTTGGGTTAAGACAATACATCCAGAGTCTTGATTCTAAACAAGCACGAATTTCCTTCGTTAAAACAACGGGTGCTCCATTTTGTTCCATACAATACTTTTCATAATCATCAGGCTTTATAGAAATCCAATTACCCGATGAAAATGTTTTTCCTTGAACACTTAGGTAAGCAGAAAGTTCAGGTGTAGGATTTTCAAGATTGTAAATGTAATCATACATTTTCGATGCATTCAAACAAGATGTAACAGTAAAATTAAATGTATTCATTTCATCCAGAGAATATTCGCCAAATTCCTGAGATGAAGTACAGTAATGAACATCACCAGTAGAAGAAGAAATTCCTACGGTTTTCTTATGAAATTGTTTTAGTTCATCAACATCCTTTTCCAAACGTGATATAGTCTGCTTCAAACGATCCATTGTATAAAGACGAAAATAAAAATTATAATTATCAATTTTTCAGCCAGTAAATTTGAGCCTTATACTTGCCCTTATAAGGATAAGTATGAGTCTTGAACTAATTCTTGGACCAATGTTTGCAGGAAAAACAAGTGCTCTCCAGTCTATCATTCGTAGACACGAGGCTCTTGGAATAAAATGTGCTGTATTTAAACCAGAATCTGATACGCGGTATGGATCAGATTCATTCATGTATAGCCATGATCAAAGTAAGATATCTGCTGTTCCAACTAAATCTCTTTCAAGTCAATTACATTTTGAGCCATACGTAAGTTCAAGCCTTATTGTAATTGAAGAGGGACAATTCTTTGATGATCTCTATGATTTCGTTTTAATAGCAGTAGAATACCATAAGAAATACGTGGTTGTAGGAGGCTTAGACGGCGATTGTTTCAGAAAACCCTTTGGACAAATTCTACAATTAATTCCACTTGCAGATAGGGTTACAAAGCTAACATCCCTTTGTAAGATTTGCGCAGACGGTACAATTGGACTCTTCTCATACAGGAACTCAGAGTCAACGGAAACAGTGGAAGTTGGTGGCTCCGAAAAATACATGCCTCTATGTCGCAAACATTATCTTACTTGTTCTGGACAACAAGTCCGAACTGTAGACCTACCCACCATACGAGTGACACTAGAGTGCCACCCCAAAGGGTGTCTGCCATAGCAAACCACAGGGGGTATTTATCGAATGTTAGAAGTTGAGTAAAATCATAGACCGCATAGGTACACATTCCAGCAAGGAAGGCTCGTGGGGCAGAATTTATTTGAGAAATCAAATATCCAATTGCTAAATATACTGGAATAGCCCCCCAAAGTCGCACATTCATTGATCTATCACCCTGGATATCTCTAATTAAATCTTGTACAAAAGGCCCTTGAATATACAACCATGGTAAATCGATCACAAGAGTTAAAACTGCGAGTCCTAGAATTTTTTGTATATGATTCATTCTATTTAGGGCCACGTTTTTTTACAATACTTCTTGACTAGCAAATATATAGTATATGTCTTCTGTATCACTGGAAGCATTTGATGCTAATCTAAGAGGTCGTATAAGTCAGTGGTTTCTCCCATCCCAGGAATTCTGTGCCTTACCAAATGGGTTCTATGATCAACTTGTTTCTGGATCTTCAGGATTTCAAACTAGTATCTTAGTTTTATCGAAGCAAGATTCCAAGGCATGGCAACTTGCCTATCCATGGGACATGACGTTTATCCCGGAATCCCCGACCGACTGGAGCCTCCTTCTTTCCATCCTACAACACCTGAAGGGGCCTCATTTAATTGTAACTGCTCCTAAACTACAAGTTCCTCAGGCATTCTGGCAGAAATCATTGACTGTATCAAAAGTTGTGCCGACCGTTGTTTGCTTGAAGGATATTACTGATACAAATCCAGTGACCTTTTTACCACATTCTATTTTCTTCCCAAGGCTTGATTTAATAACAGATACCCAATTTATAAAAATACCCAATATCCTACCACAAGCAGTTCAACAATCTGTAATAAACCTAGATCTTAGGAGTATCTATAAGGAACTCCGAGGATCTGGTGCTAGTCTCTGTTTGTCGTTGAGCGATTCGCGTTTGAGTTCTCAAGGATCTCTTCAGCAGAACGGAACTATGCCGTCATATTTAGCTACATGGTTTTATCCAGAAATTAATGGTGCCCTACGGTTCCATTTATCTGATTTGCGAATGATCTTACGAACAGTTACAGAGAGGATGGCTGAGTAGGGCTCTGCCCTACGACCCGTTTTAGGGGCAATAGAACTAAGGGCCATTAAAGTCTCAGGTTGTTAGGGTCCGGTGAATTCATAGAAGAATAGAATTACTAAATTCTATGGGGTCGTAGGGTTAAGCGAAACTATCCCTACATTATTTCTTAAATAACTTGAAAGTTCCCTTCTTAGCCTTGAATCCAAGTTTACGAAGAGATTTAATGCGACGAAGGCCAATTGCATGCTTCTTCCTACTTACAATACGACCTTTCTTAGTCTTCATCAAGTCCTTACGAGTCAAACCTCCGGGGGTCTTGCTAGCAGTTCCATGCCAAACCTGAGCCTTAGAGCCAGACGCACTAACCTTACGAGTTGCAGCCATTATACTATTAAAGGATAAATTATATCGTGGAAGTTTAGAATGTCTAGTGAACTATTTGGTTTTGCTATAATGGCTTTAATTTGTATATTAGTGAGTCCTTATTACAAGAAAGTTGAAACTAGGCCAAGACAAGATCGTATAATTCTAAGTGGAATATATCAGCCTGAAACTGTTAAAACAGATAAACCTAAGTCTATAATTCTAATGTGCGACAGTTTTCTACCTACAACGTTTGCTGGATCTGAATTAAGTGCTTATGAAACAATTAAATATTTAAGAGCACGTGGACACAATATTAGAGTATTCGTAAATTCATGGCAGGTTCCAGAATATGATGGTTTCAAGATTCTTCGATATGATGCCTACGACCCATATTGTATTAAAGAAATTATAAACACTGATATAATATTCTTTCAAATGGGTGGAGATGCTAAAAATCTTGAAATCGTTAAACATAGAACACAGCCTGTATATTTATTTATTCATATGGTGAACAGTTACCAGTGGCTTCTACAACAAAGGGTATCTTTTCCAATATTTGTAGTGTATAATAGTCATATGACTCAAGATTCATTACCTACACTGTATGACAATATGCGAATGGTTCCATATGTGAATACACAGAAGTTTGAGGGTTTAAGAGCAGAGACTGCGCAAAAGGATGTAGTATGTTTGATTAATTGTAATAAGAATAAGGGGGGTGAACTTTTTAAGGAACTTGCTTATAAAATGCCTAATGTCCAATTCCTAGGAGTGAAGGGTGGATATAGTAATCAAGTAATAGATCCTAATCCACCTCAAAATTTAGTCTATATCGAAAATCAAAAGGATATTACGATAGTATTTAAGAGGATTGGAATCTTAGTAATGCCATCTAAAAATGAGACATGGGGTCGCACTGCTGTAGAAGCCATGGCATCAGGGGTGCCTGTAATTCACAGTGAATCGCCTGGATTAGTGGAATGTGTTGGAGGTGCGGGAATTCTTTGTAACCATGATGATATCGATGCGTGGATTACGGCTATAAATCGTCTGATATCAGAGAGATTATATAGAGAAAGGCTACGGCAATATGGATTTAATCGTATAGATGAAATTAAAGAGGAGCAAATAAGAGGGAGACAAGAGTTAGCAAATAAAATAGAGCAATAATAGATGTCTGGAACTATAAGTGACGCTGTAAAAAATACATTTGGGGATATGCTTGGAAATAATAATATAACTTTTCAAGATAAAAAAAATATTATTGACCGGTTGAGTGCCGATTCTGGAGCAAGTAATTTAGCAAAATTTTTTCCAAGGTTTACTGAATTAGCAAGTGTCCTAAAAACTGCTAATGTCATGATGTTCAGCGATACAACTGGACAAATTGAAATAAATTCTGTAACAGAAAACATTAAGAAAATAGGGGGTGGGGCATACGGAACTATTTTTCTTGGTGATAGTGGTGCTGTCTATAAAAGAATAAAAATGGCAGATAATAATTTTAAAACTGAAAATGAAAGAACATATTACACTGAATTATTCCACCGTGAACTCTATATAGAAGCATTTGTACAAATTGTCTTACAGTCTGATTCTAAATATGGTAATAATATCGCAAGGCTTGAAGGAATATATAAGGATAGGGTCGTAGAAGATACCTATGATCTAGTTCCAAGCAAAAGGAAGTATGCATATTATTATAAAATGGAAAACGTTCAATACACATTTAAGGATTATGTGAAGACCTTGCCAAATGTTACTTTAACTATGGCTACTAAATTCGAAGAACTCGGATTGATGCTTCATTATTTCATGGAAACCTACGGATTTTTTCACCGTGATTTACACGGAGGAAATATCATGTTTGACGCGGCAGGTAATCTAAAATTAATTGACTTTGGTATGTCTTGTATTTCTGTAAATGATGTACAATATTCAGTAAATAATGACGAATGTATGTCATTTGATATTTTTATTCTAATTACCTACTTACTAGAATATAATATTGTTCCTGAACTCAGTTATAAATTTAGAGAACTTTTATCAGATGATATGGGATTTGATATTTTTACCTTAATGAAGAGATATACTAGATCTAACGAGGCTGTATTTCATAAATCTTATTTTTCTCATTCTATTAAACCAAAGACACAACCATGGTCTGATGGAACTACTTCAAGATTTATTGAAAGTATTCTTCCTAAATTAGATCCTAAGGTATTCGCTGATTACTGGGGTAATTTTAAGAAAACGCTTAGTGCTCCTTCACCAGTGCCAATAACAACGATTGAACAGAGGACACGGGCAAATTTAGAAAAGATTTTTAAAGCAAAACCTCTAGTCTTACCAGTAGCACCTAAGAATAATCTAAAACAAACTAGGGCTATTAATCTAGTAAAGCCAGCATATAGAACAATGGCAGTCCCTACAAATAGGAAGACACATAAAAATAGGAAATCAAGAAGGAATCGTTCCTAATTTATCAATGAGGACACTTATCTTTTCTGAATTATTTACACCTACAAAGTGAACTAAGAAATCACCTTGTTCCCAGTGAGTTAGATAAGTATTAAACTTTTTGTATTGATCTGTTACATGAATTTTACTATTATCCTCCTCAAATTCATTTATGATAGCCATGTTCTCATACATGGTATGATATGTGAATTCAGTTCTATTATTTACACGTGACCAGAAATCACGAACCCATTGAGAATTTCTCATGAGAATATTTCCACTACTTAATTTATTAAAAGAGTCCTTAACAAAAAGAATATCTTTATCAGGGGGTAAAAGTGGTAGAATATGATCTTCGACTTTTAAACTCATATTTGTAATTAAAACATCCGCATCAGAAAGCCAAACAAGCGACCCATCTTCTAAATGTTCTAAATGAGATAAGAGTAATGGGATCTTTGACCATGTAAGTGGGCGAGTTTTATCCCATGATTCTTCTCTTGCTTCAATATAAGTATATCCATGTTTTTCACAATAGAGTCGCTTTGAATCTAAGGCCTTTTTTAGAAATTTACGGTATTCTAGTCCAATTGCTAAGGTGAGTATCAACATACTTTAATGTAAAAATGCCCTTTTAGATAATTAAGACCATAAGAGTTGTGTCTCTGAAACAACCCTCCCCCTCGTATCTACACTATAGCAGACAAGGGTTTTATTAGTTACTTTTAAATCATTGAATACTTGTCTAGCATCTTCCTCATCCAGACTAATGGAATGTATAATATCACTTCCATTATCTAAGACTTGAATTAGTATGTAATACTCCATAACTTAGATTAGTCATTTCAGTTATTCAATTTTACTTGTAACTTACCTGCTTCCTAGGCCTTAGATTATAAGACTTCTTCTCTGTAAATGCCACGGATTTAACAGAGGGATTGGTAGTAGTTGGTCTAGTAATAAAGAATGAGAGCACCTTATTGTATAAGTCATATACGGGCATTTATATATTATAGTATATAAATGTCTTTATATAGATTACTAAGTATTAATACTAATCATAGTTTGCGAAGCAAACTATAGGGGATCCTTCCATCGTTTCTTACCAGGGAATATACGAAATCCAAGTCTACGATAACTAAATGGATTACCATGTCTTTCTAGAACCCAACGTATTCTCCATGGACATGATAATAATCGTTTCTTATATAATTCCCTAAAAGATAAATGATAGGTTCTAAAAATAATACCTGTTTTTTTTCTAAAAACACGAACACTTCGCTTGTAACTAGCCATTTGTTCAGATTCTTTTACAGATTTAACACCCTGATTTAAATCCTCCTGGAAATGATTAATATTATGAATATGCTTGTGTAAGACATCATTTCTAGTTGATTTCATCAATGATAAAACTCCAGTATGATTTTTCTGAACTTCAGATACACACCTCTTGAGCCCCTTTATTTCATTCTTGAAATCACTATTATTCTTATAAGATTTAATTAAAATATCTTCAACGCTTTCCCTATTTTCTTGCCTATTTCTAAATATTTGCCTTATATACAACCATGAGTCTATACTACACCCGTTAACAATACACCTCGTATATTCATTTACATATTGATCCAAGAAATTACAGATAGTATGATATTTATGGCCACAAAGTAAAGTTATCGTGGGCATATTCTGAGTAGAATCCCACGATTTCTTACATAATAGGCATCCATCAGTATGATTATCAATCTCTATAAGTGCAGGCGTATTTATAAAATCTCTATAAGTATTTAAAAGTGTTTCATCAAGTAATCTATTAATAGGGGTAGGCTTATCTTGTGGTTTATTAGTTTGATTAATGTAATAATACCATTTCATAGCATCGTCTGGATATTTATCAATATATCCCTCAAAAATATATCTAACTGATTTATCAAATTCATAAGTATCGGTAAATTCATCCTCTGGTATCTCCATTTATAATAAATTAATAGAAAATGTTTAGACCACTATTATAGATATGATCAACTTACTTTACATTGGAATTGTAATATGTATTAGTGCGTGTATTTTTTATTACATGTATCCATCTATAATAAAAAATAAAAATGTTCTTATCCTTCCCGGTATAATTTTTGTTCTATACATATCGTTATGTATTCTAAATTTTAAAAAAGAAGGATTTAACGAATGTGTTCCACTAAAATATGTACAAAATAGTGAAGTTCACATTACTGATGACTATAAACAAATTGTAGTTATAAATGATAACTTATTTCCGGCATATCCCAATGGTATTGGTTATACAATTACTGGAAAGAATGTTCCACCAAATACTACAGTTGTAAATTATAGATTTGCTAAATCTAATTTTAATAGTCTATATGATGCTATTTTTATTGATTTATCAAACCCCTTAACTGGAGTAGATTTAGACGATACATTCTGCTATAGCCCCACTGTATCTACAACTCCTGCAGATCCTATACCTCCTACAGATCCTACACCTCCTACAGATCCTACACCTCCTGTAGATCCTACGCCCCCTACAATTTCTACACCTCCTGCAGATTCTACATCTTCTACACCTAGCCTCCCTGGATCTATACAACCCAGTTTTCCTGAAAGTATACAACCCAGTTTTCCTGGATCTATACAACCCAGTTTTCCTGAAAGTATACAACCTAGTTTTCCTGAAAGTATACAACCCAGTTTTCCTGGATCTATATGCCCTGATCCTCCACCATGCCCTGTATGTCCTAGTGTAAACCCTAATGCATACAGTAAGCATGCTACATGTATAGGTTTATCTTTAATTTAATTACGGTGTAAAAATTGAAAGTTCAGTTTTTAGTTTATCAATAAGCAATGGTATATGAATATAAGAAAAACAACGATGGTCACTATATTTGTACAGTTTGTTCTGAAGTAAAAAAGAACCAAAATACTATGCATTATCACATGAAGAAACATGAGGGAAACCAATCTTATCAATGTAAATCATGTGATAAGAAGTTCTATCAGAAATATGCTCTAGATGATCATGTGAAATTAAATCATTCTGAGGAACCCCTCATAGAGATAAAGTGCCCATTTGATGATTGTTCTCAATCATTCATCAAAAAGGAACATTGTCGTATTCACATTGCTCGTAACCATGTTAAGAAAGAGTTAGAACCTTTGATCGAAAAGAAAAAAGATTCTAAGATTCATACATGTGTAACTTGTAAGAAAGATTATAATTCATATCCTGCGATATTATATCACGCAATGGATCACTTGAAGGAAGATGATTTACTGAAGGATAAATTAAAGATTATCTAATTCTTCCTAGTCCTACGATTCTTCCTCACAAGTTGCTTTAGAGTAGCACGCTTCCTACTGATCCCAATTGCGGCATTCTTAGATGCTTTCATATTCTTATATATTGAGTTAGTCATATTAATTTCTGAATAGTGCTTTAACATTTTTTCCTGCTGATTATGATTCATATAAGGTAATCTTCTTAAGTATATTTCTTCCACTGCATTTTCAAATAGTTTATCTTCATGTCCCTCTAAATCTTTTACTTTCCTACAAGCCATAGAAATATAGGTTCCAGGATATTTCTCCATCAAGTCTTTCAATGATACACGAATAAATTGATTTGAAAAGAGAGCCTTCATAGTATCAACAAGTCCTTCATCTTCTGTCATCAATTCTAAGAATTCTGGTGTAAACTTTTTCCATTTCGCCTTATTTTTTATTTGATTGCTATCTAAAAATAATTGCCTTATACCCTCTGGTGTTTTAAAAGCCTTCTTATAATCCTCTGGAGTAGGGTATACACTGTATTTGTAAAGTTCAAACTTATTATCTAACCAATCATCTAAGCCATGTTCAGATTTCAACTTTGAATGAATATTTTTTGTAGTGAATGTATCACCCATAAAGGCATCAAATGGAACTAAACCAGAATATCCACTGAATTCAGTACCCTTATCAGAATGATCATCAATAAATAATTTATAATGAAGATCTGGATATTTCTGTCCAGGTTTATATATGGCAACTGACTTGAGGTGATGATGAATCCACGTTCCAAAATATTTGTTAAGATCATCTTGAAAAAAATAGGATTTATCTTTCATTTCTTTAAGATCCAATATTTCTGGTATTTCATTCTTTCCTGCAAAATCAGACCAAATACGTCTTTCACCTGGTAAACCCAAGACAATTAAATTACATCCCTCGGGCATAATATTCCTTTCTTTAGTAATCAATTCATACCCATGTCCCAGAGGGAAATAGGTAGCCATCTACAATATAGAATTATAAATCTCCACTAACAGTATTCAATTGTAGGAATAAATTGTAGACATTGTAGCCAAGTGCAGCAAATCCTAGAAGTAAGGTTGCCTCAAAGAATGCCCTTGTTGTTTCTTTACCATAGTAACCAATTACAAAGAGAACTGGTGCCACTAGTAAAATATGTATTAGGTTTACCCATAAACTTGATGAACCCTTTATCCATTTAGTGTAAAGCCTAAACAGATGATAAGCGAAGATAAAGACAGACAATCCAATAAGACTCTTATAAAGCCACTCCGGAGAACCGGCCCTCTGGATGCCTACATATATAAGCAGGGGGCTAACGAAGAGAATGTGAAAGAGATTCAAAATAACATGGTGATCAATAACCATCTACACGTGGAACCTAAAATACTACATATCTTTACCGACGGCGCATGTAAGAATAATGGAAAGAAGAATGCGAACGCTGCTTGGGGGTGTTTATTAGTTTCTGATGATGGTTATATTATTCTAGATCGTCATTCAGGAGCAATTCCTATATCGGAGCCCCAGACAAATCAAAGAGCCGAATTAACTGCTCTTCTCAGAGGATTAGAAGAAGCAGAAAAACAATTGCGCGATCCTGGACTAAAGAAGGTTCAGATATGGTCAGATAGTGAATATTCTATAAATTGCGCATCTGTCTGGGGACCAAAGTGGAAAAGCAGGGGGTGGAAAAAACAAGGTGGTGAAATTCAACATCTTGATTTAATTAAAATTTTAGTTGATAAGACCATTACTCTTGGATTCAAAATAGAATACAGATGGCTGAAGGGGCATAAGGGAGGTGAGTCACAATACGCATTCCCCTGGATGTTTAATCATCAAGTGGATGCTTTGGCTACTAGCGCATTACGTTAATTAGAAATCCATATCACCAATCGAATCCATCAGAATTCCGAAACCCACTCCCCCCATTACAACAACACCAATACCCATAAGAACAATTCCTCCAGTCTTAGAATCATTTGACGTATCCTTATCAGATGATCCTGTGAAGAGTAGATAACCGGGTATGAAGAAAATCATACCAATTAAGATAAAAATCATTTGAGCAAGAAACATGCCAACACTAATTCCAAATCCAGTCTTAACAAGAGACTTCATGGAGATTGTATTTCTAGCCATCCTACTTATATATCATAAAAATTGAATGAGCCTAATAGTTTATTGTAAGTATGGCTGAGAATACTTATGTTATGATTCCTCATGGGAGAATCTATACGGCTCCACTGAATGGTCCTAATCCTAAGGGAATGAGTGCATGGTTTGATAGGCGTGTATTTGCTGATAAAGGATATAAGGTCACGGGATGCTTCTCTACGAATAATATCTGCTGTGTCCCTCTGGATCTAAATGACCCACATGATCAAATGCTCCTAAGGCAAGAAGAGGAGATGGAGCGTATCTATAATATGCGGGATGATGAGGAGTAAAAAATCTAAGAAACTATATGTTAAGCGCAAGGCTATTAAATATTTTATTGAATATAAAAGATATCGATCGTATATATTCCTCCTTGAATACAAAAGATATTGATAAAGAAATCTCAGAAAGTGTAAATTCTAGAGAATCCTTATGTCTACAACGTTTATATGAATTAGAAGAATTAATTAAATCTCTTCGTGAATCAGTTGAATCCATGAAGAACTAGTCTCTCCTTTACTTCTTTTTCTGTTATAATTTCTTGTGCTATTAGCCAATCCTTTACATTTTCTCTCTGATCTCCCTGTAATTGAATAACTTCATTCTCATCCTTATCTGTCTGAATTGACGAAGAACAACTGAAATGTTTTTTCATTGCTTTAGCAATTCTTTTTAGATCTAGATCTGAATCTAGACCCTCGATTAAGGTAATACTACGTGGTCCAGTTTTCTGAAACCTCACATGAATTTTACTCTTCTGAACTTGATTTTCAAACGCAGAAGATGTAAAAAAGTCGTCCATCTATGTTATGAAGAGCCTAATGTTTTAGACCATTATAACTTAAGATAAATCCAATAGATATACCGATTAAAACTCCGTAAGCAAATGCCGATTGTTTTTCATTCTTAATATAGTTATTTAGCATATCAGCCGTATAAGTATATAATATGTTACCAGGATCCATTGCTATTTGTTTTTTACAAAAAAGGTATTCAATTTTCATTTTCAACCCTGTCAAAAGACATTGTGTAGTCTTGCCCCTCAACATTAAATTCCATAGGGGGTAGTGATACTGGGGGCATTACTGTTACTATACCAGAAGCCTTATCCCCACCAAATCCAGTATAAATAAGATCATCATAGGAGAAATTTGCCTTCACATGATCACTTAGGAGATCATTAATTGTCTGCCAAGCAGGCTCTGAGAAATCAGAATCAGAATAACTATTTCCATCAGAATCTGTAACCTTTCCAAAATAGGTTCTATTAAGACCTCCTCCTCTCATCTTTGGTGTAACCTTACGATTCTTACGAGTCTTTCTATTCTTCCTTGAATAAGATACCATCTAAATAAGGGGTATAACTTTCTGTGCCTGGTCAATGGCACATTTCACCCAACATTGTTCATATGCCCAAGATTCACCACACATATATAGTTCAGGCATATGAGGCAATGGTTTTACAGAAGCCTTAGATACATGATTAAAGTCATAGGGTCCATTCGGATCCGGGACCCAATAGGAACAACCATCTGACCATGGGTGGACCTTAAAGAATAAAGGATCTGGAATTTTAATACTTGGAAAGAGAGATCTGATTTGAGACATTACCATAGGTTCTGAATTTTTCTGTTTCATCCAGAACTCTGCTTCTGGACCATCGGTATAAGAAATCATAATAATTCCCTTAGAAGCATCAATTGGTATGACATAGCGAATGGGTAGATCACAAAGAAACTTATTTATTCCTGCGAACCAGGCTTGTCCATTTTGTAGAGGGAAGACAGCATACATACGAACAAGGGGTCTCATTTTGACTTGTTCAAGAATAGGAAGTCCCTTAAAACAAGGAATCTTGGATAAAGAATCCCTAGGAATAGCAACTATAACCTTAAAACACTTGATTTCCTTATTTTTTAGAATCAAAGAGTAGCCATCATTCTTCTTAATATCTAAAACCTCATGATCCATAAGTATTTTTACATTGGGTATAGATTCCTTTAACTTTTTAATTAAAAGTGAAAATCCTCCCTTTATAACTGAGAATCCCTCAGATTGACCGATTTCGTGATTTAATGATTCTAAAGCTTTAGAAGCCTTCAATGTGTCTATTTCAGAGCGATATTCATACATATTGAGAAATTCCCTTGCTTTTTGAATTCCCATAATTTCCGTAAAAAGTTCTTTCAATGTTTTTGACTCCAGGATTTTTTCAGGAAGTCTTGAAATTTCAGAATTTGAAAGTAATTTTAAAAAATGAATTGGTTCAGATCCCTGAGGAGTTCTCCATTCGATTCCTCCTGAAATAGGAATTATATCAATGCCGTATTCCTTTAGTAGAGCCATAACATTGTGGTGAGATTTGTGAATTCTACCAGCCCCTGCTTCCCAAGAAACATCGAGGCCATTCACCGTAGTGTGGTATGTATAAGTCCTTCCACCGATTTGATTAAATTTTTCTAAAATACATATTTTAGCATTAGGGTATTTTTTTGAAAGTTCTCTTGCACAATACAAGCCGGCAATACCGGCTCCTATTATGCATATATCATATACCATCTAATTAAAGGCATGGTTTAACATTTCAATTACAAGATCCGTATCAGAACTAGATAACTTTCCTAAGAATTTGGAATTCTTTATTACAACAAAGGATGGAACTGATTTTAGACCACAGTATCCAAGGCTATACTTATTTTGATCAATATCACACTTATACCACGTAATTCCTGGCACTGCGCTTTGTATTTTATTATGATCAAGCCTTTTACAAGGTCCACACCAGGAGGCCGTAAAGTAAACTACAACCGCAGAGGGATTTGGTTTACCATGCGGGTTCATCGGTTTTAGCAGAGACTCTAGTTGCTCCTGAGTCTCTAGGGGGTTCATCTGATTTATCTCTGTTAGTTTTCATTGTATTTCTTAAAGTATAAAATACGTATCCACTAAATGCTAGAAGACCAACACTGAATAAAAGAGCAGTTGTAGAAATAGATGGACTATCCAGAGAACCACCTGCTTGTTTGGCAATATGAGATATCAGTTGTGTTCCAGGTTTCTGAAGAGTAGTATTTGCTGTAGAAATCGCCTTAGATACTGGGGATGTTGCCTGTTGTGCGATTTTATTCGGTAAGTCCGTTGCGATCTTTTCACCAATATCGGGGAGTTTTCCTATGAGTTCTACTACCTTTCCTGACGCCTGAGCACCCTGTTCTAGACTACTTGATAAAGCCTCTGCGGCTGTTCCAGCAGATTCAACAACTTGAGAACTGACTGCGGCAGTGGTATCAATTACTTGAGTGGTATCTCTACCAACGGTATTAACTACATTTTTTGTCTGACCTACTACAACTTCTCCAACTCCAATTGTGGCATCTGCTGCTAATCCAATAACTCTCCCTATTATACTAGATGATTGGTCTGGAGTAAGAGGTCCTAAGACTGTTCTATCAAAGTATGGGTTCAATAACAAAGATGCCGGAAAGAAACGAGCAGGGCCATTATCAAAAATACCTTCTGTATCAAAGATAACACGATACATATCATAAAATGTCCAAATAATCGCAAAAAATGTAAGTGGAAAGAGAACATACATTAACAAGTGAACAATTGCCCCCATGTAATCACCCAAAACAAGTTTGTTAATCGGAAAAAAGATTGAAAAGAAAGTTGTAAAAACATAAATTAAATATCTCCAAGGCCTTGGTGAATTATTAGGTGCTTCTGTCGCCCCTTGATTATGAAACATACCTGCTCCAATTCCAGTAGGTCCATAAAATGGAACACCTATACCATATTTCTCTACCAACTCTCTCTCACCAGTAACCTGAGCAATATCATAGAAATACCAGAATCCAAAGAGTGGGACTATACTAAGAAACTTTAATAAGGCAGTTATTGGACTTCTCAAGATCAGGTGATCTATTCCAAAGAGTCCAGTAAAAGGTAAAATTACTAGAATCATATAAACCCAATATGGTATCTGGGTTCCTCTCCAATAGGATCCCTGTGTTACTTTTATATCTAGCATAACGCTTCTAATGATTGGAGAAGTTAAATAGTAAATAAAACTCCCCCGTAACCATCAGCAATTCTAAAAACATTATGATTGATAGCATATACCCTTCCATGAAAGGTTTGTGGAGTAGAAGAAGCAATAGTAGTGCCTGGTGGAGTGCCAACGCAATTTGGAGTTATATTTACTTGTAATACTATGGAATCAATGCGACTTGCGTTTAATGATCCGCATGGCTGAACTGCCTCAGGCTGTATTGCAAAACTGTAAGAATATACAAAGAAGTCTTCAGGAATTACTGTATGATGTTGCCATGGCTGAACTAGGCGAAAATATCCAGCATCCCTTACTTGAAAACGATCAAATCCATCTAATTGTAAGACTGTATCTACTAAGATATCACCGCGGGTCCCAGTCTCATATATTCCAAGTGAACTATAATTGAACATCTCATGATATCTTAGCATGTCATCCCTCTGGATATACCAAAAAAGTTCTCTTAATGGATGATTAAATTCTAGCCTGAGCATGGCAGAAGTGGCACCGGGAGGAATAGGAATAAGACTCGTGTATTGTACTTGTTCGATTAGGTATTCATGTGTATTACTAACAAACCGTCTACGTTCTTCAACATCCAAATGTATATAATCACCCCATAACATAAGTTCAGTAATACTAACAGGACTCACTTCAAGTGTAGAACATGTTGGTGATGTTAGGGCATAGGATTCGAAAAGTTGACTTAGAGGTCTTAAAGTTAAATTAATACGGACTGGGTGATATTGAAGGGCTATAAGAGGAAGGGCTAGGCCAGGATTCTTACAAAACCAGAATCGTAAAGGAATATAGAGTTTTTGTGGGCCAAAGAAATTTGGTGTATTATACCCATCAACCTTTCCGATCATATTGTAAAATCCAGTTTGCTTATCGGTGGTTGTAGTATAAGAAGACCAAATCTCCATCCACTCACCATTCTGTCTATCAATCTCTTGTTCACCAACCTCCACTGTTATTTCCTGAATAAGAGCGTGTCCGATTGAATTTACATAAGAAACAGGGTCTCCCGTAGTTAATTTAATGGCCGGTAAAGTGACTTCTAAAATAATTTGACCCAAAAGATCACCCCGACGTGGGACTAAGCATGTAATACGTTTACCAAAGTCTGGCGTGCCATCAAAATACATGGGTTGACTTTCAATCGCAAAATTTGTGTAACGTCTATAAACCATTTTAAACCATGTCATCTGAGGATTGCCAGTAAGAAAGACATCTTGTTTACCATGTGCTACTAATTGTAACAAACCACCCTGAGCAGGCATCTACAATTATGAAAGGAAAAGCATAATGGTATGAACTGCGCATGTATGGAATGTTAAATCTACTAATAATATAGTATATGGCATCCTTTCAGAAAACACAAGACATTGATGTTCTAAGTGTAAGAAAATTATATGTAAAAGGTGATAATAATAGTACACTCCCTGTAAATTATATCCCTCTAACCGATGGCCTTGGGGGTATTAATTGGAAAAATGTAACAGCAGTGAATCAAGGAGTGGCGTTCAATACATTGATAACAACACAGTCAACATTTACAAGCGCAGGAGGAAATACGGCATTTTCATTATTAGATGGTGGTAACGCTGGTATAAGGCCAAATAATTCAGGGATCGGAGGAACACTATATGCTAAGGCATTTAGTCAGATAGATGTAGATGGTGTAAATTCTATTTATTCTTATGATTCAATTACTGGTAATTTAAATACTAACTTAAGGATTACTGGTTCTGGTATAATAAATATATCGACAAATTCTGCGCAAAATCAAATTCAGTTCTTTGTTCCAAACGACGCTATTTCAAGTTTATCAACATCTCTTACAAATATTACTGCGTTAAATAGCACTTTAGTAGGTGCTACGAATTCATTTAATTCACCCTTTTCTAGTATTATATACAATGCAATCTCATCCTTTTCTACTTCTTTAGGGCCAATTACTACTGAAACAAGATTAAATACTGCATTTTCTAGTTTTTCCACTGCCCTCGGCCCTGTAATGAATCAAGCACAATTAAATGTAAATTTATCTACATTTTCTACTGCCCTAGGACCAGTATTAACAACAACAAATACAAACTCTTCTTTATACTCTGGAAATCTAAATACATCAACAATTTATCAGGTTGGATTTAGACAGCCCTTTATTCAATATGGATCAAATATATTATTTGGAGGTATTCAAATAATATTATTACCTCAAAATTATACAACAAATGGCTATGTGATTCAATTAACATATGGAGATAGTTTTCCTTCCTATACAAACCCACTTTCTGCTTATAATATTTCACAAGGGGGGTTCAGTGTATCTGGTGATATAAATTCTAGGTTTTATTGGACTACCTTCGGGAATATTTTTTAAAAACGGGTCTAAACTCTTGACAAGTATATTTAAATAGATGCTTGCCACGAATCCAAAAACAGGTAAGCCTATAAAGATTATGAAATCAGATACTTCTATTTGGAAGGATTCTAAGACATTGGTCTGGATGAAAGACGAATATTCACCTAATAAAAAAACCTGGAAGCGATGGAATATTATAGTAACATCAGTTAAGCCGAAATTCCTTTTATGGAATCCAGATATTGTTCTTTTAACTGAAGAAACAGAAGAATCAAATATATGGTTGAAATCTCATTCTGCCAGAAATGTGCGATTCATCTTGGTATCACTTAGTGCAATCAAGACCTTAAATTCCGAAGGATATGATGTCTCTAATCTTGGAAATGTTATGTGTTTAGAGGAATTTGACTCAATGTATCCCTTTCTAGGCCCTGCTTGGGATGGATCTCTAGAAGATGCCATTATGTGCACATCTATTATCTTTCGTTACAATAGGGTTATTGGCTTAAACCCCGATCATCCACGTATTAAGAAGGTTGTCTTTAATGACTTGAAGATTTCTGTTTATGAGACTCATAAGGCTCCAGAACCCCTTGTTTTAATTCAACAATATTATAAGCCAGCAGATAAGACTCGTGCTAAGGAGTTATATAAGTGCTTGGCAAAGAACTTGGAGTGTGACTACGTTGATAAGATTTATTTATTTGTAGAATCTTTTAATTTACAAATACCCGCAGATCCAGAAAAGAAGATTATTCAAATGTTATTAAAATCTCGTTTATCTTATGCCGATTGTATTTATCTAATTCAGGAGAAGATAGGTGCTGGACATTTAGTTGCTTTTGCTAATGCTGATATTTATTTGGATGAAACGTGGAAATCTGTTTGGTCGATAAATCTTAAGGATATATTTATTGCTTTACTACGTTGGGAGGAAAAGGATGGAGCGCCTGAAATCTTTGGACCTCGCAATGATTCTCAAGATACCTGGCTAATCCACAGTGATAGTGTACTATCGAGAAGTTGGGATTTTAATGCGTTTAATATACCATTTGGTAAATCTGGCTGCGATAATGCTATATTAATTGAATTTTTAAGAAACAGATTTAAGATTATAAATCCTGCGATGAATCTGAGAACTATTCACGTCCACGAATCTGAATATAGAACATATGAGAAAGCAGATATCGTAGATCGTCCTAACTATATGTTCGTGGAGCCAACTGGTATTCATGAACTAAACCCTATTACTAGTTGGACAGGATGGGCTGGAGAGCCTATAGTATATGAGCCCCTAGATAGAACCCTAAGATCCACTACTGGTAAGAATATCAATATGTTCTGTTCTCAAATGAATCGTGATCCTACGTTTGTCTGGGCAGCCGATGGGCTAAATACATATTTACCCCCTATTGGACAGGATCGTCCTATTAACATGTCAGGTGGGGCATTTGTAAGTCCGAATGGACTGGTATATAGACATACTGATATTTGTGTGGGAACCACTGATATTCAGAAGGCTGCTTGGTCCGATAATAAACTAAGTCACTTGATGGCATCCTATAATGTGGATGTTATGATGGCATTTAATCTAGAATCAGAGTGGTTAGATCAGCCAGCACTTTTCGTTTTATATTATTTATCGAAGGTTGTTCAGCAAAATAAGAAAACCCCAGAGGCTTCTTTCTGGTGTAAGAAAACAAATGCTCTTCTTGCGGCTATTAATCTTTTCAAGTGGGAACGTTCAAGTGGTCGTCTATTAGAATATAATGATCAGACACAGGTATTCGCACAACAAGTCTGGGGTCGTTCGTGCCATGGGACAAAGCCAGTCAAAATAGACATTGATGAACTGCGTGAAGCAATGGATGGGCGATGGTGTGGGGCAGTTGATGAGGGAACTATTTTAATTGTCCAGGATTCATTCCATTTGAATGGAGATTTATTTGAAAGGCTCGTAGGACTTTGTTCAGAATATAAGGTTAGAACAATTACTTCGAAGGCAGACGCTAGTTCATGGTATAGAGCCTTATCAGGGGTGAGCCGTGTAATCTTGAGTTCTTCCTTGAAAAATATTAAAGATCCCTCTTGGGCATGGATGTGGTTGGGTCCGGTGGGTTGTAAGATTCTTGAATTACAAGAGGAGAGAGAACCTTCTGATTCACTTGTTCATCTGGCGGCAGCCAGTGGTCAAGAATGGACTTTACTGCAATATCCTCGTTCCACCCCTGAGGGATTCAAGAAGATTGTAGAGAAAGAGGTTTCTAAATGGCTCGCCATTGTTGAGAAAGCAGAGGAGATAAGCCTACAAGTTGTTCACACACCGCCCAGATCAATGAAGTTTGGATTCTTCGGACACAAGGGTGATTCTTTCCGTGAGATGATTGACCTTTGGGTTGAAAAGGGACTTGTTACAAGAAAAGAAGATCCATCCTTGACCCAGTGTTGGCTTGGGGGGGTTGGAGATACTTTACTATATGATAGACCAACGTGGGCGTGGTTCGATAAAGCATCTGAGAAAGAAAAGTCTTATCGGTTATGCTTGGTAGGAAATCCTAGTCCATCTGATAAGTTGAAAGCATACCCTTGGATCTTCTGGCCACGTGAGCCCAGATTGGTTGAGGAAATGGCATCTAAGGTAAGAAAGACTTTTAGTGAGAGATCTGAGAATATGGTGTTCTATGGACGTATTGAGAATGAGGAGCAGGGATCTTGGAGAAAAGATCTAGAATGGGAACAAGGATGTTCTAAATTCTCTATGCAAAAGGGTAAGGAGCCATATTTATTAAAGCCCAGAGAATATCTGGAAGCCCTTGGAAATGCAAAGTATGGTCTCTGTCTACGTGGATATGGACCCAAGTGTAATCGCGAGATTGAACTATTAGCCATGGGGACTGTTCCAGTTATTACATCTGATGTAGATATTTCTAATTATTCTGAACCACTCATTAATGGAGTCCATGTGATTAAGGTAGATAATAAGGAAGATGCCATGGATAAGTTGATCTACGGTATGAGTGAGGCAAAGTGGACTGAGATGTCTGAAGCAGGATACCAGTGGTGGTTAAGGAACTGTTCTGTGGAAGGTTCATGGGCAACAACTTCTGCGTTATATACAATTCAATAGAATCTACAAATAAATATGAATCTCGCTATTTGTATTTCAGTAAAAAATCGCTCAAATCTTGTTGTGAATCAAGAGGATCCGATCGAAACATATAAACATATTTCTGAAAAAATTCAAGATACTCCTTCAGAAATTCATTTTCCTCCGACACTCAATCGAGATGAAACTATCACACTGAATCTTCTACCCAAACTCTTAATGAGTCTGATATCAATAAAAGAAGACTGTGATAACTGGACTGTGATAATAGTAGATTACTGTAGCACTGACGTGAATGTGTCAGCCGTAACAAAAGGTATTTTACAAGATAAGATACCCTTTGTAGTTCATAGTTTGAATGAAACCTTTAGTCGAGGCACAGGACTTCATATTGCAGCAAGTATTGCAAAGGAGAGGGGACATGATTCTTTATTTTTCTGCGACGCAGATATGTACTTCACATACAAGCAAGTATTTAATAGAGCAAAAGAAGTTCTAAATGAAGGAAAGGTGTATTACCCTATTTGTTTCTGTTTTACTTTACCAGATCACACGAAGGGGTATTGGAGAGATTCTGGTTATGGAATGATGTTTATAAAAACTACACAATATTTTAAGACAATTCGATGGCAACATAATATAAGTTGGGGGGAAGAAGATAGAATTATGGTAAAGCAATTCATGGATAAACAGATTCAACGTGAAAGGGGTATAGGATATTTTCACCAATGGCACCCAAATTCCATTGAATTCAAGACTCTTGAATATCCAGTTAAAAACTATGTTGGGAAAGATGCGATTTTAGGCGTAAAATAATATTTATATGATTTAGCAAATGATTATATATATAAGATCTGAATCATATCCCAATGAATTCAGAACACCTCTTGTGCCCAGAGACATTAAAATTTTAAATGACGCTGGTTATGTAATATTAGTTGAAAAGTCAGAAACTAGATGTTTCAGTGATGAAGAATATAGATCGGCAGGTGCTACTCTAATATCAGGTAAATGGTATATACAAGATGCGACTACAATAATTCTAGGTCTTAAAAAATTAGATACTATAGAAAAACTCAATAAACACGCCCATATTTATTTTTCACATACTCTTAAAAATCAAGTTGAGTCAAGAGAAATTCTAGAAGCCTTTAAAAAATCAGGTAGTAAAATCTTTGATCTAGAGTATCTTACAGATGAATGTGGTAAGAGATTAGTAGCATTTGGTTTCTATGCCGGCCTTGTGGGAGCAGTAATAGGCTTGAGGCAATATTATAATAGAATACATGACCTTGAAGATATATCAAACCTTAAACCATGGGGTTCCTATGATTCAATGTTAAACTTTTATAAACCAGTTGACTGTAAAGTGCTACTTATCGGAGATGGTAGATGTTCAAAAGGGGTACAATCTATCTTAAACCAATTCAATATTCATTTTGATTTAGTGAAAAAGGATCAAGACGTAAATCCAAGTGGGTATAATATTTTAATAAATTGTATTGCCCTTGACACATCTTATAATAAAGTCTGGATACGTAATTTCAATGAAGATTTACTGATTGTCGATATTAGTTGTGATTATTCTAAAGTAAATAATCCCTTACCAATTTATAAAGAGGCTACTACTTGGGAAAAGCCTGTATATAATCATAAGAATTTTTCAGTTATCGCATTAGACAACCTTCCTTCTTTATTACCATGTGAATCCTCTTCTGAATTTTCAAAACAACTTACGCCTCTACTATTAAAATATGGGGATGACACATGGAAAAAAGCATTGAATGTATTTGAAAACAAGATTTTAGAATTGTAAGTTTTTCTAAAACGCATGTTTTTAATTGTAAACAGAATTTTCAGAGAAAATATAATTTCTGAAAAATGTGTTTTTAATAAAAATTGAAGAGTTAAGTCAGATTACCCTGTGAGTATGGCACAAGAATATTAACTGAAGATGATGGTAGACTTGCTTGGCCTGAAGCGATCACTGTTTTTACTTGAATATTTAAATTTTGACCGCCATATACTCTAAGACTAATAGAACCAGGTATTAGTGTACCAGGATAATTAACAAAATATACGCTTTCAAAAAATACACCCTCTACTGGTATCTGAACTGAATATTGATATCCAATGATTGTAGCACTACCTACATTATCTGTAAACGTAACAGTTACATACGTTGATTGTGAATCAAGTGTTGCAATTAAATTTGTTGGAGCAGGTATAGTTTGTGGTTGTAAAATCAAGGCGCTCGACCCTGGACTTCTTCCTGCGCTGCTTACAGTCTGAATCTGTAAATAATATGGAGGTGGCGTGAGAGTGTAGGGAGGTCCAATTGTCAATGTGATAGACCCTTGTATAAATGATCCTGTATATGATGAAAATGTATATGGTCCATTTAACTTTGTTGAAATAGCATACCTATATCCCGTTACTGTATTTAAATTTACTACATTATCTGTAAATGTAATTGTAGCATTCGTGCTATAGCCAGAAGTATATGTATTTAAAAATCCACCACCAGTTGTTACTACTAAATTAGATGGGGCAACTAATGTTGGAGCAGGTTCTAAAGTTAATGTGCTAGATGGGAAACTGGGGCCTGCTTCGGTAAGTGTTCGTAATTGTAAATAATATGGAGGAGGGGGGGGAAGACTAGGATATCCGATAGATAATGTAATAGATACAGTTGATAATTCATCAACTCCAGATGTAAAAGATTGTGTAATAGCTCTCTTAACATTAGGCACCATTGATAAATCAGGAGTAGTAAAATCAAATGGACCGTTTATGTCTAATGAAATCACGTATTCATATCCAGTCACCTTGGTGAACTTTATATTATCTGTAAATGTGATTGTAGGTATAGTAGTATAAAAAAACTGACCACCGTATGGATCTATAAATCCTCCACCGGATGTTATGGCAAGGTTTGTTGGGGGATTGATTATAGGCGTTGGTGATAAGAATAATGGCTCAGATCCTTGACTTGCCCCTATTGGTGTAACTGTCTGTATTTTTATAAATTGGGGAACATAAGAAATTGAAAATGTTAGAGATCCAGGTGTAAATGTTAAAGGCCAGCGTTGGAAAACAAATGGACCATTTGGATTCGGTGAAAACGCAACATTGTATGCTGTAGCACTTGTATTTAATACATTATCTTGAAATGTTACTATATTCGAAGTAGTAGGATCATTCGTTAAATAACCATTATTTGTTATTAAAGCCAAATTGGTTGGAGCATTAAGTGTGACTGGTTGTGGTAATGTTAAAGTATTTGATGCTTCCGTTGTAATTCCATCTGCTATTGTCTTTATCTTTAAATATCTTATAGCATTAGGTAAACCTGTAAGATTAATTGATCCAGGTGTCAATGGTCCTGTGTAATCAACGAATGTGAATGGACCATTGGGAAATCGTGAGATAGCATATTGATACCCAGTTACAGGGGTTCCAGAAATACGATCTTGGAATGATATCGTAGCAGTTCCATCAGATAATCTATATCCTCCATTTGATGATATAGCAAGGCTTGTTGTAGTATCGCTTGTAATTGGAACTGATAAAGTAAATGTCAGAGAAGTGCCACTTGTTTCTACAGATGTGATTGTTTTTATCCGTAAATAGTATAAGGGTGCCGATAAAGAAGTAAATGAAATTTGTCCTGGTATAAAGGTTCCTGTATATGGTGAAAATGTAAAATTGGTATTAGTAGTATTAATCGCTACACTATATCCAGTTACTGTTGTTCCTTCTATATTATCTGTAAATGTGACTGTAGTAATTCCTTTATCAGTTAAAGAAGATATATTCGTTGGAGGAAGAATCTTTGGTATAAATAATGAGATAGATCGTGGGCTTAGACCTGCTGATGTAACAGTTTGTACTTGTACATAATATGGAGCATTATTGGAACTTAGAAGATATAGATAAATTTTTCCAGGTGTTAATGGTCCTGTATAGTTTTGGAAAATCATTGATGGTGTAATAACTGCTTGAGTGGCAAGAAATTTATATCCAGTTACGCTAGCCCCAATTACATTATCTGTAAATGTAACTTCATACTCTGTATACTGAACATTTACAAATCTAAATGCTAAATTTGCTGGAGCATTGATTACAGGTGTAGGAGGTAGGGTTAATGTATTGGAGGCTGGGCTTACACCTGCTGATGTAACTGTCTGTATTTGTACATATTGTTGTACAGAATTACTCAATCCTGTAAGATTAATTGATCCAGGTGTTAATGGTCCAGTATAATCAACAAAGGTAAACGGGCCACTTGGACTTGATGATACAGCATATTTATAGGCTGTAGGTGTAGTTCCAGAAACAAGATCTTGAAATGATATAGTGGCAGATCCATTTGATGATATAAATGCGCCTGATGATAAGGCTAAATTTGCTGTAGAATCAGTTGTAATAGGAACTGATAATGTAAATGTGGTAGATGATGGACTTGTTGCTAATGTAGTTACTGTCTGTATTTGTAGATAATATAAGGGTGATGATAAACTTGTGAATGAAATTTGCCCAGGTGTAAAGGTTCCTGAATATGCGGAAAATGTAAAGGTTGTATTATCAGTATTAATTGCTACTCTATACCCTGTTACTGTAGCACCAACTATATTATCAGTAAATGTAACTGTGGTAATTGCTTTGACAGTTGAAGAAGATATATTCGTTGGAGCAAAAATCTTTGGTATACTTAGCGTGGCAGATGCTAGAGTGGTATTAAATGGTGTGACCGTTTTAATTTGTATATAATATGGAGGAGCGGTCAAAGAATTCAAGGTGATCGTTCCAGGTGTGAATGCTCCTGTATATAGTGAAAATGAAGTAGGATTTGGTGTTTGAGAAATAGCAACTTCATATCCACTTATATTTGTTCCAATAATATTATCGGTAAATGTTATGATAGCAGTAGAAATATTTGTATAACCTGAACTTAATACTAAATTTGTTGGAGGATTGATAGTTGGTGGTAATATTAATGTGCTTGAAGATGAAGTTACACCTGATGATGTAACTGTCTGTATTTGTAAGTATTGCGTTGAATTACTTAATCCTGTAATGTTAATTGATCCAGGGGTTAATGGTCCTGTATAATCAATAAAGGTAAACGGGCCACCTGGACTTGATGAGACAGCATATTTATATCCCGTTACAGGAGTTCCAGAAACAAGATCTTGAAATGATATAGTGGCAGATCCATTTGTTAAATTTACTCCACTAGATGCCAAGGCCAGATTTGCGGTAGCATCGGTTGTAATAGGAACTGATAATGTAAACGTGGTTGATGCTTGACTTGTTGCCAATGGTGTAACTGTTTGTATTTTTAAATAATATAAAGGTGATTGTAATGATGTAAATGAAATTTGCCCAGGTGTAAAGGTTCCTGAATATGCGGAAAATGTAAAGGTTGTATTATCAGTATTAATCGCCACTCTATATCCTATTACAGTTGTTTGACTTATATTATCAGTAAAGGTAATAGTAGTAATTCCTTTCAGAGTTAAAGAAGAAAAGTCAGATGGTGGAAGAATTTTTGGTAGAATTAGTGTGGCTGATGCTGGTCCTACGCCGTTTGGTGTAACTGTTTTAACTTGTAAATAATATGGAGGGGTACCAGTGGGATTTATTGAGATTGATTCAGGTGTAAAGGTTCCTGTGTAAGTAATAAAGGGAGTAGATGATATAATTGGTGTTTGAGAAATAGCATACTGGTATCCAGATGTGGTAGTTCCTAATATATTATCTGTAAATATGATTGTAGTAGTAGAATAATCAGCATATCCTGATATTAATAATAAGTTAGTTGGGGCATTGATTACAGGGGTAATTGGCAGTGTTAATGTAGTTGAGGGTGAAGTTACACCTGTAGAAGTGACTGTCTGTATTTGTACATATTGTTGAGTAGTAATACTCAAGCCTGTAAGACTAATCGATCCAGGAGTTAATGGTCCTGTGTAATCAACGAAGGTAAATGGACCATTTGGACTTGATGAGACCGCATATTTATATCCTGTTACAGGAGTTCCAGAAACAAGATCTTGGAATGATAGAGTCGCAGATCCATTTTGTGATATATACGCCCCAGATGATAAGGTCAAGTTTGTGGTAACATCTGTTGTAATTGGAACAGATAATATAAATGTAGAAGATGATCGACTCGTGGCTAATGGTGTAACTGTTTGTATTTGTAAATAATATAGCGGCGATGATAAAGATGTAAATGAAATTTGCCCAGGTGTAAAGGTTCCTGTATATGTGGAAAATGTAAAGGTTGTATTATCAGTATTAATTGCTACTCTATACCCTGTTACTGTAGCACCAACTATATTATCAGTAAATGTAACTGTGGTAATTGCTTTGACAGTTGAAGAAGAAAAGATAAATGGAGGGAGTATTCTTGGGATAGTTAGAGTGGTAGATGCTTGAGTCGCAGCAAACGGGGTTACTGTTTTAATTTGTATATAATATGGAGGAGAATCTAGAGAATTTAGAGTAATCGTTCCAGGTGTAAATGTTCCTGTGTAATTAACGAAGGGGGTAGATGATGGAATTGGACTTATATTAGAAATAGCAATTTGGTATCCAGTTATATTTGTACCAATGATATTATCAGTAAATGTGATCGTAGATGTAGAAACATCTATATAACCAGATGTTAAAACTAAATTTGTTGGAGGACTGATCGTAGGTGTCGCTGGTAATATTAAGGTATTCGAGGGTGAACTTACACCACTTGATATAACTGTCTGTATTTGTACATATTGTGTTGAATTAGCCAAGCCTGTAAGAGTGATTGATCCTGGGGTGAATGATCCAGTATAATTAACGAAAGTAAATGGACCACCAGGGCTTGATGAGACAGCATATTTATATCCGGTTACAGGAGTTCCAGAAACAAGATCTTTAAATGATACTGTAACAGATCCATTCGATGATATATACCCTCCACTGGATGCTAAGGCTAGATTCGCAGTAGCATCAGTTGTAATTGGAACTGTTAATGTAAAGGTGGCTGATGCTTGAGTTGTTGCCAATGTAGTAACTGTCTTTATTTGTAGGTAATATGAAGGTGACTGTAAAGAAGTAAATACAATTTGTCCAAAAATTAATGAACCTGTGTAAGGGACAAAGGTTGGTGATGTAAGTGGAGATGTAGAAATGGCATACTGGTATCCAGTTATTGAAGGTCCGCTTATATTATCTGTAAATGTAATTGTAGTAATCCCTTTTATAGTTGAAGAAGATAGAATCGTTGGAGGAAGAATTTTGGGTATAACGAATGTATCAGATGCTGGACCTACTCCCACTGGCGTAAGGGTTTTAATTTGTATATAATATGGAGGGGCGGTTAATGAATTTAATGTAATTGATCCAGGAGTAAAGGTTCCTGTATATGGTAAAAATAACATAGATGATGTAATAGGTATTTGAGAAACAAGATATTGGTATCCAGTTATAGTAGTGGCAAATAGATTATCAGTAAATGTAATTGTAGATGTAGAAACATTTGTATATCCTGAACTTAGGATTAAATTTGTTGGAGGACTGATTACAGGAAATGATGTAAAATAGAAGGTGCTAGATGCTGGACTTACACCTGCTGTGGTAATTGTCTGAATTTTTAGATAATAAGTCCTAAAAAATAAATTATTAAGTGTGATCGATCCAGGAGTAAAGGTTCCTGTATATGCGGAAAATGTAAATACGGAATTATCTGTATTAAATGCCACATTGTATCCGGTTACGGTTGTATTAGTTACATTATCAGTAAATGTGATTGTAGCAATATAATTATTAATATAGCCCCCAGAAATTAATAAATTCGTAGGTGCTCCAATCACCGGAGGGGGGGGAGGGGGTGTAGAAGCTGCGGTTACAGTAAGAACTGTCGAACTGATTATTTGTGTTTGGGTAGAAAGAGGTATTACAACTGCGCCAACCGCTGCCGCTGTAACAACTGAGGCAGGTCTTCCTTTTAATCTAGGCGGATTGCTTAATGATGTGTTTATTGTAGTCTGATTTATTAGATTATTCGCGTAAATCTGAATACTATTGACAACATTTGTATTAGACGATGAATTTAAGTTTGTATTGGTTGACATCTAATATGATCAAATAGAAATCTGAGTGTTATTAATTATTTTGATAAATTAAAAAGGGCTATTAACAACATTTGAAAAAATATCACCAGCACGGCCTACTATTTTTATGTAGACTTGGAAAGTACCAGAGGAGCCGGCTGGTACTGTAAATGTTATAATTCCATAACCATCATTACTTACGATTGTGACAGAATTAAATCCGTCATTACTCTGATTATCCCCATAAACACCGTATTTATATGCTACAATCTGCACGTTAATTTGTCCTCCAAATGGACTTGTGGTCATTATAACTGATCCATTTCCAGAAGAATCAATCGTCTCAATAACTGGATTATTATAAGTATATGTTCCTGCTCCTGGTTCTACAGTTGTTAAAGTTTGTGAAGTTGTCGCAGTTAAACCTGATGCGGTAATAGTCTTTACCTGTAGTGTCTGTGTATTAGCCGCAACTGGAATGGTAATAGGTGATAATGATCCTGTATAAGTAATAAATGAACCGCTTGTATCTACAGAAAGAGAATATTGATGCGCAGTTACACTAGTCCCTATAACACGGTCTGTGATATTTATTGTAAGATTACCAGCAGCACGAGCAGCAGGATACCTGCCAACTAACCTTAATATAGGCGGATTAACTGAAGGGGCGGGGGCAAGAGTTAAAATCTCGGATGGTTCTGTAATAAATGATGCGGTTACTGTTTGTATTTGTAGAAATTTATTAGCAGAAGCACCAAATGAATATATAGTAATTGATCCAGGTGTAAGGGTTCCTGAATAATTAATAAAATTATTACTTGTATCTTCTCCAAGTTTATACTTATACCCCGTTACGGTTGCCCCGCCTACATTATCTGTAAAAGTGATAGTATTATTGCCATCGACTAGATAACCGTTATTCGATGTTAAAACAAGATTTGTCGGGGGGCTAAATACAGGTCCGCTTTTAGGTACCGAAAGCACAGCAGATGTGATAATTAATTGTTCTACAGTAGGAGGAATAATGAAAGAACCAGCCCTTGCCTGTGTTCCAATTGAAGACGGCCTTGCCTTTAATAGAGGCTGATTGCTTAGCGTAGCATTAACAGTTGTCTGAGAAGACAATTTATCACCATACAATTGAATGGCATTAATCGAATTAGTATAATTCGAAGAACTCATGTTTGTATTTGACATCTATTATCATCACTTAATTTCTTTTGCTGAATATAATCAAAATATGCATCCATATATTCATCCTTGGTCATAGGATATATTCTTAGACCATTTATAATGGCAATTTTATGTTCAGTGCGACCATGTCTATATTCAGTATCAGTTATATCATGGTAAATTATATTCCATAATCCTAGTAATTTAAAAATCATTGAATCCACTTGTAAAACTTTCTTAAATTCGTAACCAAAATATTCTTGCATGAAATAGAAGGTTCGTAGATGCCCAATCTTATCGAGTAAGGTGCCAGTATATACAGATATTTCACGAACAAATATATTTGGCAATGGTTTACCAATAAATGGGTCTATAGTTAAATAGGGTGGTTTCATGCGAATATACATAGCACGAATCGGATGGTTTGGCGGAGTATCTTGAATAGGATCATACCATTGCCACTTCCTCGGGGGCTCATATACATCTTTCAAGCATTCGATAAATAATTGACTATGTGGAATTTTCTCAAGGTGTTTTTTTAAGATTCCTAACCGTTTATTATATGGAATATCATGATCAATTTTTAGAAAATCTGAGACTAGCAGTAAGGTTTCTCTAGATACTCTAAGTTGTTGTGTAAGGTGTGATAATTCATTCGCATTATCACACATTATTATTTTATCTTCTTCTTCTATCTTCCTCCTTTTAATCTCTTGTAATTCATCTATATCCATTTCTACCACAATTTTATTTTTCTTATAGTATAAGGAACTAATTAGAAACTAAATTCCTAGCCTTTGTTTTCCCCACTTTATTGTCTTCTTAAGTTTATCTTCAGTAACTGGTTGACTATAACCTCTGACATCAAAAAGGTTTCCATTAAACAACTCTGGTTTATTTTCATATTGTGACCCAGAATTTATCCAGTTACTCTTCCCCAAATAATTATTTGAGGTTATTGCTACCTGAGGTAAATGTGTGCCCTCTTTCTCAGCCATCTTAACACCATTTATCCAGACTTGTAAATTAGGACGAATTCCATCACTCGAACTAGTTGTCAGACAAATATGCGTCCACTTCTTCAATTTAAAAGCCTTAGAAACCTTCAAATGTTCCATACGCAATTTCCCATTCCAAATTTCATAAATAAGAGTTGCTGTATTGGCTTTTGATTCTAATTTCTCCTGACCAACAGGTCTCATAGGAGGAAGATTTCTAGGTAAAACTTCTTTATCGTAAACATATTCATCGACATTTGCAGTAGATAACATTAATTCTTGAGGAGACATATCTAGAACAGGCTGGGGACCTGAAGGAGTATCAGGAAGTGTATTCTGACACATGGATGATCTTATCTCATTTGTATCCATTGATGGATCCCCACGCCCAACAATTCCAATAAATACATTATCTATACCTGCCCCATTTCCGAAATCTAAAATATGAGCATTATTCGTAAATTCATCAAACTTTGCCCAGAAACATATAGCCTTCATTACAGGCAAGGCAATCTTATTTCCAAATGACATGTCTGCCGAATCACCAAGCCTTATGAATTGATTAATTCCATTGAAATTCACACCCTCAGTTATTTGAATACGATCGTCTAGACCTGTCGTATCAGTTATTAATTGAGATGGCAAGATCTTCACATTCACTTCATCTATGCTCATAGAACCACTAGTATATATCTTAAGATTCTCAGCATAATCCTTCATATCATCGATAAACCGAAACCAAAACATGATCCCATCATAAAAATACAAAATTTCAGCAATATCCTTTGGAGGATTGGTATCCATAAATTGCCTCGTGTCAAATGTTATATTTAGTGCTCTATAACACTGGGGTTCGAAGGATCCTCCTGGCATCTTTACAACTGCACAATAATCAGTCCTCTTATCACCATCGGCGTCACGCATATAATCATCACGACTTGTCTTGAATCCTTGTCCTACTGTTAATGTCTTGAAACTCGTGGAACTTAAGTGTTCTGTTCCAGCAAGGGCACATGAGAAGAACATGGCAGATTCACTCATCCCTTTAGGAATGATCATTCTACAGAAATCGTGATTCACACCTAGACCTTGAACATCTACATATCCCATTACATGGCGTTTATCCTTATCATAGGCGGCATCATCATCTTCAAAAGAAATATCACCCCGACGAGGAAAATATGTAACTAAGAATGGATTATTACCGGGACCTGTAAGGAATCCCTCAGTCATAGATTTTAATGAAAAAAAAGATGGTGTTGAAACCCATATATCAATGGCAAGTGTTGTGATTATAAGAATAACTGCTATACATAATAATGTGTCCCAAGACATCTCCTAATCGCTCCAAAGGTATTTTACGAAAGAGTAATTTCACATGCCAGACTAGATGTTAGGTGGCCGGATTCGTGGAAAGGGAACATATGGGTGTGTGTTTCAACCTGCCCTCAAATGTCGTGGAAAGAATCATAATGTAAATTCACAAATGGTTGGAAAGATCACATCAAAAGATTCTGCGAAGAATGAGATTGGAATTGCCAAAATATTAAATCAAATTCCTGATGCTTCTGAGTATGCGATCCTAGCAGAAGAAGAGACGTGTATTCCTCGCACAAAATCAAAGCAGTCTGATAAAGATATTGGACAATGTGATTTAATAAATGAAATTAAAATTGAGAATACAGTACAAATATTAATGCCTTGGGGAGGATATCCTCTCAGTAGTATAAATCTGGATCCATTTGTTTTCAATTATCTTCGGTTTTTCGAGGAAATCTTAGCATGTGGAGCCTTTCTCGTAACAAATGATCTCTGTCATTTTGATATTTGGGGAAATAATTTCTTATTTAACAACCAAAATAAACCTCGTCTCATTGATTTCGGATTCACATTCCAAGCAAGTAAATTAACAATGAAAGATTTGGTAAATCGTTGGAGGCTTCTAGCAGTTGATCATGATACAGAGACACCAGAAGTAACCTTAATGCTAGGAACACACAAAGATATTCCTGTGAATTATTTAATACGAGGATTATCGAATGAAAAACCAGCAGTCCAAAGGCTTCAAGTTCTATGTGAGGTTGATGTGGAAGAATGGTCGAGTGAATTAAATCAGTGGGCACAAGATTCCCAGAGTTTTCAACAACATGATTGGCTAAATTGTTGGAAACTCTATTGGCCGGGATTTGATGCTTGGTCTATTGGAGCAGTCCTCCTAAATGTTCTTGAAATACAGATGTCGCTCCCAGCATTTATTGAATCTAAGGCGTGGAAGGAAAAGGGTCCCTTGGTAAAGAAAATCCTTAGAGGACTCTGTCGTAGCCATCCAGCATATAGGATTGATGCTGCTGAGGCATTAAATCTTTTTACTGAGGGGAAGCATCCCTTAATTTCTTCCGGGTCAGCCGGTAGCGAGTGGATACACGAGAAACAGCAACACCGTTCTGCCATTTAACCCCACCTTCCTGTCTAGGATTTGACATGAGATATAGAGGTTTTCCACGAGGCACACAATAATAGCCACAGAACTTTGTATAAGAAAGAGGATCTTTATGATTCTTATAAAGAAAGAGGGCTCTGTCAGGTCTTAGAATAGGTCTGCCAGAGGCATCCTTTGTCGTAACTTCCATAGCACCAGGCTTATGTGACCAATATCCATCCGAATCTTGTCTTAGAAAATGATAGTCTCTCTTAGGATCCACAATAAGCGCAATCTTGCTGGTATTACCCAGACATCTTTTATTGAATTCAGTGGGAGCAACATCTGGATTATCTCCCCATAGCCTTGAAACCATGTCAGTACATCCCTTATTATTGGTTTCCGAGAAGTGACCATATCCAGAGGCATATCCTGGTTGATGGAATCCTACATTACAATCCTCGGTTTTAGCACATTCCTTGATTAAATTTTCATCAATCGCATTCATAGCATAGGAGAAACAATTATGGCTTTCTTTTAAATCTGAATTCTTATTCCATGCTTCTAAGTTTCTTACCGGTTCTTTGCCACTCATTGGGCTGATCTTACAGGAACGTTTTGATCGTGTCTTTTTCTTTGGCCCATGTAATTTACACCAGGGTTTACCTTGAAGAGGAATGAGATGACATCCTTTATGGCATTGACAATTGGGCTTCCGCGGGAGATCATGAAATTCCGGAAGTTTGCCGCCCATCTACCTTATTTCACATATTCCTTCATCTGGGATGTATTTTCTATTTTTAAATTAGAGAGATGAAAGATCTCACAGATACTCGTCTTTATTATATAAACTTGGATATAAGAAAAGATCGTCGAGAAATGTTTGAATCACAGGAAGCATTGGCAATCATGCCACCGGTGGAACGCATTTCTGCCGTCCATGGACTTTCTGTAGATATTAAGGAGGATCCTAGAGTTGGATTACATGCGAAGGTTCAAGTAATAACAGAATTTAGAAGATCTCATTATGAAATTCACAGCCGTGGAGCAATAGGTGCTTCACTCTCCCACTTGAAAGCCTGGCAAACATTTCTAAAAACAGATGCTAAATATGCCTTAATAATGGAAGATGATGCAAAACTTCCTCCTACATTTGCCTTAATGGTGCGTGATTGTGCGAAAGATCTTCCTGAGAAATGGGATGCGTGGATTCTAGGGTGGAACCATACTCCTGTAGACACTGGGAAACGGGAAGTAAATCCTTTCAGGCGTATTCTACATTTTATTGGAGCCCATTGTTATATAATAACACGCAAGGCTGCAAAAGCCTTTGTTGAAGAAGCTTTACCTATTGAAACCCATATAGAACATTATATGAACAATGTGGCATATGTAAGAGGCCTTATAATTATTCGTGATATTCGTCTACATTTACCACAGGTGGATCGTATTCTTAATATTTCAGACGTGAGAAAGCCAGAGGGGTGTGTAGCATGTAATATTGATGATAAAGAAGATGCTATGGAGGCTAGACGTGCGAATCTACAGGCGTAAAAATTGAAATATATATATTAAGTATTGTAAATTACAATGCCTAATTTATATCCATTTGTATTTTCGTCAGAAGGTGAAGGGCCGTGGTGGGGTATCCGATGTTCCTCACGATTCTACCAGAATACAGTGAGGGATTTAGAGGGGGCTACTCGCTGTTTCGTCTATATGACAAATATCCGTGGAGAAACACTTGCGATCGCCATTGAGGGACCCCATAATGATGCCGACAATGTAGTCTTTGTTCCTGAATGGGTATTTGAGCGTCTAGGAATTATCAATGGTGAAGAGGTTATAATGGATCCTATTTTGGAACCCCTACCACAAGGTGAAACTGTCACTATTCGACCCATGAATGGCTCAAGTGTAGAAGGACCCGTATTCTTAGAGGGACTCACTGAAGCATTAAGTCAATTGGGGGTTGTTCAAGAGGGACTCTTATATGCGCAAGTTGATCCATCAATGCCACAATTACATGGATTTATGATTGAAAGTCTAACTCCATTATCGGTCTGCCTTGCTGATGGAGAATTGCGGGTTAATTTGGAGAGAGCGTTAGATCGTCCACTTACTCCTGAACCTGAGATTTATGAAATAGAGCCAGATGAGGAAATATTTGAAGGGCCTATGGATGGGCTTATGGATGAACCCATGGTCGAGCCTATAGAAACACCACCTCTAAAAGGTAAATTCACCGCATTCTCTGGAAAAGGTTATAAACTGGGTTAAGGAATTTAAAATATTAACCTTAGATGCCCTGTGAGAAATGCCTTAAAAAACCCGGTTATCATAGTTTTGTAAAATTCGGTTCTCTAAATGAGATGAATTTATTTTACACTGCTCCTGCTAAAACTGAAGATCTAAATGGCGATGGAACTAAGTTAGAAATGATTAAATTCCATATGACTGAAGATACTATGGGAGAGCCATGGATCTGGGTTTTAGATTGTACCAATATGGGGTTTAAACATTATATTGATTTTTCTTTTACTCGCGGATTACTGAATTTTCTGGCTTCAGATAAAAATATTCAAGGAGTATGTATTCTTAATTCTAATTTCTGGATACGTTCAACTCACACTGTTTTAAATTATATTTCTAGTGCAGAGATTTTAAGAAATGTGAAATATTTTGATGGAACAAAACTGGAAATAATCGCACAATTACATACTGCTGGATTTGATACACAGGCAATAAATTGGCTGACCTTACAATAAATCTGTGCTTATAAATTTGATTCATTATTTTTGTCATTGTATAAGCATACCATGAGTGTTGATTCTACTTCTAAAGTTTGGAGACTAGATTCCAGATACGATGATTCTGACCCTAACGCCAAAATTCTCGTAACTGATATAATGAAGATTCTCGGAATCGCCATATCTACGGTAAATCAACATCTTCCCATAAGGAAATATCCTAGAGAAAATGGTTATGTTCTGGGAATAAAGATGAAGGATTTCTATGATGATACATTTGCGGATGAATCTGTGCCCCCACCACCCCCTGAGGAAGAGATACAGATCAATGAATCATTCTATATTCTAAAGGAGGCTGCCCGTCTAGCAAATAATAAGGTAGCAGAGTTATATAAGAGTCTTGATGTGGGGCCTCCCAGGCCTCAGAAGAAGGAGGGGTTTCCTGATTGGTTCAAGAATTCTGTGTGGCGTAAGGTAAATGGATCTCTCGAGAAAGTAGCATGCCCTGTCTGTTCCTTGAATACCATTAGTTCAGAGTCATTTAGTGCTGGCCACATTATCCCTGAGTCTAAGGGTGGTATGATGTGTATTGAAAATATCATACCAATATGTACTGATTGTAATTCCCAAATGGGAACTAGACACCTCTACTGGTTTGCCTGGCACTATTATGGAAAGGTTATGTGGTCAGTGTATTAAACGTATTTAAAACGCGATATATAATTTATAAAAAGATGGATGTTTTACAAGGAGCAAAAGAAATTTCTAAAATAATTCAGATGGCTTTAGATTCTGAAGAAGGTGCTCTTATTGGACGCAATGGAACAATTGAATTAGAATGTATGATTTTTGATAATATAGAAAGACATGTAATTTTAGAAAACAATGCTGGAGTTTTTCCATGTTCCAATACATCTCTTGTTTCAAAATGGTGTTCTGAATCAATTCAGGCGACCGAAGAAGCAGATATTTTGGCTACTGGCTGGTACATACCCTTGAAGGAGATTGAACAAGTAGCAATTAAACAATGGAATTCTCATGCAATACAAGTTCCATTAAGATCCTTAGAACCATATTACGTAGAACCTGAGAATCAATGGACACGTTTTTTATTCGGACAAAGAGTTTCAGTTGTATCATCTTTTACAAATACTGCTTCCAAGCAAGTGAATAAGATAAAAGATATATGGGGTTCCCTAGGAGTATTACCGGAAGATGTAGATTGGAAATGGGTTCAAACAGGCCATCCACCATCTATAGCAAACGGATCTAATGAATGGTCACCAAATGTTCAAGATTCTTTAGAAGCAATTGATTACGTTGTATCAGAAGTTATAAAACAAGAATCACGATTTGCCCTTATTGGCTGCGGCGGAATTGGAATGCCAATTGCACGTCGGTTGAAAGATAGAGGAGTTATCGCAATTGTTCTAGGAGGAGCAATCCAAGTTCTCTTTGGAATTAAAGGATCTAGATGGGCAAAGCATAGTGTAATTTCTAAATTCTGGAATGAACATTGGGTATCACCTAGCATGGAGGAAACCCCTAGGAGGGCTAAGAATATAGAGGGAGGATGCTATTGGTATGAAAATTGATATATGCCTGGTTAATTATTAAAGTACTAATGGACTCATCCAAAAAGAGTAAGGTTCCAAAAGATACATTTGTAGAGCCAAAGGTTGAGCCAAAAGTAGAAGAAAAGCCAACATGTGGAATATGTATAGAGCCTTACAACAAGATCGCAAATACTGAAGTAAAATGCTGCTTCTGTGACAAATCATCCTGTCGCCGCTGTATTCAGACCTTTCTCACAAGCAGCACTAGTGACCCCCATTGTATGCATTGTTCAAAAGCGTGGGATCGCGATTTCATTGATGATAACCTGACAATGACCTACCGCATGGGTGATTACAAGAAACATCGTGAGAATATTCTTCTTGATCGTGAAATCGCCTTAATGCCTGCTACTCAATACAGGGCTGAACAAATTCGTGAGGCCGAGAGGCTACAGAAAGAAATTATTCCCCCATTTGATAATCAACTAAAAGAACTTTATGAAAAACAGGATATGCTAATGAAAGAGATTCAAAGAGTCTACAGATTACGCCATGATGCTACGTATCAAATTAATCTACTACGTGATGGGCGTGGAGAAAAGGCTAAATCCGAATCTAATTTCGTAAGGAAATGCCCTGATCCTGAGTGCCGTGGATTTCTCAGCACAGCATGGAAATGCGGTCTCTGTTCTAAATGGGCGTGCCCAGAATGCCATGAGTTGAAAGGTGAATCCCGTGATGCTGAGCATACCTGTGATCCTAATAACGTTGCTACTGCTAAACTTCTAGCAAAAGATAGCCGTCCATGCCCTGGATGTGCCACCTTCATTACTAAGATTGAGGGGTGCGATCAAATGTGGTGTCCTCAATGCCACTGTGCCTTTAGTTGGCGCACTGGCAAAAAGGAAACAGGTGTGGTTCACAATCCACACTTTTATGAATGGCAAAGGAAGCAAAATGGCGGTGTAGCCCCAAGAGTCCAAGGTGACGTTCAATGCGGAGGCGTGCCTGCTTCACAAGATCTTCGTAATAGATTGGTTGGACTTGAATCGGGTAAGGGTAAAGAAATCGACTATGTAATGACATTCCATCGGATTGTTATTCATACAGAGCATGTTGATCTACCACAACTACATAATGCATTTAATCAATTGGATAATGAAGATCTTCGTATAAGATATTTACTGGGATATATTACTGCCGATGAAATTAAGGTAGAAGTTCAGAAGAGAGAAAAGAAGAGAGAGAAAGAGCGAGCGGTTAGAAGAGCACAAGAAGTTCTAGTCCAAGCTGGCACAGATCTTATGAGGCGTATTATGTCTGAGAAAGATATTATGAATAAGCGTAAGATCATTGATGAAATTGATGCTCTACGTATCTATATTAATGATCTACTTGTAAAAATTCATGAACGCACAAAGATGATAGTAAAACAATATAGTTCTAGTTGGAAAATATTGAATCCTTTCAGTGCGGCGAGTAAAAAACAAGAAAGGGAGGCAAAAGAGGCGAGGGAAAGAGAGGAAGCCTTAGATAAAGAAAGAAATGCTGTCCTAGATAACCTAGGCTTACCTTAAAATAGGATGAATTAAAGTCCTTGGCCTCAAGATTTCTATTAAACTTTCAATCTGATTAGCATATGCTTGTTCTGATGAAATTTCCTGTTTACAATAGGATTGTCTGCATAAAGGACAAAGAGATAATCTTCCATCTTTAAGAATTATTTTTGTATAACAAATTGCGCATATTTCATGTTTACATTTTGTCATTATTTTTCCAGTTAAATAAATATCTTCATCTTTGGAAGTTCCATCACCATAACAAACACAACACTCAAATTTAACACTCATATCTTCTATAATAGAACACGTGTTTTCAAATTTTTAATTAGGTCTAAACAATTAATCATATCTTAAATCAGATGATCGTAATCCTTTATGATCCAGAATCAAATACGACCCATGAAATTGCTAAAAAAATTAGAACTGGAATCGAACATGAAAATAAAACATGTATTCTTATGGATTTAGCAGATGTAGATCTTAATACATTAATTTCCGCAAAAGCAATTGTCTTTGGTTGTCATGCAGGATTTCTATCAGGTGTTTCTCAAAGCATGGTAAAATTCATGAATTATACAAAAACAGATATTTTCGAGAATCAGAATTTCAAGAATAAATTCGCAGCAGGATTTACAACAAGGCAGGGTTGTGATTCGACCGGAGTTATTGAAGATATATGTGCTTTCTCAGCAAAACATAGTATGATATGGATTTCCCAGGGAAATATCGCAGAAAATGAGGGAGCAGATCATATTGAAATAAATCGGAATAGATCCTATTTGGGATGTATTTCATCTTGGAATGATGTGACTCCAATTTTCTTTGGAAGACGTATAGCACAAGTGTGTTTTAATTTATAATAAATATATAGATGAATAAGGCAGGTAACATACCCCCCGGTCCTGTTTTAAAGGGTGGTAAGAAGACTCGCAAAGTGCGTAAGAATCGAAAGACTCGCAAAGTGCGCAAACATTAACACTGCGTATTCCACCATTTAGCAGCCGATCTAGTCTTCTTTGCTTCTCTAACTAAATCAGAATCTGTAGAAAGATATGTTTTTCCACACAACAAGAATGAGTGCACTCGTGCGTATCCCCATTGTTGTTGCGTGGCACCGGGTCGATGTCCAGTTCTCCAAGCCGCCATTCCACGATTATAAGATTCTTTAATATATTTCAATGGAACACCAGAAACCCTTGCCTTATCTTCTAATGATTTTGCTTCAGGAAATTGGCGTTTCCATTTAGCAGTGTATCCTGATTTTCGTGTTTTTACACCTATATTTGTCTTAAATCCAACGTATGCCTGGGGATTTTTCCAAGATTTAGATCCAAATTTCACAATTTCTCGTTTCCTCTCATCTCTCTTTTTTCGTGTTAAGCCAGAAAAGTATTTCTTTGGGTAATATTTACGGGTATTCATCTACTAATTTATATGGATAAATTAAGAATGAGGACTCGTCGTCTAAGAAGAGTTCCTAAGGCTATAGAAGGTTCTAAATGGCCCCGAGGTTCTATTGTCTACATTTGTGGATCCTCACCCTTAAAGTTCGGCCCGTCTGATGATGACCTCGGAGGTTCTGAACAAGCAGTTGTTCAACTTTCTAAATGCTGGGCATCTCAAGGGCATCCGGTAGTAGTATATGGAAATGTGAAAGAATGTAAGAAGGACGGTGTAGAATACAGAGATATTAGTGATTTAGATCTCTCTGATACTTTTGATACGGCAATTTTCTGGAGATCCTTTGGAATTAGACTCCTCCCCTTGGTTAATGCTCGTATGAGGCTAGTAGATCTCCATGATAGTTGGGATCCCAAGTCTTATGTATCACCCAAGGAATTACTTGAGAAAACAGATTATTTTATGGTGAAATCTAAATATCATAGGTCATTGTATCCCTATATTCCCGATTCCAAGATTCGTATTGTAATGAATGGTGTACAAGTGTCCCTGTTTGAATCTATTATTTCTAAGGGATACGAAAGAGATCCTCACAGATTCATCTATGCGTCAACCTATGAGCGAGGTCTAGAACCTATTCTAAAATACACATGGCCAAAGATTAAGGCAAAGATACCAGATGCCACCCTACATATTTTCTACGGAATGAATCGACTCATAAAAACACCTCTAGGAAAATGTCTACTCGAATTATTCAAGCAACCAGGAGTTGAAGAACATGGGCGTGTAGACTTGAAGGAAATTGCTAAACAAAAAGCAATGTCAGGATTCCACCTATATGTGAGTAATTCTCCGACAGAAATTGACTGTATTAGTGTTCGTGAATCACTACTCTGTGGATCCATACCAATTCTAGGGAGGGATTATGTGTTTAAGGAGAGAGATGGAATCCATGTTACCGGCAGTACTGATGATTCTTCTACGTATAAAAAGGCAGCATCTATTGTTCTAAACGCGCTAGAAAAGGGGCAAACCTACTTAGATAAAAAGCGCGATGAGTTGAAGAAAAGTAAAACCATTATCTCATGGGAAGAAGTATCTATGAAATGGCCGAATGCGTTTTAAATGAAGAGACAAATCCGGCATTGTGGATAGATGTCTTCTTGGATTATTGCTAAGAATAGACCACTGAAATCCAAATCATCTGTAACAAAGTATCATGATACTTCTTTGTACCCAGATGTATTTTCTATATATCTTAATTACCTTGGAGCATACATTTATTCCCAGAAAATGGGAGAAACATGTAATCTGTGGGATCACGATAATATTATAAGAAACACATTAAACTTTAATCCTCAGGTTAAACTTTTAAGAGAAAAGCAAGATGGCGTAGTTCCGGTAAAAAACTCTGAATATAAGACCTTTGTAGATCCAATGAAATTAAAGGATATTCAGAAAATAGCAACCGGTCTAATTTCATACAACAATAATTTTAATCAAACTGTCATAAAATATCTGGCAATATCTGGTATTAAGTCCGTATTTGATTTTGGAATTCAGATTTTAAAAGACCCTGCTGGCCCAGATATTAATCTTCTAAAAAAGTATGCTTCTCTTATTCGCGAATATCAGACTAAATCTAAAAAGGCCATTCTAAATATTTATGTTTTATCTGATAATTACAATACAGTTGTTCAATTCCAAACTTATTGCGACCCCTCCTGGAAAATTACATCCCTGTGTAAGAATCCTCCCAAAGATAATACGGAAGAATTTGTAAAGGCAATGGCTGAAGTTCAAATTCTGTCGGTTGTTCCTGCTCTAATTCTAGATTTTAGCAGACCCCTTGATCGATTCATTTACTTGATGCAAAGGAATGCTAAATTGGATTACTTTGCTGAAATAAATTCTAAGGAATGGTTTCTTCTAGATTATCTTGGGTAATAATAGATGTCATTGGAGCAAGACAAGACCGCATGGGCGAATTTGATGGATGATAGTCCTCTAAAACCACCTACCAGCGTGGCAAGTTACAAGGCAAAGTCTCGTGAATCACAAGTCTCAGAAGATAGTCTACGGGAAAGTGATTATGAAGATATTGAAAAAGCCAAGAGAAGTTATGATCGTTATAGGGAAAAGATGGGTCTAAGTCCTAGACCAAATAAGACTCCTGAAAATAAGAGGAAACGTCATGTGAGGCGCGGGAGATCTCCTACTAAGAAGCGACATTACAGAAATAGGAGTTACACAAACGAATTCGGTCGCCATATTCCTAGAATGCGATATATCAGATCACAGAGCAAAAAGTCTCCAAAGCACAAAACTCCTACAAATTACACCGTAAAAAATGGACAGATTGTAAATGAATTCGGGCGCAACTACCATTATCAGAGACCTAAGAAAGTGAGAGGTATAAGATACTTTAATGAGAAAACAAGAAAATATAAAAGGCCCATACACGTCTTTGATGAAATAACGCGAAAATACGTGCCTATGAACAAATAAAATTGATTTTTACCTGATAAATGAATAAATACATGGAAGATTTAAATCCAAGTATGAATTCATATAACGAGTTAGAGATTAATAATATTCTTCTTAGAATTGCTCTTATTCTAGCAATTATTATTCTAGGAAGATTTGTTGTTGTAAAAGAGAAAAAGCGTTTCGTAAGAATTCCTAATTCTCCAGAATCTCCAACAAGAATATAAAATTGATCAAGTTTAGAAACTTTTTTTAAGCAAATGTCAAGAGAAAGACGAATAAAAAGCAATGGAGTCTCCTGGATTTGGAAAGAAGTATTAAAACCTCAATTCAGACAATTAAATCTTGAGTATGAGGAAATTGTTTTCATTGAAGAAGTTGACGAATATAATTATTATATTGCATTTGTGAAAGTAAAATCACATTCTGAAAAACCAGAATATATTGAAATTACAGTAACCTATAATTCAAGGGGAACCGCATCAGTCAGTATTTACCCAATTATACTAAATAAGGTATATACTAATTTTACAGAGGGCAAGATATTATTAAATAAACTCACAGATCAGTAATACAAGTATGTAAAATACTAGAAGAATTATTACCTTCTTTCCAAAATCTGATTTCTCTGGGAGAAATATTTTCTTTTATATAATTATTATACCAGGGTAAATGTTTTGCTGTAAATTCTCCTGCAACACGAATATGAGTTCCACCTTCATAATTATAATTTACTAAAGCAAGTGTTGTATCAATTGCGGCACTATATAATTCATAATTACTATCATTAATACGTTTTAGCCAATATTTTTTTTCCCAATTATATATTGATTGCCCCTGTGTATAATCCTTACAATCTAAGAACTGATCTTTATCAGCAATATTAAGAGCTACTCCAACTTTAAATGCATTGTATTTATTTGAGATATTTAATAAAATATCACTGAAATTTTTTGGCATTCTTGGATTTAACTGTAAATCACAATCACTCAAAATAAATACAGTTGGAAGAGTATATTTTAATTTCGAAGTAACATTTGATCCATAATTCTTATTCAAACGACGAATCTCTATTCTTGAACCCAATTCCTTTTTAATTTCATCATAATATTCAAACATTGGTTCAAATGTGCTTTTATTATCAAGTATAATGATCGGATTATCGAAGTGCTTTAACTGATTAATAAAATTTCTCATAAAAAACAAGTTATTATATCCGATAGTTATGATTGGTATTTTTTTACTAGGTGACATATATAATATAGCAGATACTAATGCGATACTAACAACTGATATCATTACTAATTTATTATACTTCATATCTACATTATTGATATATTTAATTAAGTTTTAGTGGCAAGTGTGGCATAATCTCCCTATTGTATGATGTATGAAAGGCAATTAATGACTCTCTGAAATTAGCACCAGGGCGAAATGCGATAGGCCTTATTCCTTGAATATAAGATATAGCATGTTGCCATGGCATTCCTTTTGTAGCAATCAAATACATTGCTACGATTGCGGCAGATCGCTGCATTCCAGCAGCACAGTGAACTAAGACAGTATTACCAGCATTATGCTCTTTTAATAGTTTATACACAGCCTCGTGAGACCACTGTGTCATATTTCTGATTTCCTCAGGCTGTAGGTTATCATCAACTGGGATTCTGTATTGTTTTTTTATTGAAGGTGAAAAAGGGATATCCTTCGTAGCATTAAAAACAACTTTAATATTTTTATCTCTCAACCATTTATCATTCTCTGAGGCTCTCTTATTTCCCAACCAAATACCTGGAACTATTTCATGGGCATCTGGAATAGCAGCCATACTAATAATTTGTATAAGTAAAAATGAAAGCCCCTGCCGTGCCCACGTCGGGCACCAATAATGAAACCATTTAATCAAGGTCTGACCAAACATCTCTACCGTATAGATGAGGTCCTATCTTCCCTAAGATGGTCGATAATAACTCATAATTTATTAGAATCTGCCTTCTGGACAGTTGAACTATATGAATCCAATATGATACAAGAATGTATTGAAGTTCTTGAAACTATTTGGATCTACCATATTGGATTTGGATCCTGGTATTCTCTCAGGCTTATTCAAGAAATCTATGATAATGGTGATATTAGCCAGTGGGATCTTGTAAGCCTTACTTGCGCCTTTGCTAAAAGACGAATCTGTGATTCTACTGCTTTTCATCTTCTGCTCCGGGGTGCTACCAGTAATGAAAACCCCGTGTTTGCTCATTCAAGGGAATATAAAGACTTGAATGAAGCAATTACTGATTGTATTAAGAGAGGTAAATTAAAAGAGGCATGGCTCCTCAGTCGTTCTATGAGCACATCTGAACAATGGGCTCTCCTGAAAACTCTTTCAGATGATCGTAAAGATGCTCTCGAAATCATAAAGAATATTGGATCTTCAGTATATGAGCAACTTGCTCTAGGCTACATCCTTATAAGCCTAGATGAATGTTCATGGATATCAAGTCAATTGCCCATTGAAAATATAGTGCCATCTGAAGTTATAGAAGCAATGAATGATTGGTCAAAGGAAAAAATGCGTAAAAGAAGAGTATTTAAACCTAAGCCAGAAGCCTTAATATACTTGACTGCCAGGAGTCAACAATCTCCCTATATATCATCAGAGCCAGAGATCCAGTGTGACCTGCTTAAGAATCTTAAGGAGTCTGAATACTGGTCTACAATTCTAGAATCATACATGGCAAAAGATAAATGGCTAAGTGACAAACATAAGGAGGCATTCTTCGACACATTCTTTCCACAAGATATTCCTGATGAATGGTCACTTTCAGACAGAGAAAAATCTCACGGACGTGGCTTAGGAAAGAAGATCGAGCATGCCAGATCAAGGTTTATATATTACACAAATCTAAAGTCAAAGAGCCTAGAATTATGGAATTCAGTATTTCCAGAGATTGATTGTTCTATGGATTGGGATTCAATATATGGGAATTATAAAGGACAATTACAATTCCCAATGAAGCCAGTTAGGAAAGTGTTTGAACTGGCTTGAAGAGTTCACCAATCTTATCTATCATAGGATCATCGAGAGGGTCATAGGAGTTAACACAGAAACGAACAATTGTTCCAAGAGATGCTGAGCATACCACCCTCCCTGTCAAGCGATCCTTTACAAAGGAAATATTACTCTCATCATGTCCAATAAACACCAAGGAATTCTCTGCTGGACTGAATACAAACTTCACGGACATTGTTCTAACGACGGTATTTTTTGCTAGATCTACCATTGTAACAACAAAGCCACTAGTACCATCTGTAAACTTGGCAGTCTCAAGAGTAAAAGAAGGTAGAGGAGTTAGACTATCATGTCTAACCAGGCATTTTACTGTCTGGGGTTTTAAGGTTGATTCTACAAGGCCCATTCTGGGCTAAGAAGGTGATAGGTGTTTAAGCATAAGCATAATATATAGAATTGAGTAGCCCCGTTGTCTTCTTCTGATTTCTTAGGGTCAATGTGAGGTCCTGTAATTCCTTGGCAATATAGTATTCTTTTGTATTCTGAATCCACTGTTGAACTAAGATTGATCCTGGCTTATTGTCATAAGCTGATATAAATCTATTCTGACGTTCTTCTGGCATATAAATTAATTCGGCTTCATGAACAAAATAATCAATTACTTCATCACGAATTGCATACGTTGTTTTCCTAAAATGTGAATTAATTGCTTCAATTTTCAATTGCTGCTTGTAATAAATCATAAAGATCGATACATCACCATCATGTTTCCATAAACCATCTATAATCCATGATGTTTCACCATGCTGTTTACATTGTTTTAAAACAGATATTAGTTCCTTGTATGTAAGATTACTGTTCGTCAATAAATTAACAGGTTTTCTGGGAGTAGGAAACATATAATCTGATAAAAGAATTTTTGATTCAATTGATCTTTTTAAAGTATTTGCTTCATATATAAATGAAATTCCATTTTCAATATCAATTATATAAATAGGTTTCTTAGGAATCTCAAGTGTTCCAGGATCTTCTATGTTCTTTGTATTCTTCAATGCCCTATGAATACGCCATCTGAAAACAAGAGGCTTCAGAATTCTCTTCAAATAAAAAACTCTGAAATAAATAGCCTGAACCTTATTCCATTCATTTTCTTGTTTAGCATAATAAGATTGAACAAGAGATGTGAGAAATTGTGGGGCTTTCCATGGTGTCTCTGGCCAAACATCAAATCTGAATTTAATATTCTTAATCTTCTCTCTAATTACAGATTTTATTTCAGTAAGATTGTTAATTATTTCTAGTGAAGAAAATTTGGCAGATATAGATTTAGAAACACTTTGATTAATAGGAATTTTCCATCTTAAGCCCTCATGGATTTTAAATCCCTTGTATACTGATATATAAATATCACCCCTTTTTGGAATTATCTTCTTTTTCTTATTAATATTTTTTTTAGTTTTTATACCAATTGAAAAAACTGATTCCATTATATAAATTTCTCAGGCTTATTTTAGGCCTCAATCTGAAAGAGAGTCAGTGTGGAACCTTTTAAGATACCACATTTCTCACCATTCATTGTGAAGACATCTGATCCATATAGTATATAAGGGACATCCGAGGTATCCAAGAGCCTCACTTGCTTGAGTCCTCTAGGAATATCTGGACTGTATCGCTCATGAGAAGAGCAGAAACTGGGAGATGGTTTTAATGTAGGACATCTACATCTCATGAAGGTCGCCCCATGTCTTATCAAGGCCTGACATTGATATTTGGTAGATTCATCATCTGGTATGATAGTGAATTTCCCTCGTTCCTGAGTATTCAGATTTTGAATAAGGGCCTGGGGAGGAACTCTCAAATCTGCCGCAATTTCCTTTGCCAAAGCAAGCCCTTTTGTAAATAAGACCGCATCAAGGCTTTCCCATAGGGCCCGTGGAATTGAATAAGACATTTGATATGCGTCAGATTTACTATTGAAAATTTCATTTTTTACACTAAGTTATATGGTTTCTCCATCAGAATGGGGACCTGTAGGGTGGCAATTATTACACGGAATCGCAGAAAGGATCGGAAAACAAACTAAACTTACTTTAATTCGCGATGAAATCAATGAACTAAGGTTTACTCTACGGCATTTTTGGGCACTCCTACCTTGTGTAAAATGTCAGAAACACTACAAGGAATGGTTTCAGAAAATATCACCCGAATCCTGGCTATCTGGTCCAACTTTTGATATCCAGGAATCAATGCGATTATGGGTATATACACTTCATGAGAATGTAAATCAATCTCGTGATGTTGTATCGGGTTTAACTATAGATAAAATGCCAGAAATGTATTCGTCTATTTCGTTAAGAGAAAAGGCAAATGAATTAAAAGGATTCTATCAAAGAGGTCTGGCAGATAGAACTCTCAAGGTAGATGACTGGAAGAAAGCGTGGAGACATTTAGATATGTTATTACGAATCATTTAATCGGCAGTACAAACAATCGGCATGGGGGCTGTAGCAGAAGGAGGTAAGATTTGTGATAAGATTCCGAATAAATCAGATGTTCTTGCCCCACATGCTCTTGAGAAATCATAGGCTGCTTTTCCAAGCCCTCCTGATCCAATCGCTGCCAAAATACTTAAGAAAATACCAGAATTTGATATCCCTTCACAGCCTTGCATATAATAGAAACGCGTAGATAGAATTAATACAGTAAAAATAACGGTTGAAACAATTAAGAATATGGCGTGAGTATTACGTTTCTCATGATTCACTTCATTCGATCCAATCGCCGCAGGAGTCGTTAGACTATCTACCGCATTTGATAAAGCATATCCAATAAAGAAAGCAAATCCTGTCAACCAATAACTGGGAACTGCTCCACCCCCCGTATCATCCTTCCTATAATATTCTAGTGTTGGCGCCTTATCAGTCGCTGTAATTATATTACAAGTATCCCCTGAGGCACGTTTCCAAAAGACTGAATTAGGCCATATAAAATTCATAATAAACTGAATCATCATTTGAAAGAGATATGTGTATATAGGCACTAAAATACCCATTCCTAACGCTAAATTCATATGAGCAAGAGATCCAGTAGTAATTGTATATAATAAAGAAGTACCGCCTAGTATAATTGGTAATTGTTGGACACCACGATATGTGTATTCTTTCACAGCCCCAACAAATTTAGATGCTGAGGTCAGCGACATTCTACATGTACTCATTAAATATCGGATGGACCACAGACATACATAGGTCTACCCTTCTCTAAAGAACTCTGTATAATGGGCAAGTTAAGCACATTAATTCCTTCGCGCCCAAAAAGTGCCTGATTTTGGAATATGAGTAACATTCCCATTACAGATCCAAGGATCAAGGATACTAAGAGTGTTCCAAAGGATTCACAGCCGTAGGAATACCGGAACATAAACATTGCCATAATAAATAGAAAACTTAGTGCAAGAGCAACATTTGTCCTTGTCTCGATCTCGCCATTCAATGACTTAATTTCACGCGCAAATTGCTGCATAGCCCCCACCATATATGCCACAAAGCCTGATAAGAAGAACATAGTGGGAGATGGAAACATTGAGGGTGTTCCAATATTCTCTAAAATAGAGATTCTCATGGAATTTGGGAATATTAGGCCAGGCTGGCACATTGATTGTAGGGCATTGTTACCTGCTCCAACAGGTGCTATACCAGAAATAATCATTGAAAATACTCTTTGTGAAAGCATGAGTTCAACCATTGTAAATAATAACACTCCATAAGACTTGGTCATGCTCAATGCTGATAATATGCCTACACCTAAGACTAGACTATCCGGAAGTAAACGAAGAATTTCTATAGATGTTGGAATTACTGTTGAAAAAATTCCAGCAACGATTCTTTTAAAAAATGTATCTTCCGTGGCGGACATAAGGCCTATCTAACATATTCATATAAACCAATGGGCATCCCATCGTATTATAAAACCTTGATCACAAAGATGCCACATGCTATACAGAGAAAGGCTCCTGCTGAAGTAAGTGCCTTAGTCGTTGACATGAATTGTATGATCTACCATGTTTTGAAGGAACCGAAGATGATGGCCGTGCCCTTTCCAGGCGAACAAGGACGCTTGAAATGGGAACGGAAACTACAAGAAGAAGTATGTTCTTACTTAACCCATATTTGGAGATCTGCTGGAGCACCAGGGAGAGTCTATGTGGCATTAGATGGTGTAGTGCCTTATGCTAAGATAAAGCAACAGAGATTTCGTAGATTCAAGTCAGCAGCATTGGCTGGTACATCAGACAGGGTTACTGAATCTATAGATGGGGTATGTGGCGTGGCTTCGCCATACCCTATATGGGATACCAATTCCATAACTCCTGGTACGCATTTTATGGCAACCATGGGACAAAGTCTTAGAGAAGCAGGCCTCAAGCACGGATGGGTAATTAGTGACACAGATGAGCCTGGAGAGGGAGAACACAAGGTTCTAAAATGGCTTCGTGAGAATGAGATCAAGGAGGGTGCCGTTATAGTATATGGGCTTGATGCTGACTTGATTTTACTGTGCCTAATAGCCGGAGAAGCATTGGGCTCAAAGAATCCCATTTATCTACTTCGTGAAGCAATGGCGTTCGGTAAACTTGTTCGCCTCAACGGATCCCAAGAAGTTGATCTCTGTTTCTTCCGAATTTCAACCTTGAAGGAATCCTTACAACGAGGAACTGAATGGACTAAGGAGCAGTTCTACGATTATATTTTTGGAATGTCATTCTGTGGTAATGATTTTCTACCAACTGGTCTATCCTTAAGAATTCGTGACGAAGGACATTCTATTTTGCTTTCAGGCCTCCAGGATCTCTGGAGACGTAATAAGAACCTCATTGTAATTGAATCCGATGGTGTTTTAAGACCCAATGCTGATGGATTGAAGCAGTTTGCCTCCTGGATTATAGGTCAGGAGGAGAGGTTGATTTTGACAACTATCAAGCGCAAGATGACTGCTCGTTTTGGAGAAGATGAGGCTGATAATTTGCCTCTAAGAGAACAATCTGAGAGACCAATGATCAAGGAGATCCAGGGACAGGTTATACTAAGAGATAATTGGCATTCAACATATTGTAAATTGGCTCTTGGTGAAGATAGTATTGAGCAAAGGAGGGTGAGGGTGGCCGATTATTGGAGAGGATGGTGCTGGATTCTAGATTACTACCAAGGTCGCCGTGTTGATCAAGAATGGGTATACCCAGCAGGATATCCTCCATCATGGTCTGATCTTGTTCGTTACTTTACACTACCTGACCGTGATGACTGGGCTCAAAGAGAACCCTTGAAGCCTCAAGAACAACTTGCCCTAGTGCTACCCATGAGCAGTTGGGGACTCTTATTAAATACTCCCTTTCGATCTTTACCCAGTAAACTCCCCCAATTTTGGCCAAATGGCTTTCGATATGAGACTTTTGCTAAGCGATTTGGTTGGGAGTGTGAGCCAATGATACCAATGTTGAGTCCGGCTAGGCTGCGCCATGAGGTCAGTCAAATGAATGTAAGTAAATAGAAATGGGAAATCTTGCCTTAGCAGCACAAATTCCTGAAGCACATGTGAGAATTTATAAAAATATCATTCAAATCCAATCTCATCAAACTCGCTTACAAATGTTGGAAACTGTTTTATCTGGTCAAGAATATGTGGCAAGTGTCAAACAGGCTGGGCTCTATGGCCCAATACTTTCTTACATTGCTTCAATCCGTCGTGGAGACGCCGCCCTCCTTCCCGGTGAAAACCCAGGAAGTCAACAACAAGTACAACACTACGGTAATCCAAATGGAGGAGGGCAAAGAGTTAACCAAATGCCTTCTTCTGGAAGACAAGGAGGACAGGGAGGACAAATGATCCATAAGTCCGGGGATCCAGGAGAGCATACAAAAGCCATCACATTCTTCTCTCAATGTCTCCAGATTCTAGGATTAGAGGAAGAAGTTGCTCTTAATGAAGATGCTCTCAAGGCGGCCTATAAGAAGGCTTCACTCAGGGCACATCCAGATAAAGGTGGATCAGAGCAAGCCTTTGATCAAGTAACCCGGGCTTACGCATATTTAGGAGAAATCCTCCGGCGTGTGAGAGGAGGGAGATCTGAAATGGTAAATGTTTCAGAAGAATCTCCTGCTCGCCTGGTTGCCTCCAGAGATCAAACCTCCGAATCCTGGAAAATGACTGAACCAGTAAAACTCAATCCAAAGAATTTGAATATAAATGTATTTAACAAAGTCTTCGAGGAAACCAGGCTCCCAGATCCAGATGGAGATGGATATGGAGATTGGCTGAAAGATTCAAATTCAAATTCCGGGAATTCAGGGAATTCCAAATTCAATGGAAAGTTCAATCGCTCCGTTTTCAATGAAGCCTTTGAAAGTGAAATTAAATCCAGAGTCCAAAATCAAAATGGGAGATCCTTGGCCATGAGACAACCTCAGGCTCTAGTAATGGCTCCGACCATGGGAATTGAACTTGGGAGAGAAAGACCGGAGGATTTCACTGGAGCAAACTTAAATGGCCTCAAATACACGGATTTGAAGAAAGCATATACCGAGGAATCTACCTTCAGCCACCAAGTCTCCGATGTCCGAGTATCCAATAAATCTTTTGATTCAGCGGCCTCAGAAAGAAAATCGGCTCCTGCTCCTCTTTCTGCCTCAGAGATGGAGGCTGTTCAAGAGGGTGAGCGATACATGGCTCAAAGGCAATCCCAGCAAGCAGTACGCATTTCAGAAGAAGATAGAAGGATAAGTGAACATTTTGCTAAGATGCAAAGATATGTAATAACTAATCAGTAGAGATGAAGGACTGGATGATCCCTTTAACAATTGGCCTTATTGCTATTTTAGCAATTGGAGTTGGAGCAAGTGTATCACAAGGAATGATAGCCCAGAATCCCTTTGAGGCAACTGATTTATTTAAGAGAGGACTTGGAATGCCCTGCATCTGGATATTCCTCGATACCTCAATCCCTAATGCCCGCAATTACTCAGACTTTGGTGCCCGCTCATCTCGTGCTCTCAATTTACCATTCTTGAATCTCTGTTATGAATCCATTGCAAAAATGAATTCCTCAAATTACAGAATTCAAGCAATCAGTGGATTATCTGGATTGGCGGAAATCCTGGGTGGCTGGGAAGAACTTCCTGAGAAACTGAAGAATCCTCTTGTCACACTTGAACCTGCTGATTTTGCCTGGATTCGTGCGTCTGTTCTAGCAAAGCATGGTGGTCTCTGGGTTGCTCCTGCTACCATCTGCCTAAAACCATTTGGTTCTTTACCCAATAAGCCAGTATTCTTTGGAACTGATACTGATGAGACCTTTGTGGGAACAGCAGGAACTCCTGTGCCTAATTTCCAGGTTGCCTGGTCTCCTAAGGCCGAGGATCCTCTCTGGGTAGCATGGGAAGCACTTTCTAGGAAACGCCTTAATTCCTCAGGTGGTGGTGATACAGCACGTGGAGCAGATAAGTGGGAATTCTTGAGCCTAGCGGCACGCTTCCCTGATATTGAGGTAAGACCCCTGGCTGAACTTGGTCGTAAGGGAGCAGCAGGACGTAGAATCCAGATTGAGGATATATTGGCTGCTGGTCAAGAGGGTGATTTACCTTTTGATATTGGACCTATGGCTGTCTATATTCCTTTACCTTGGCCTGAACTCCGTGATCGTAGAGCCTTTGGTTGGTTCCTACGTATGTCTGAAAGCCAGATAGCAGAAAGCGATCTGGTTATCAGAGATTTATACAGGATAGCTGGTGTCTTATAGGGTGCTTTAGCACCCTATAGAGTTCTGTCTTGTTTTACAAAAACAAGACGCTAATCTCTTCTCCTTGTGCTAGTATACGAGGTGTCGCAGGGTGCATTTGATACACCGTGCGCTTCTTCCCAGAATGAAGCCTTTCATAACACTGTAACCTAAAGCCATAAAATGGCAAAACATGCCGGAGTAAAGTTATAATACGACGAGAATCAATTGTATCAAAGTATCTCTTTGCTTTACATGGTAAATAGAATGGCTCAAGCAAGGGTGCCCAACTTTCAATTGTGTCTAATTTCAATTCATTCGCTGAAAATAATTTTGAGTCATTAAGCCCAGTAAATCCTAATTCGGTAAGCATTTGATTAACAACATCTACATGCGGTTTTTCTCTGAACAACTTACTCATTCTGTTCTAAGCAGTTACTTGAAATAGGCAAACTCCACGGCTTAACTTCACCACAAGCAGTCATAAGATCCAAAATAGATGATCTTGACTGTGAATGGTAAATCCAACTCTTAATAAGAAATTGCTGTATATTATACCATGCTCTATGATCAATAATATTCATGACGATAATATTGTGCTCAAGTTCAAATAGGATATCTTCAAATGAATATCCTAATTCCCAAATCTTATACATATGTTTCTGGGCCTCGTCCCATTTTGAATACATGAGTAATTCAAGCAAATCTTTCATCGATCCCCAGACATTAGGATCGAATGATTTTTTGATATAATCAAGAGTTAGAATATCCCATCCCTCTAGAAGTTTTAGACTATAAAGCATTTTAACCATACTTTGAAATTTCATAATCGAACATACTGCAATCAGCGTAAGTTCTAATCGGGCTTCTTCAGTATATGTTCCTTCAGGGAATCCTTCTCTTTTTAAGATTTCCTTGTAAATTTCTACATTATTAGATGGCTCTATCATTATAATATGACACCTTGATTGTAAGGGTGTAATGAGAGATTCTTGGTTTTGACTAATAAATAAGAAACGGGTAATATGATCAAATGTCTCCATAGGTCTTCGTAAGGCTTGTTGAGAGATAGCAGGCAGAGTATCACAATCATCAATAATAATCCATCGGTAAACACCCTTCCTTGGTGCTATCCATCTCACATGATCATTTAAGATTTGTCTGAATGTATGGATTCCACGGTCTTGGTGCGATGAGATTTCAACACAATATTCACGTTCTTCTTTTTTGGAAATACCAGCCTTCTTGAAATATGCGTTAATGAATTCTTTAGCAAGTGTCGTTTTCCCAGTTCCTGGGAATCCGACTAAAAAGATATGAGGAGGATTATCTAAGCATTTATCTAATTGTTCAACTATTGAATCCATTCCCACTAAGGATGTATTAATCCTAAGCATCTGCTATTATTATTTCTTCTAGTCTTAGACCCTTTACGCATTGTCGCTGGGCTTAATAGTCATCACGCAGTGATCTAAACAATTACCTCTTTATTAAACAAGATGAGCAAGAATCTTTACTCAGTTCTTGGTATAAATAGAAATGCTGATATTAGTGAGATTCGCTCTGCTTATAAACAACTTGCCAAGGAGCATCATCCAGATAAGGGTGGTGATCCTGAGAAATTTAAGGAACTAAGTGAAGCCCATGAAGTTCTTTCTGATGAATCAAGGCGAAAGATGTATGATATGACAGGTAGTATTTCTGAACAACAACAACAGCATAACCCATTCCAGGGATTTGGTGGTATGCCATTTGGAATGCCAGATATGTTTTCTCAGATGTTTAGTGGGGGATCTGGTTCAAGGAAGCGAGAGGGCAAGGGGCCTGGAAAGACTCAAGAGATACCTTTGAGGCTGGCAGATTTCTATCATGGGCGAAATCTAAGTATAAAACTAGGACGTCAGTGTTTTTGTAAGGGATGTGGTGGATCAGGTGGTGCTTCATCAAGGCCTTGTCAGCAATGCGGTGGTTCAGGCCAATTGACCCAAATGGTAAATATGGGGCCCATACAAATGATGTCACAAACCCCTTGCCCTCCCTGTAATGGAAAAGGTAAACAGACCGTAGGAACATGTTCAGGATGTAGTGGTCGTGGTATGACACATGAGGAAAAGACAATGGATATCAAGGTTGAACGTGGTATGATGCCTGGTAATACCATTATATTTAATGGTCTTTGTTCAGACCATCCTAATTTCACTGAGGCTGGAGATGTTACTGTGATTTTGAGAGAGTCAGATGAAGATGATGTGAATACTGCTCAGTGGTCTCGTGATGGGTCGAGATTGAAGGTTAGTGTAACACTCACACTAACGGAATCTCTTCTAGGAACTATTAAGATTCTCAAGGGTCACCCTGGTTTTACTTCTGGCCTGGCAATTGAAATTCCAGTGGGAGTTCAGAATCTTTGGACGGGGGCTTTTCCAGAGATTGGCATGCCAATTCGAGGAACTCCTAGATTTGGTGAGGCATTGATTACAGTAATGGTTGTTCCAACTGATGAAGAGATCCAGTCTCTAAAGACAAACTCCTTGATGTTGAAGTCATTCATGCCTGCTTTACCCCCTGGTCCAGAGGGTAGTGTATCCTTGAATGTTGGTAAGTGGACTCCTTAGATCTAAAGTATTTATCTTATAATTTAATATGTTGAAAATTATCACAGATATTGAACTAAAGATGCGGGAACTAGAGGCTATGATAAAACTCCAGGGTGAGGAGATTGAGAAATATAGAATAGATTTAATGAAATTAAAGGAGAAATTAAGTGAAACCTCTAGGTGATGGACATTCATGTTTACCTGGGGATACGGTGACCTTCTTAGGACTTATTTTAGTTAGAGGAACATTTGGGATCACTTTAATATTTAAATTTGTAGGATTACATAGTGAGCATTTGTAAATCAAATTGATACTATCTAATAACACTGCCTCCTCATGCTTACACATCCACTTGGGCCTGGGAACTCGCTTTCTTTTCTCTAGAGTTAAAAGTCCATGAAGAGGGTTTATTTTGATTTCTGACATCTACAAAAGATAGTTTTATCATCTTTGTAAAGGCGATAAAATTAACTTTTTATTTCAGAATTAGCCAGTCGTCACAAGATTCACGTCATCGAAAGTTGAAGGATATGGGGAAAGCGCAGCTCTTCCGTATGATAAATATGTTGTTATATATCCGATTGAGTTATCTGGAGAATCACCAGGTACTGGAATTACTCTTGCTGGGTTTTGAGGTGTAAGTTGTTTTACAAGGCGCCAGACAATAACCACATTGCCATTTGTTAGCCTAAACCTTAATTCTTTACCCTGGTCCTGAAGAAGTGTTCCTACACCCAAACTGTAGCCAACATTTGTGGTAACTGGATTTTGTCCAAGTGAACTTACGGTGTTTTCAAAAATTGAATTATATACACCTGCTATATTCGCAATATCTGGACATGTTATAAAGTCACCATCGTATGTGAATTTTGATGTGGTTGTAGCTAGAGCTCTAGTAACATTAATTTCAGGATAGAGCCAAGTTGTATTGATCACGGTTACAAAATTATTACCACGTGGTTTTATTTGAGAATAGTTGCGTTTCATTATCTACACAACGCCTACATTTATCCTACACGCGCAACAGTCACGGCAGTGGCGGCAGTTGCCGCGGCCCAGACTTGGACGTAGAACTTCTGGGTTGAATAATTGGGTGGGACACCCTCAGTAGTTCCACCTAACTGGGGTTGTACTAAGACATATTTTGCAACTTGAAGACCATTTGTTCCATATGTTATGGTATTCTTACCCATATCACGAAATAAAGTGCCGGATACATAGGTTGATGTAGTTGTAGCAGCGGTAAAGCCAGTGGTAGTCATAACAGCTGTAACAGAAGTACTTGTAGTAGGAGTATAGATTGTTGTTGTTCCTAGGGCTTTCAGGTATTTCACTGATGTGTCAATTTGACTTATAGAGGTTAGTAAAGAAGACATATCTATAAGATAAGCAGATTTACGTAACTTAAATATAAAAAGTTTTTAGGGTGCTTCAGACAAGGCAAGAAAATGATTTATCTGATACACTTTATATGAATTTAACGAATTTGGTCATCACGCCTAGTGACCTTTGGCTGTCACGCCTAGTGACCAGTGAACTTATGCCCTTGGAGCAAAAGCATTAGGATCCTTAGCCGCAGACCACTCGTAGTTTAAGGCAGCCTGCTTCTCCATACCAGAGGGTAACAACATGGAATCCTCCGTTAGAGGGGATCCAGTTAATTTGTGATGACCACCCCTGTGTGCCCTATTCTTCCTGGAACGCCTTCCACCATCCTGCATTCCCTGGATCTGAGAAATTGCCGTATCTAGAGGACCCGTGCGAGCAGATGCTATGATGGGGCCAGTTAGAACACTGTCAGTGACAGAACTAGGGTATGCGCTAGGTGCTCCACCGTATTGGCCCTTATGTAAATTTAGATACTGGGTTCCCTGAGACATAGAGTTTTGTTGAGGCATTTTCATGCTAGCATCATTCACAGGAGACATTCCACCAGCCCAGCAACGATTCTTTCTAGTGGATCGGTTCTTACGGTAAGAACGGTTCTTCCTGTTGGAACGATTCTTCCTAGAAGCATTGTTCTTCCTGTTGGAACGATTCTTCCTGTTGGAACGATTCTTCCTAGAAGCACGATTCTTCCGGCTTCTCTTATCCTTTCTGGAGAGCATTCTATTAATGTGCGTGAAAAAAGTCCACTGACTAGAATAGAAATGCCATCCGAACCCTCATGGTCAGAAGCAATCTCTAATTCAACTGTGTGCACATGGTTTTACGCACTATCCATCTTAAACTTGTTATTCGGAGTTGCCGGAGTTCTTTCAGCCTTGTATTTAGTCTCCTTGAACAAGAATACTCTAGGAAGTGTTTTCATGGTAGTGGCCGCCTCATCCGTCGGATTCATGAATTCATGGTTCTTCTTTCTTGTATGTAACCGATCTCTAAATACTACCTAGTCATCATTAATCAAGCATTGTTTAGAAAACATTTTAGGAATAGTAAGAATATCTTTCTCTTCCTTTTCTGTTATTGTCACCGGATCAACATCGAGAAGAACCGGAGTTACAGAGTTTGCTGAAACTACATAGACCGGGCATTCCGGCCTTCTCTTAGCAATCTTCTCAGCAAGATTCAAATAATAACGACTTCTCGGTCCCTCAAATACAAGAAATACATTTGAACTCTTTTCAATCTGTGAATCTCTGAAAACTCCCGCCCTCTTTCCATTCGTTACCCAATCTGATTTCATCATAGTTACTGGAATATTTTGCCGATTAGCCCAACACTCAATATATGTGCTAGATAATGGCTCCTCGGGAAGAATAACCTTCACAATCTCTTGATCCAAATCATCCAAAATGGGAATTAGAATCTCACTTTGGATGATTTGTTTAGTAATGGCATTTCTAGATCCAAGAACTCCAAGGATTTTGGGCATACGTATTTTATCCAATGATATTGTTTCAATTTTATAAGGTTCATTAGATGGCTAAGTTAACATTAATAAATATACTAGGATCATTACTTGTGATCAGTGTAGTTATTTACTTATTTCACATTTTTATAAGAATTGATGGATTTGATACAGACCCTACTACGTCTAAATTATACTCTTCCTTGTCTCCGGCTGCCGCAGCTGCCGCAGCTGCCGCAGATGCTCAAGATGCTGCTGATAAGGCAAAAGTGGCAGATATAGCGGCGGTTGCGTCTAAGGCAGTTTCTGATAATTTACTTCCCCAGATGAATGCCTTGAAAGGTATTAATGTACAATGTTCGAATGGTGAACCAATCATAAGCACGAATAATACGCGTAATACCAAGTTTATTCCTACGAGTAATTCTAAACCCGATTCTTGTGGTATCCAGACAAATTCATGCGATGATTAAAATAGTTTAATTTATAAAAATTAGGATTTATATCTTAATTTTTATAAAACAAATTTACTTTATGGATAAATCTTATTTATTCACCGCGCAAGGTGGAAGCCTGAATCTTACGCTTCTGGATCTTGGAACTTGCCAAATAAATGGAGTTCTCAGTCATTATAATGAAATCCTCGCCAGCCTTGTAAATCTTCTGGATATGGCTGGTATACTCCTCAGAGTTCTTCACTAGCATCTTCTCACCAGTAGTGGCATCCTCACCAAGAAATGCCTTGCCCTCCGCAGAATCAACAAAATAATCGAGTTGAATGGGCATATCCTTCTGAATAGCAAGTTTTGCGGCACTCATAAGCGTGGCAACAGAGGGAAGCACTTCAGTTTGAGGATTTAGTGTAGTTACACCCGTTACATTCGTTACACTCGTTACACTAGTAGGAGGAACAGGTGTGTTCATAGGAGGGGCAGGTGTTGACATAGTCTGCCGTAGTTCTGGAAAAGTGATAGGAATGTTTTACGCGTTCATTATAGCCGTAGGCAAAGTTGCCTGTGGCACAATGGCCTGTGGCACAATGGCCTGTGGCAAAGTTGCCTGTGGCACAAACAGAAGTTCACCCTGATGTGTCTTCAAGATCTCATTGAAGAATTCATATGCTTCATTAATCTGATCCATTTCACGCGCCCCCGTAATGATAATCTTCCCAGAACTAAACGGACTAATTGTGATTCTCTTACACTGCCCATCTCCATCACCTAATCCCTGACCATTACATGATGTCTTACATTCACAAATCCCTGGCCTTAATGGATTACCCTTCTTGTTATAGTAGTATTTCGTATTCACTCCCTGATATATCGTGCTCTCATGTGATGAGAACAAGTTATAGACATTACTTAGAACCTTGTGTAACTTATCCTGGTAAATCTGCCTGTTAATACTGTAATCACTATTGATTAGTTGAATGCGAAACTTTGTTAAAGAAGGACTCTCAGTGAATACCTCAGGATCCTTCGCAACAATTTGATCCATAACGAATTGAATGGCCTCCTGACTAAATTCAGCAGTAGGAACACCAGTCATCTGAATTCCACCATTCGCAAACATCTTAATATTCACCTCCTTCCATCCCCGCCCCTCACACCTCTTCCTGATTACAAGAGTTGCCTGATTGAAGAATGTCTTCTCAGTTACCTTTCGCTTTGTCAAGACATCGCGCGTTGATGATCCTATAACCTTTGTCTCATATTCCATCTTCAAGAATCCTTCTCCAGGATATCCAAATGGGATTGCCCATAGTTTTAAATTATTAAAGAGTCTACCCAGACGAATACCACAGCCTACGTGACATGTTGTTACCATTGTAGAAATTCTCAAGGGACTCATAGTTAATTCATTCGAACCCATACCTAAAAGTGTTTAAGTTGTCGATTCATTTTTTTGGGCAAGTAATAAATTCATATAATTCTAAGAAATTTGAGGAGAGATTTACTTATTCTGAATTGAACTCGTAAAACCTAACCACATCTGTTCCATTGATTCAACTGTCGATTCAGCAGTAGTCCAAACTGAAAGATTTGGATCACATATTTCAATCCATTCTTTCCAACAATCAAATCCAGTATTTGTAATTAAGGAAAGGCTCAACATATGACATCCAAAAGATTGTAATGACATTTCTTCATAACATTGTCTCCAGAATTTCTTTCTATCTGATTTATGAATACACAGTAGCCTACAAAGCCAAGTCGTAGCCTTCTGTGAATCATTGGGATTTAGAAGAAAATATCTCAGGTCACTTCTTCTGAGGCGAATATCATAGCGTCCTGGATTCTCAGTATTAGCAATTGTTTTTAGCCTTGATTTTAAAACATTCTCAGGTAAGGGATCGAATCTCAGAACAAAAAAACGTGTCCTTAGTGATGCGTGAATTTTACAAAGTGAATTACACAAGAAAAAAACTAAAATATCTGTAGTGGGCTTTTCCAAGAGAGGCCTCAAAGCAAGTTGTGCCGGTTCTGTCAAAGTTTCCACTTCATCGAAAATTATAATTTTTGGTTTATCTGTAAATCCAAAGAGTCCAGTGCCCGCTGACTCAGTAAAAGGATAGACCTTGGATCGAATCGCTTCTAAACTTCTTTCATCACTGGCATTCAAGAAAAGGGCCCTGCCTACTCTTTCCAAAGATGTCTTATAAAACTGGTGAACAATATTCCAAGCAGCAGTTGTCTTACCGCATCCTGGAGGACCTACAAATATACAATGTTGAAATGTGGAAGGTGTTTTAATCATTGCTTCTATACACTTGTCCACCCTGGATTTATCCATCTAATGTATCTCATTTGATAGCATTAAGTGCCTTTATAACAATAAAAGACCTAAACCCTAGAAGCCATTTTGATACAGAAGTTATGCCAAAGGTTGCTAAAGTTAATGCGCCTGAAAAAGTAAAAAAGAGAGCATCCAAGGCAAAGCAAGTTCCAATTGTAGCAGTAATTTCAGCAGATGGCGGGATTCAGGGGACCTTCACTCCTGAACCCCGTCGACCCTTGATCGCACACCTACCATTTAGAACAACTGAGATCCAATTTCAAGATGGTCCTCTAATTTATGATCCCCGTCCTCCTACAGTTCCTGAACCATATGAGATCGATGACCTATATACAAGTAATGCTGAGATACTTGAGAATGACAAACCCGATATTTTAGAGCAAATTCCTGAGCCTGTAACTTCGCCTGTGGCTAAGACTGTAATAAAAGAAGAAATGAAGATTTTTCGCACAATGGATGTTATGCTAGAATATCGTGTGGCAAATGAGACTCATTCTCTACCAGAGTCAGTTGAAGCCGCATGCTTCTGGTGTGCTGGATGCTTTGAAGGCCGCCCTGTAGTGCTCCCCACTCTAGAGGAAAATGGTCTATATAAGGTATACGGTAATTTCTGTACTCTATCATGCTCTCTTTCATATTTATTGAATGAGCAAGTTGATCCCCAGGTGCGTTGGGAGAGACAGGCTCTCCTACATAGAATGTATTCTCAGACATCTTCAATTAATCCCGCACCTCCTAGAGAGAGTTTAAAATTCTTTGGAGGTAGTTTGACTCATGAGCAATACAGAAGTGTAATTGAAAAGAAGCAATTGCGGATTGATTCTCACTTGCCTCCTGTGATCAGTATTCTTGCTACTCTAGATACAAAGCCAATTGATTTCTATGAGACATCACTGAGAAATACTAGTGCTACTGGAGTTGACGTGGTAAAAACACTGGAGCCAGGGTTGCGGTTGAAGAGATCTAAGCCCTTGAAGGATAAGGAGAGCACATTAGATGCTGTAATGAATTTACATGTAAAAGTGCGTGTATAAGGGATACTGTAAAAATTGACATTTTGATTTATTCATGGTTTAGTATAATCATGTATAAGGCTCTGAAGACCGCGCAGAATGATGTAAATGAGATTCTCTTGAAGTTCATGGATAGCCTCGTAGAGCCTATGGTTTCACCTGTACCTGTGGTCTCTAGAGAGCCTGTACCTGTGGTCTCTAGAGAGCCTGTACCTGTGCTAAGCGACAGTCTACAACCTCAACTACAAGAGATGATGAGCACAATGGCATATGTCCATCAGAAGCAGAATGCCCAGTTTGCCACAATGCTACAGGAGATACAGTCCCTCAGTAATAATATGTCAAACATTATAAATATGATGAATGATCAAAAGAATGCTATTAATACTGCCACGACAATTCCTTGTATTCAGCACACCGCACAGGCTTCTGAGTTAAAGGAGGTATATGTGACACAAGTGCCTGAACAAGTGCCTGTTCAGGTGCCTGAACAGGTATCTCAAGAACAAGATGATGATGCTTATGTCGGTGAGTTATCGAATGTAGAGGGTGATGAGACTCCAGATATTGATATTGAGGAGGAAGAGGCTCCTGAGGAGGAAGAGGCTCCTGAGGAAGAAGGTCTTGAGGTTGAGGAGTGGACATTCAAGGGACGCTCATTCTTCAAAGATTCCGAAAATACAGTTTATACGAATGATGCGGGAGAAATTGGAGATCCCATTGGTCAATATGATCCAGTGAAGAATATTCTTAAGAAACTAACCAGTTAACCGAGGGATTTTAAGAAGCATAGTTAGATATGTCTTGTGCCAGTGGCATTATAATGTCAGCACTAACACTTGCTCTAGTGCTTGTTGATTTATATAATAATCGAATGGCCAATCTTGTAGATCATATTGTTCTAGGTGGTATTATAACAATTCTATTTTTTACAATGTGTAACTACGGCTATGAATTAGTAAATTGGATGTTTCTAGGATTCATACCTCTTATATTAATTATATCATGGATAACTAGTTTTTTTAAAAGAACATATGAAGATAGCAGATGTGATATATGTCATGAGACAAATTGTGAATGTGAGAGGCCAAGATATAATATTTCAAGGGCAGAACCTATAAAGCCAGATTATAATATATCATTTCCAAAATGTTCTTACAAAATGCCACTCTCTTGTCCTGCTAATCCTGGGGGAATTACTCTACCAACTAAATGTGGGGTTTCAAGGTTTACATAAACAGGTCTAAATAATCAGATCATCTCTTAATTAGATATGATCAGAGAGTTATTCTGGAAATGGGGTCCATGGGCATATAATAAGGCATCATATCTTATTTATAGAAGTAAACAGGTTGTTAAAGTAATTTATAATGAAATACTTCTGGAAAAGGAATGGGTCTTCCTTAAGGGTATTCAGATACCAATTTCTTCAGAATCCTTTGGCCAAATAGAAAATTTAAATGTCAGATGGCGATGTAAGATGAATCCTCCTAGATTTATTGAACCCGTGAGTTTTGTAAAAGAAAAGCATTTATCTTATCTTGGATTCGTTGTAAAAATACCTGGAAGGGCAGATCTTGATTTATCAGATTGGATTAATGATATTCATTATATTGGATCTTCAGAACCAAGTGTCTGTGATATCTTTTGTCTGTGGTGTTGTGAAAACAATATATCATACTTTCATCTGTTTGATCTCATACAAGTTGAATGTATAAATGATTTAGGAGATACTATTAAAAAAGGGCTTAATGAATAACTGTGTTAGTAAAATAGTAATGTGTGAGGTTCCTAATGTAACCCTCACAGATCCTATTTCAACAGGTCCATGGACTTTATATTTTCACCAGGGTGATTCCGAGAAATGGACTATTGACACATTCTTAAAAATCAGTGTATGTTCTACATGGGGTGATGTTCTTTCAGCAATAGAGGAAGTAGGAAATAATAGATTTAAAAGTGGACAACCTTTTTTTATGCGTGGAGATATTTTACCCTTGTGGGAGAATCACCAGAATATTCGTGGAGGTAGTTATAGTATAAAAGTCCCATCTGAGAATGTGAAAGAGGTATTTACTACACAAGTTCTTCAGGCAATGTTGGGTTTAGCATTCAAGGAGCAAGATAATAATTGTATTGGAATAAGTATGAGTCCGAAGAAGGGGACATTCAATATTATGAAAATATGGAATCTAAACGCAGAAAAATTCAATGATGCGAATGGTCTCTGTTTCATTGATTCTCGCTGCTCAGATTCAGAGGTCTTGTATACACCTCATGTTCAGAAGAGAATGTAACATGATTGCTTACAAACAGGGCATTTGCCCTTGGACTGGGGGCAAGCAAGCCAGGTGTTTATTCCCTCAGTGGAGAAGACATGGCCGCAGCGAGTTACAGTTCCGCTATCTGTAATAGGATCACCGGTTATAGGACAAGATTCATTCTTTCTGATGTAATCAGCAAGAACGATTTTTACAAGGTGAGGGGGGAATTTTGAATCCACAGGTATAGGTGAAACCACAGGCACAGGCATAGCCACAGGCATAGCCACAGGCATAGCCACAGGCATAGCCACAGGCATAGCCACAGGCATAGCCACAGGCACAGGCACAGGCATAGCCACAGGTAAAGGCTTTCCTAGAGTTGGATCCGTGCTATAGAGGTGAGGCTCCAAATACCTAGGCTGATCATCAGCAAGCACCTCACCCTTAGGAACAAATGTGAAATCATTAGAAGGAAGTTTTGTCATTTCCTCAGGAGTCATAGTTATTACTGGAGCGACAATCGTAGACCCATTTACTGTGACCTCAAGGCTTGATCCACTGAAAGACCACTTACAGGGATTATATATCTTATCATTCCATCTGCGAATATAAGAAGTTAGACTCATTCCATTTGATCTGTTCGTGCGCAATTTCTCCCCATCCGCATACTTAACTGGCCACAAGATATTAGTCTCCGTATCAAGAGTATCAATGGACTTGTAGAGAGTATTCTGAAACATCTTGAACCTCAGCCCAGGTCCAGCACAGACTGTGAAATACATTGGGAAACGTGACATTACTCTTGAAGTTACACTATTGGTTGCTTAAAGTAAAAAAGGTGCTGGATTCAATTTTTTCATAAGTTAATCAAGGGTGTAAGAATTACAGGGATTATTACAGAGAGGACACTTTTCTTTAGAAGAAGGTAAAGAGAGCCAATGTTTGATGGCAGATTTTTCGAAGATATGGAAACAAGAAGTGATAGCACCATTTGAGACATCAATGTCTACAGATGTAATTGGACATGTTACCTCATGGAAAGCGGCATCTCTTAAAAGAGCCGTAATTCCATGCTGAGGGATCTTAGTGATGGGATAAATTTTAGGTTGTGCTAAAGGCACCACTGGTTCTGTAATAGGAATGAAGGCTGTAGGTTTTATAGATGGAAGAGCATTCATTGGTGAAATATGAATAACTGGAATATGTAATCCATGGAATGATAATCTATTATTAGTATATCTCCATGAAATCGGACGATTTATATTGCCATTACTCTTTCTTGTTATTATATTATAGGTTGCTGTATTTACTGGAGCATAATTATGTACGTTATAAAATCTGTTAAGATGATTACCTGGTTTTAAGACATGAACTCTTTTATTTTCATTATCAAACCCACCATTTGTCCAACGTAGAAGATAATATCCTTCTCGTTGCCCAACAATAGTTCTTACACAAAATGTCATTGGGAATTCTTGAATTACTGGCACAAAGGGCTGATCTGGTATATCTACTTCGAATTGATCCATGTTATACCTTTCTAAGGCATAAAATACTATCAATTTTTTCACTAAATATCAAAATGGGGGACTATTTTATGTATTCTTGTATTAAGAAGAAATGGATTTGGTTCTTTCTTTTCCTCTTTTTTTTCCTCTTTTGGGGCTGTAGCCTCTTTCTTCTCTCCTGTTTTAGATTCAGTTGTATCGTTGGTATCAATATCTATTGATATATCATATACTTTTCCACAGCACGTTGTTCTTATATGTTTATGATTAATAGCACTATATACGACTCCTAGAATAGATATAACTAGGCCAGAAATACCTATGATTGAACCACTGTCCATTCTAATCGTAGAGATTAATTATTATTATTCCTTCTTATTCTTTATAGGCGCCAAAACTAACTTTACCTCTCCCAAATTAGCCACCATGTATCTCAAGATCAAGGGATAATCATTCTTCAAATAAAGTTCAATACTAGGACACAATGTGGTACACTTTGTGAAAAGAACCAAATGTTTCAACTGGAAGATTCCCTGGACAATTTCTGTGGTGGTTCCCTTTGTCTGAACCTTCATAGAAGCCTGATTATCCGCGATCACTGTCTCCTGCTCGGCAAAATCGCCAATACATCTGAAAATCAAATTATTTCCAGAACTTGTCACCTCCATTTTCTCTCCCAAGACATTCATATCTCGGCAAATCTTCTGAAAATCCGCACTGTGCATGTGAATAATGCTGGTGAAATTCAAACTTGGAATACTAATATCCTCCACGTCAGTATCGAAGAGTTTCAAGAAGAAATTAGTAACCTGAGACTTCTCAGTATTCTCCATGCGAATACCTAACTTATTAGGATTATTGGCGGGCAAGTAAATCGTTAGACTATCATTGTTACCCATTGTCTTAATCAGTTTGAACAGGTAAATCATGTTCACTCCTAGAACATGCTTCACAGGACAATAGAAATTCTCAAAACGATCAGCATGAAGCCGTAGGTAAACTAGAACTGTATGTGTTTCATCTACAGCAACAATCTTCATCCCCTGGGAATCAAACTCTAGATTAGCCTCCGTAAGGATTTCCTTTAAGGCCTCGATTAAAGTGCGAAAAGCACCAGACTGAACAGTCTTCACTTCGAATAAGTTTCCATTGGCATTCGGGGTAGCCTTTGGTTGTATGGTACTCATCCCTTCTTATTGTCGGAAGCGTTCTGTCTTTAGGCGAAATAACGCAAATGTATCTTTATAAACCTAAAGACTAACGATTCTTTCTTGTTTTGCGTGATGACTTATAATTACGCACCATGTGATATGCTGTGACTGCGCTAGCAGGAAGAAGTCTAGCACCATTGCTTATAAAAGAGGATCCCATTACTGAAGGATAAAATCCACCCTTTCTTGATCTGCGTCCACCTGTGTGTTGGAGAGCAGGTCTAGCAAGTCCAGGTTCAGAAATAAGAACATTTGATCCAGCATATCCTGAGGGTTCCCTGTATGAATTATTTATATAAGAAAGTGGTGCGGCGGATGCTCCACCAGCATGTTTTCTATTACGTCTAGAACGTCTAGAACGTCTAGAACGTCTAGTACGTCTAGTTCTCCGTTTTCCTCCAAATTGTTTACAGGCTGAACATGCCATTCTACAATGTTCTAGGAATTTATAATCGAACTTTTCTTGTCCCCTTTTTTATCTTTCTATTTTTTCTTGTAAGTCTTCTAATTTGACTTAGATCCATCCCATCTTTTTTCATATTTGCTCTAAGCCTTATAAAATAGAAATTGACATGTTCATATTTGATTCTATGTTTCTTCATAGTAGCAATTAAAAATTCCTCAGAAGCCAGGGGCTTATATTTAGAATACTGAAGAGCCTCATTAAATCTTAAGCCATAGGCAACCATTTGTTCGGGTCTTCCTAAAGCAAATCGATCATTCACATCACCACATAATCCAAAGTTAGGTATACATATTTTGTTAGAAGTAAATGAAAACCATTCTATATCGAGGGGGACTTGATATAAGACATCTGGTCTACAAAATATAACATGGCTGTAACGCCTCTTATTCTTTTGCCACATGGTAGTCAATTGTTTCTGAGACCATAAATACAAGATATGATTATCCAGGGTTGTGAAATCTCCTGGAATTGCTTGCTTCTCTTTTCCCCATGGGTCACCCTTTGTTCTATATTTTTCAAGGCCAATATATGTTGAAACAGTCTCCTTATTTTCAACCATATGATATGTTGGTTCTAATAACTTGTATTCATCAGCATTAAGCATTATACTTCTTTCACCAGCTCTAGGATTTGTATATGGTTTTTTTATTTTATATGTATGTAAATATGTATCATATTTAATTCCATGATTCTTGAGTTGTTCAAATAAATATTTCTTAATAGAAGGTAAGGTATATTCTAGAGATCTAGTTAAACCGAAAAAGCAAATAGCTACTCTGACCTTTGGAATGAAATTATGATAACATAGAACCTTAGGAATATACTTAAATTTATCATGATGTTTTTTGTAAATCTGACTTATAAATCTGAAATCTCCTGCTGATTTGTGGATTGCCCAGCGTGTAGAACCAATGAGCTCTCTGGGAACTATAAATTGAGATGTATCAATATTATTTTTTTCAATTGTATCTCCCTTCAGAATTCTACCCTCCTGAATTCTATTCTGATCCCATGTATAAACAAATTCTGGGTCTAGGTTAGGTAACGTATTCCAGAAACCCTCATGAAATATATTATCATCATCCATCACGTATACGAAGGTATCTTTTATTAAATCTAAGGCCAAATTAATTTGAGGATGTCCCGCAAATCCTTCTGTATCACAGAATATCTCAAGAATCTTTTGTGCATGAGGATCTAGAGTAAAGTGAAAGTCGTATGTTCTACAGTTTGATGTATCGTATATTATGTACCACATAGATACCATTGTAAAATCAATTGATTCATATATTCTTTTAAGATTCTGTGGCCTTGAACAGGCCGTTATTATTGAGAGCATCTTAATTTAAGTTAATATTTTATTAACCGGAATTTATCTCTTTAATAACTTCCTTAATTGTATCGCGTTTTAGAGTTTTTCCTGCTTCTTTTAATATTGGATTAAGACAATTGCGAACAAAAGTAGAGGATTTATTATGTTTCATGTATGAGTATAGTTCTTCACTGGTTAACCCTTGTAAGAATTTTCTATACCATGGTAAATGTTTCGCTGTGAAATCCCCCGCTATTCGTATTGCTGGAGCAGTATAATTATTATCTTTTACTTTATATAAAAAGTTATTATTCACTATAGTAAAAGTAGTATCTACTGCAGCCGTGTAGAGTTCATAGTCTTTATTTTCTATAGGCTCCTTCCAATACCTTAATTGATATTCATACAAGGGATTTCCTTCAGATGCACATGTAAAAAATTCATCCTTATCTTTTATATTAAGTGCTAATCCAACCTTGTAAACCTTATATTTGTTTGATATATTTAATAAAATTTCAGCAAAATTCTGTGGCATCTTCTCATTAATTTCGATATCTGGATCTGACATAATAAATACCTTTGGTAGAGGCTGTTTTAAAAAAACACCACTTCCATAATTCTTATCTAATAATCGTATTTCTATCTTATTTTTTAATTCGTCTTTAATTTGCTTATAATATTCAAAGAGTGGTTTATATGTACTTTTATTGTCTAACAATATAATGGGATTAGGATAACTTTTTAATTGATCTACTAATTTTCTTATAAAAGTTAAAGTATTCCAGCATATAATTACTACCGGAATTTTAGATGGATCTAATCTCTTTCTTGTTTTCATCTATATTATCTGGATTAAATAAGTTAGTGTGAAAATTGACCCGTGAGGGGGACCCTTGTTTCAGTATAACACCATGGCTGATCAGTATAAGAAGCATACTCACCGTGAGCATATCTTGGAGTTGCCTGACACGTATGTTGGCAGCACAGAGACTCATGAGGAGGTCCGTTGGGTCTACGACGTTTCGTCGTTGAAGATGGTTCACCGTAAGGTCGCTTTCAACCCAGGGTTCTACAAGATTTTCGACGAGATTATTGTGAATGCTCGTGACGCCCTTGTCCGCAGTCATGGCCCAGGTAAGCAAGCAATTAAGCACATTGATGTTTCTGTGAGTCGTATGACCGACGACAGCGGTAAAACTAAGATTGTCATTGATATTGAGAATGACGGTGATGGCATTCCCATTGAACTCCACAAGGAGCATAATGTCTACGCCCCAGAACTTATCTTCGGTCACCTCTTAACAAGTGGCAATTATGACAAGACTGAGGAGAAGATTGTGGGTGGAAAGAATGGTTATGGAGCCAAACTCACTAATATCTTCAGTAATAAGTTTACACTCAAAACTCGTTACCCAGCATCTGGTCAAACCTATACTCAAGTTTGGCAAGATCACATGTCAGTCGCAGGGAAGCCTTCTATTGTCAAGGACAAGGTTTCCAAGGGATTTGTCAAGATTACATATGAGCCTGACCTGAGTCGCTTTCCTGGTTTGGATCTAGATGCCATGTGCCAAGTTCTACATACCAGGGCAATTGAACTCGCAGCCATGGCTGGGAAGGAAGTGAAGGTGACTTGGAATGGAACTTTGGTAGGAACAAATACCTTTGAGAAATTCATCAATCTCTTTATTCGTGATGGAACTTCACATGCCTACGAGCGCTCTGGAGATCGCTGGGAGGTGGGTGCCGTCTTAGCAAAAAATCTCTTTGCTGAGGATGATTCTCCAGATGACAGGCATATTTCCTTTGTCAACGGAATTAACACTCGCAAGGGTGGTAAGCATGTGGAGACTGTATTGAAGACAGTACTTGGGAACTTTACAGAGATAGCAAAGAAGAAGAAGATTGATATCAAGCCTGCCCAACTGAAGGATTCAGTTGTCTTCTTCATTAATGCCACTATCGTAAATCCCGCCTTTGATTCTCAGACCAAGGAGACTCTGACAACTCCTGCGACCAAATTTGGTTCTGTTTACAAGTCTGAGAAGATGGCTGATCTCTTAGTAAAGATTGGACTTCTTGAGGAGGCCCAGTCAATCCTTGATGCGAAGGCCGCAAAGGATGCTAAGAAAACGGATGGTTCTAAACGCAAGACACTCCGCGGCCTCCCTAAGTTAGAGGATGCTCTGTGGGCTGGGACTGCTAAGTCTCCTGAGGCCACCTTGATCTTAACCGAGGGAGATTCAGCAGCGGCTTCTGCTATCGCAGGTCTAGCCGTTGTAGGTCGTGAGAAGTGGGGCGTATTTCCTCTTCGTGGTAAGATGCTTAATGTAAAGGATATTAGTCAGGAGAAGTTTAATAAGAATGAGGAATTGACTGCTATCAAGAAAATTCTTGGACTTGAGCAAGGAAAGGTTTACCAGGATGCCAAGTCCCTACGATATGGTCGTGTGATGATTATGACTGATCAAGATCACGATGGATCGCATATTAAGGGTCTTCTAATGAACTTCTTCCATACCTTCTGGCCTTCGCTCCTACAAAAGGGATTTCTCTGCTGTCTTGCTACTCCCTTGTTAAAGTTGACGAAGCGTGGAGTCGTTCAATCATTCTATTCTCAGGGTGAGTTTGAGGCATGGCGTGAGGCTAATGGCGGTGATGCTGCCGTGAAAGGTGCTACCATGAAGTATTACAAGGGATTGGGAACTTCTACTGCCCAAGAGGCCCGTGAATGGTTCAAGGATCTCTTCGACATGAAATATGAGTGGGATGATTTATCAGATGATGCTATCTGTCTGGCATTCTCCAAGAAGCGTGCTGATGACAGGAAGGAGTGGCTCAAAACCTATGATTCTAGGCGCACACTGGCAGTAGTAAAGGGTGGAAAGGTCCCCTACGATCGCTTTGTCCACGATGAATTGATCCACTTCAGTAATGCGGACAATTTAAGGTCTCTTCCTCACGTGATGGATGGACTGAAACCAAGTCAACGCAAGATTCTCTACTGTTGCTTGAAGAGAGGGTTGCGTTCAGAGATCAAGGTTGCTCAACTGGCAGGTTATGTTTCAGAGCATGCTGCCTACCATCATGGTGAGGCATCACTGAATTCCACAATTACTGGAATGGCCCAGAACTTTGTTGGTTCCAATAATTTGAACTTACTTGTGCCTAATGGCCAATTTGGATCTCGTTTGATGGGGGGCCAGGACGCAGCCCAACCAAGGTATATTCACACATATCTGGAGCCCATTGTGGATTCCATGTTCAAGAAGGATGATTCTGGTATCCTCAAGCATATTGATGATGATGGTGAGGTTGTAGAGCCTGAGTTCTACCAACCTGTTGTTCCTCTCCTTGTCATCAACGGTGCTTTAGGAATTGGCACTGGATTCTCCACGAATATCCCTCCTCACAATCCCAGCGACATTCTGTCGCTATTAAGAGATCGTCTATTTATGAGACGTTCTACACTCACAGGACTCATCCTTCAGCCATGGTGGTATGGTTTCACAGGAACAATCCATCGCATTGCCGATTCAACGTGGGTAACAAAAGGAAGGGCAACTTGGGATGATACCAAGCATACTATTACCGTCACGGAGTTACCCGTAGGCACTTGGACTAAGGATTACAAGACATACTTGGATACTCTGTGCACGGGTGACAAGGAAAAAGGTATCAAGCCAATTCTTGAGTCATTTGATGACTTGTATAATGACACGGATGTGAAATTTATTCTATACTTTGATTCGGATACCTACTTTGAAATGCGCACGGATGCTACGGCTGCTGAGAAGATGTTACAATTGAACACGACTTGGCACACAACTAACATGGTTTGCTTTAGTCCTGAGATGAAGATTAAACGATACGGCACAGTGGGTGATATGATGGAGGATTATTACCAGGTTCGTCTTACCGGCTATGAGACTCGCAAGTCGCTTGAGTTGGCTCGTCTAGATCATGAACTAGTTGAATATGATGCGAAGGCACGATTCCTCCAGGCACTCCTTGATAATCGTATGGATCTACGGCGTAAGTCGGATGAGGAGATTGTGGCAGCCATGGTTGCGCATAAGTTACCGGCACTGGATTCCATGGATAAGCCTGACTCGGTAGATTCCTATGAATACTTGTTGAAGATGCGGATGGACAGAGTGAAGGCTTCGGCAGTAGAGGATGCCAAGAAGCATGTGGAGGCAGCAAGAGTAGCACTTGAACTCTTGAAGGCAACTTCGGCAGAGAACCTGTGGCTCCGGGATCTTGATACATTTGAGAAGTCATGGGCAGCACTACAGACTACTCGTGAGGCTGCTTCTTCAGGTGCCACGGGCACACTCAAGAAGGAGGTTAAGAGGGTATTGAAGTCTAAGGCATAGGGCGGAGCCCTATGACCCGACTATGGGGTCATAGGGGCTATGGCTTCGCCTATGCCCCTATACGAAGGGATTGAACGGTAAAGACTTGGTTCCAGCAGAACTTAGGCTTACGGATCTAGCCAAAGGCACTGGCATATGACTAATATCATTTAAATAATATTGATAATGATCCACGGCGCTAAGAATGTGAGGAACTGACCAATTCATTACTTTTTCATTAAGATTAGCCACCTGACCGGCAATATCATACGGCAAGTTCTGGGCATACTGAAGATACATTGTTCTCATTATAATCGTTAATTCATCCACGGATTGATCTTCAATAATATATTTTTTGGGGCCAGATTTATCGTATACGGCTTTACGAATCGCATTTTGTATTACAGCAACATTTGCCTTGCTAAAGAATGCTTTTGATAAGGAATTAACCTCCCAATTTCCGCGAAGTGCGTCTGTAGCAAAAGTTTGTTCAGTAGTTGTTCTGTGAGTAAATCCAGGGACTTCGGCGTGCCCCCCAGATCCAAATGAGGCTGCTAGATTCACACGGCCATTCATTCCACCTACCGGCGTTAGATTCGTATTTGGGAAAACAAAGGCATCTTGGGAATCCATTCTGCTTGTAGGCAAGTTTCCCTACCGGCATATTTATTCACTTTGTAAAACTTTTTTTCTAGGCCGGAAGTATAAGCAAATGACTTCTGTTGGTCCTAACTCTCAAGGCTTAAGAAACCAACCTCGCGGATATTATGTCCCCATCGCAGACTGTAGGCCATTCCTAAATTCCTATACACCTGGCAGTGGTGCTGGGGGCTCCTTTAGTGTTGGAACTTTTGTAGCAGTCACTAATGCTACTACTGGAACAGCAAGTCTCGCCTTATCCTCTCTCTCCTCTATTGGTGCTGGTGGCCTCCTAAGGGATCTGGGTAAGACAGTTGTATCCTCCAACCGCACTTTCCGCAAGGTTCAGATAATTTCTAAAACAGCTAATATTAATGGAGACGGCACCGGTGCTTTCCCATTTGCCAGTGGATACATTGAATTACTCACTGGCCTCAATACAAGCGGCAGTGCCAACCCTGCCCCTGTCGCCTTTTTGCCTGGCAGCATGTAATAAGATTTATACAATCAAAAAATGAGATTATTAGATAATCACATTTTTGATTAAAATAAAAGTCAACCACTTTTTCTAAAAGGCTATAGTAGTATGAAAATTTTTGGTGTTGATCCCGTCAAGGACATAAACTGGTATCTAGTCTGGTATATAATCGGATCAATTGTCGTGATTTTTTACGGTACCAAAACATTATTTGCTACCAACTACGAAGCCCGTGCTGTTATCTACGGAATCGGATCTACGCTAATTACTATTTATTTTGGCCTCCGCTTCTTTGCACCTAAGAATATGGCAAAACCTGGATCCTGGCCTCCAGTAATAAATATGTGTCCGGATTATCTAACATACGCCCCAAACGTCCCTGGATGCGTAGATATGCTTGGTGTTACAAGTAATGCTGCTGGACTAAGCAGGACTCTTCCAACAGAAGTAAATAATCTTCAGATGGGTAATACTAACAAGATATTTGAATTTACTTCCGAAGATGTGAAGAAGGCTACTAACACCGGCGATCTTCAGAAGATCTGTAATCGCTGTAAGAGTGCTGGTGTAACTTGGGAAGGTGTTTATGACGGAGATAGCTGCTCTGCGATCTCATCACTATCTGCAAAAATAGCATCTGCTGCTGGCGGCCCTGGTGTATGTCTTGTAAATAGCAGTGATATCGGCGCAATGGTATCTGAGTTTAGAAAGATATAAGAAAACCTAAAGATTTGATGTTCATCTAAAAGAGATGAACTATGCAAGCCTTCATCCGAGTGTAGAAGATTCACTTAGACGATGGCTAGAAGCACCTACGACAGCAGCCTTTCTTCTTGTAGGACCCCCAGGCGTAGGTAAAACTACGCTTGCCCGAGAAATTCTTAAACAACAGGGATACCGAATCGTAGAACTTAACGCAAGTCACACAAGGTCCGGCCAAGCATTCAAGAAACAGATAATTCCATTGTTAGTTCAGAAATCTGTTTTAGAGGCAATGTCTCCTACGAGTTCTCAACATAAGTTGGCAGTCTTACTTGATGAAATTGATGGACTCAGTCTCGGTGAAAAGGGTGGTCTCAGTGAACTTCTAGATTATATGAGGGCGTGGAAGACAGGAGAAACTACGCATCCGCTACTTCTTATTTGTAATGAAATAAGAGGTCGTGCTTACCAACATATTGTGCGTCTGAGCACCTATATTCAGATGGAATTCCCCGTTCAGACTGTTAAAACGTGGTTAGGTAAAACTCTGAGGCCTGAGGTCCTAGCCAGTTCCGATCTTCGTGTAATCTTAAGATCTTTACAAGGGTGTGACTCAGTTTCTATATTTCAAGGGAAAGATGATACATGTATATCATTGGCTGAAGAGGAAGAAGGAGAACCAAGTACAGAAATTCTGAGATTTAGTCATTCATGTCTCTACGATTACTGGGATCCACTCGTAATACCAGAGGTTGAGAATAATCTCGGAAATCTTTCGGGTCTCTGTGTCCATGAGAATATTCATAAGAGGCTTGATTCGGCTAAGAATCCCTGGGAACATTATAAGGAATTTCTCACATTATTTGATCTAAGTGATAAGGCAGACTACTGGGCTTTTTTCTATCAGAATTGGAATCTTCTAAGACCCAGTTTTCAATTAAAGTTGAAAATCACAAATGCCTTTCTCTCAGAATATCCTGTAACCCAAATGATAAATCCTAATCAATTACAATTCACACAAGTCCTTACAAGACAATCATCAATGTACAATACATGGAAACAGATGATTCAGTTTTCTGATGAGCACGAGTGCTCAGTCGAAGATATCCAGGTTAAGTTAAATCAATTTATTCAAGGGAGGCAAAGTAAAATACCTGCTGCTCAGGCTAAGAAGATAGAATCCATCAGTATACCTAAACAATTATGTGTTTATAAGGAATAGGTTCTCTTTCTATTTTCTTAAAACTATCTAAAATTAATGAACACACCCTAGATTCTGGATGTTCTATCAACATAATTTTCTGAGCCTCTTTTAAATTTTCTAATTTACTTCTGATTACATCTTCACTCAAGTTTATCAATGTATTATATATAATTGATGGATCTTTTATATATTCATCCTCTTGAATAATAATCGAGTATGTATTCAACTTCAATACATCATTAAATGGTGTAGCACCATACTCAAATAAATTTGATATAATTACAGGTATACATCCAATTGATATAGCATTTACAAAAGAGTGTGAACCGGGTGTATCACCTCTTACAGCTAAAGCAAACTTACTATTAATAAATTTGTTACCCCATTCATCCCATTCTAACCATTCGTGCCCAACTAAACAATCTGGATATTCTGATAATTGTTTTACAATATTTATCCTATTTTCTGATGAATTATGATAAGATTCTCTTATTGGAGTGTAATAAAATATAGTATTCTTTCTTTTTAACCATTCATTATAATCTGGTGTTATTATTCTATTTATATAAGCATTATATGGGACAATAATACTATATCTTGTTAGTTCCCAATCGAGATTATAAAATGTATCAGGTAATTTGGAACATACTTCTAGAGAAGGTTTACGCCATTTAGATATTCCATATACTTCATATCTTGTAGATGTAACAAATTCAAGATTCTCCTGATAAAATGTTTTAAATTCTGGATCTGAAAAAAATTCTGTCCAACCACTTAACTCCCAGTGATCTGCCAGAATTAAATGATCCCTTCCATTATTTTTTTTAAAAAACTCATTAGTTACCACCTTCAGAATAGCAGTTTTAATCTTATTTATATAGTATTCCTTTTCGAAATTAAATAATTTCAACATAGGTATAGCAATAATAAATATCTCAGCGTGCTCGGGATCAAAAGTTCTCATTGGATGTTTTTTAAAGGCATTATATAATTCTTTATCTAGATGACCACTCCATTCATTTCCATACTGGGGTAGCCAGTCATCCATTGTAATAACTGGGTCATCATACAAGTAAAATTTTGTCATATTTTCAGTAATATATTTATAATTATTTAATAACGCGTTAATATGCGAATAATTATAAATATACTAAAACAAATGAGTAAAAATTTAGTATTTACATCGGCAGGAGACAACACAAATTTTATAAATTTCTGGGTTTCCGACAAACAAAATTATGATATTTATGTCTATTACTACGGAAACAGAAATGATAATTTTAACAAGTATAAGGAAAAGGTCAAGTATATCGAGAAATCAAAGGGTGTGAAATTCCACAATTTCCACAAGTTCTATACTCATCATCCAGATATGATAAATGAATACGAGAGATTCTTCATATTAGATGATGACATAGAGATAAGTTCAGATGATATCAATGAAATGTTTAGAATTTCAGAATATTTTAATTTAGAAATCTGCGGACCCTCATTCACCCCAGAATCAAAAATATCGTGGCAACACACTGTTCATAAGGAGAATATACTTCTTACTTATACAAACTTCGTTGAAGTGAATGTGCCACTGATAAGACTTGATGCTCTCAGAAAACTCATGAATGTCTATAATCCTGATTTATTGGAGTGGGGTGTAGATTTTCTATATATATGGGCAAATGGTTCTCATAAGAGGGAGTCATATGCCATAGTCCATAAAATACAATGTACAAATCCTAAGGATAGTCGTAAGGTAAATGGATCGAATGAAATGAAATTGACATCAAGTGAAAGAAAGAGAGAAGATACTTGGAATAAGATTTGTACTATCATAGGGTGTCCAAGTAGATTCAACGTTGAGCAGTATTTAGATTTACCGATTTATTACAGATTAGAAAAGGATATTAATTTACTCGTGGTAGTCTTATCTTGTGAGAAACATAAGAGTCTTTGGCCAGAAATTTTATCAAGGAATATCAAGAATTTAATTATCTTAACAGGTGGATCTGATGTAACATATTTAGAAGATAATATTCTTCATCTGAAATGCAATGATCTATACGATGGACTCCCTGAGAAAATGATATGTGCCATTGATTTTATTTTAAAAGAACCGACTTTCTCTACAATTACAAATATCTTGAAAGTAGATGATCATGATACTAAATTTACAGTAGATACTATATCTTCAATATCTAATAATCATATTCTTAATTGCCATAATTATATGGGACAGAAGATCTGGCACGAGGCCAATTTCAGACACCATATTGGAAGAGTTCCAAATAATCCATTCTGGAATAACAGACCCTTTCAGGGTCCCGTAGAACCATTCATATCTGGGGATTCCACATATATATTAAGCAGATACGCCATGGAATGTATAAATAGTACATATAATCTAACAAATCTGACCTTCGTAAGATATATGTATGTGCTTGAAGATGTTATGATAGGTATTATTCTGAAAGCATATGGTATCAAACCGCATGAAATGAATTATGGAATAAAGTATACTCCTGATATACAGACAACTTCTGAAATTCAGGATGCTCCTAAAGAAGAGTTAACTATGCCAGGCCATAAGGGATGGGTTTATATAGGAAATGAGCATGACACCTTAAAAGTGACACCTGGAAGTAAGGTTCGTTTTGGAAAAGATCATAGTTGGTTTGAAAAAATAATTTTTGAAGAATCATTTCAAGCCAATCGTAAATTTTTCGGTTGTGATCCTGCCATAAGGAGAAAAAAGGAAGTTCATCTCTATGTTGAATGAGTTCGTTCTTCTCCTTCGTGTAGGAGACGCACTAGATTTAGTTGTTCGTTTCGCCCAAGGCGAATCGCACGACCAATGATTTGTTTCTCTTCTTCTGCCTTCATCACATGCATTATAACAACGTGAGTGGCAGATTTTAGATCCATTCCTACTCCAGCCTGCATACTATTCATCAGAAGAACTTGAATCTCACCTTTCTCAAATTGTTTCAAGGTGCTAGATATATGATCCTTATTTCCCTTTACTGTGGCAACACGTATACCACTTTGTAAGAGATCACCTTCTATTTCTAGAAATGGGTTATCATACCGATTGAAAACGAGAAACTTCCCGCCCTTCGTTTCACTAATGAGTTTTAGAAGAGCATCCTTCTTCTTAGGATTCTTCGGTTCAATTTTCATCGGTTCCGTAGTTTTAGAGGAATTATCAGCCTCAATCTGCCTCAGCCGCTTATAATCAAGCGCTGCTCTACACAATGGACATGATGGGTTTCTCTGAATACAATTAATAATACATGCTCCACAGAAGAGTCGCTCACAACAGAGAACAAAGGTAGGAACTCGCGGCTCTTCAAAGCAAATAGCACAAATCTCATCCTTGACATTTAGGATACGTTGTTTTAAAGACGAAATCTGCTCCTTAATTGACGAAATCTTAGATTTGAGAGATGTTATAGCCTGTTCCTTTGCCTGAGGTGTAGTATAATCAATGGATTCCTTGAATACTAGAGTTTTCTCGAGACGATCTAATTCTCTTTCTCTGGTCTCACAGAGTGCCTGGATTAATGAAGATTGTGAAGTATTATTGACTCCCAACTTCTCCAAGGCTGTCTGAATATCTCCTGCGTGTAGGAGTTCCTGGATCTCACTATTCACATACTGTGCGATAATACGGTGTGTAATAGGAGTCTCACAAATAATACGTTGTTCCACAATTGGAGGCGATCTCCAACTTTGTTCCATGAAGGCTGAATTAGTTCTTAAAACTAAATGGCCTCTTGAAGGATGTTTCGATAGAAACTGTAAGAAGAAACTTGTGCTTTTTACATCATATCTAGAATAATAACTATTCCCATTCGTTATTTGATCCTGGTGTAAAAGGGTGAGTAAATCTGGATGTAGGCTAGGTGCCCTTTGTGCCAAATAATTGTTAGATATATACATATAAAGTCCCTGAAAGATAATATTCGGCCACGTCGCTGTAATGAGCCAGTAGAAATTCGCTTTTGGCATAGGAACTGTGGAAGTGAAATGTATACTATCTACTTCATCAAATATAACAGTAGACCATTGTAATAAATGACGATTATTAGTATTCATGAAATTTCTTATAATTGTATTCGACATGAGTGTAATATCCCTTATTTTGATCAATTCATTGAAATCGGTTTTCTCAAGAGCCTTTGTTGTCTTTACTTCAAAGAAGGAAAGCGTGGTCTGTTGTTGAATAGCGAATTTCCATTGATGAAAAAGTGTATGAGGAACAATAATAAGTGTATTTCCTGAACATTCATTTATGTGAACTGGCTTCTGACTCCAGAATGTTGTCTGAGATCTTTCGTGAATTCTTCGAAAGATTGAAGTGGTCATCTTTCGACTTGCGATGAATCCGAGGGTGGTCAGAGTTTTTCCAGATCCAACCTTGTCTCCTAAAATGGCCATCTGACTGTAATGAGTTTCATCATCTATCTGAAATCCTTCAATGCATGCTCGCTGTTTTTCTTGCATAGCATTGATCATTGCCAATTGATGGGGCCTCAGCGGAACCTTGATTTCCTGGGGCTGAACAGCATAGCCTGAGGTATCTGTTACAGCATGTATCAGTGGCTGTTCATAGACATCTAATATCTTGTTTACAGAATCATCCCTTGCTGCCATACCACACAACTATCTAGAAGAACGAGAGAAGATCTGTTTAGACTATCACCTTACAAATTACTGAAAAAATCATACAATTCCTGATCCTTTATGAAATCTTTCATCTTTAAGGATGTTTTTTGTAAAAGAGGATTATTAGCCTTACGCAATTCAGTCTTATCAAATGTATTATCTGTGTGACTCATTACTAACATCACCTTCTTAGAATTTAATTGAATCAAGGGATTCATATACTCATCTAAGAAAGAACGTTCCTCAGCAAATGCCACACATTCATTGTATGTATGAGTTCTGGCATAGTCCTTAGTCCAAGCCATGGTTCCATTTGTCGCATGTCCTTTGAAATAGGGACCCGCTTTCCAGATTTCCCTTGTATCTGTAAAATACATATAGACCTCACTTGATCCAGCCAAGTGAACATCTGGATTCATTGTTAGAGCCATGACTGCCTCAGTAACACGCTCTGGAAAATAGAAATCATCATCATCCATTGCTACTATGATTTTACCTCTTGCCTCAGCATTCAACCTATTCCGTTTTTCACCCAAGGTCATCTTATCTTCAGACCAAATAAATTTCAAGGTTGGTAGTTCATGCCGCATTGCTTCAAATAAATCGCGAACTTCTTCCTGGCCATCATCATAGACTATCCATTCCATCTTTTCCCTAGGATAGGTCTGGGTTTGAACCATTTTAATTAAAGAAGGAATGAAACGTCGACGATTATATGTAGGCGTTACAATACTTACAAGGGGGAGTTCAGACATCTAGAGAATATAGTTATTTACTCTTTATCTGGGTTTGTTGAAATGCGGTAGAATACATTTGCTCAACTAAAGATCTTGCTTCTAAGGCAGTCTGTGTTTCTGTATAACAAAAGGGACCAAAGAAGATTTTTTCCAGATCACCCGTTGGAGCATATGTTGAAAGCGGTAGGAAGGTATAATATTCCAGGTGTTTCTTAGAAATATATTTATCATAGAGACCCTTTGGAATGTGGTAAAAGAAGAATATAGTGCCATAGAAAAAACTTAGTAAACGAAATGGTGTATTGTATCCAATATCTCTATTTGCGACGAGATGCCCACCATACAACATTAAGGAAACAAGTAGTAAACTAAAAAAAACACTAAGAATTCCTGAAGCAGCATTACCTGCTGCTCTATAGACATTATACTTGCTTTTATCTTCTAAAGTCTTGGCCTTCTCATCTGTTTCCTTCTTTTTTGCTAATTCTTTAGCAGCAATAGAATCAGCTGCTGCCTTCCTCTCTGCCACTGCTTTATCTTGAGCATCCTGAATTGCTTTTTCCTTAGCAAATTCAGCAGCCTTAGGATCATCGAGACTCTTTGAAGTTACATATTGAACTTTATTAACAACTTTTGTAAAAATACTAGTGTTACTTGGGGCAGAAGAGTCAGTTGAAGAACTTGTTCCAGGAACTATGGAAGAAAACATACTCGTTTCACTGGCTTTAGTATCTGGAGAATCAACCTGGCTCATATCTATTTTAATATGAAAGATAAGATTATGTCGCATATTTCATTCCACCCATACCTCCCTCAATTACTAAAAAGTTAATACTTTCCACATAGATAGAATAATCTGTTGAATACAAGGGATTGGGTGGCAGAGGCCATGGATCAAGATCAACCTGGAAATTCTTAACTCTACTTGTATTTAATGAACCACTAGGCTTAATCCACTTGGAAGTATCTAAGGCAAAACTGTAAATGGCAAGCCCAGGGGGGAACACACCCGTGGCATATTTCCACGAACTTAATTGATTAAAATACTGAAGGGGTTTTATTTCTTGAATTTCATTGCCATCACACATAATTCTCATTTGTCTAATTATATCTTGCTGCATGGCAGGTATATTTATACCGGAATATCCACCAATTGGAACTGAAGAGATTGCTGGAACAAAGGGTGCCTCTAAATATCTCCACCAATTCGTAAAATTCACCCAAGAATTCATATTCTTTATAGAATCTGATCGCCTAGGTATAATAATGAGACGAGGCACTGGATTATGTGTATAAAGATCAAATAATTGTCTAGTGACGATACTATTAAATTTATACTTGGTCACTTGTCTTACAATGTAGTTAAGTGGTTTTGATGCAAATGTTCTTCTTTCATCATCGGTTAAATATACATAGGTTGCTTGTAGCCTAGGATTCAAGGGCCATGTATTCATTGTCGGAACAGAATATCCAATATCTGTTAAGAATTGCCTGAAATAAACACCATCCTCCGTATTTGTTGAATAAGAAATGTTACCACTTTGTAATTGTGATTTACTTGAGGATACCATGGTTCCAGGTCGAACTCTGTAACCCGATGGATCAAGAATTGTATAAAGATCTTGAATAGGCCTTAGAGTAAGTTGAATTTCACATTCATGATATTGTAGTGCTACGAGTGGTAGAGCAAGTCCTGGGCTTTGACTAAACCAGAAGGATAGGGGGAGTGTGATATCACGACCAGGGATAGATGGAAAATTATTCTGACTTTGAATACTTGGATCTAAATTTTTATAAACATTTGGATAAAATCCAGATGTGCGACTCACAGAGTTTCCAACAGCGCCGGAGTATTGGCCATTAGCAGGGTCATAGAGTTCAGGAACATCTCCAACCAATTGCTGCCACTTATTATACTGGGTTTCATCTTGATCGGTGAAAGCAGTTGAAATAATATAATCACTATCGAATTGTTGAACCTGTGTTCCTCCAATCAAAAATGTAGCATCCTGGATAATTTGTGCTCCAAGATATCTTACCCACTGGAATTGAAACTGAGATCTACCATTTAGAGGGCCAGGGAGATTTGGATCAAAGAATTTTGAGTAAATATCAGGGATTGTGAATGTGAAATATAGGTCAGAAAGTAGATCTGCCACACGTTGAATCTTAGCACGAAGTTGTATTGGTTCATTAAAGAATAATTCCTGAGGACCTTCAAGAGGTATGGTTACTGATTCGAGTGAGAAGTGACTATATTTTTTGAGAACTGTGTAGAAAAAGGTAAAGTCTGGATTTCCACTTAGGATAACATTTTGAGATCCGTAGGCTACTAAAACAAATAATCCTCCACCTGCCATGATAACTCTTCTTGTTATTTGGAAACAAGATGAGTTATAATGTTTTGGCGTATATGGTTAAGGCTGGGCTTATAGGGGTGTAACCCCTATATCTAGGGCCCCTGATTGTTCACCCACCAGGTGTCAGATAAGTAAGGAGAAATCTCCATAGAATTACCCTCAATTACAGGAGATGGTCCAGCACTCATGAGTGCCTGGATTTCAGTATAAGTTAGAGCATATCCAAAGTAGAATACACGACTTACCATTCCCTTCATAGGACCGTCAAATTCAAGTGATGAATTACCCTGTAACTTTACAAATTCCTTATCAGTTTCAAGCGATGTTGTAATATTCTTATATAGAGAAGTGGTGCGAGTGCTGAATAAATAGACATTTCCATAATTCTGGTAAGGAGGTGTATTGTTACTCAAGGACATCTTCTTCTTCAGGTTACCATTAATGTAGATATACATGGTATTTCCCTTACATGACACCGTGACATGGAACCACTTTTCCACAGGAATATTCTCAACATCCACATAATTGTTCCAGCTATCATAACAATTCATATAGACACGGATCTTGTTGCTGTCTCCCCAGCAAAAGATACCAGGACCCATTAGTGGGTAGGGATTGCTGTATCCCTTGTGTAAAATGTGATACAACTTGTGTTCACCCTTAGCAAAGGTGTCACTCTTTATGTAAATAAACATTGAATAACTCAATTCAACGCCGGAACGTTGATTATCAGAGAAATAAATAGTAACAGCATCAGGGTTTGTAGGGTTTTGAAGTGCTGTATACATTTTGCTGCCGGAAGCGTAAGTATTGGGAAATAACTGAACGCGATCCTTCCACATCGTAAAGACGTTATTGTAAGTGAATTCTCCCACTGACAGAATTATGTAGAGAAGGAAGAGAATTACTACAGCAACTAATGTCTGTGAAAGAATATCTTGGCCTGTCATATATGCCCCTAGTGATTCCATACTACTATCTATCATATGTAAAAGTTTGTGTAAACTTTTGTATCTGATACTTTTTAAACTAGTAATTATTTACTGATAAATGTCTGTAATCATCTTATCAGTGCTAAATATGACATTATTATTTCTCTTAATATCGAGACTGTATTGGCCAAAATCACCGAAACTGCTTAGGAAGGGTCCGTATTGGTAATAAGAATAGACCATATCCGGAGAATATGCAATATTAGCAGCGCGTGTTAGACCAATTAATCCACCAAAGCCATCGGGGCCTGCTAGTTTTAGAGTGGGTTGATCGCCATCAACCTTGAAAATACCATCCAATAGGCATGAACGAGAGAGTTTTCCATCGATGTAAACATCGAGGGTGCGTCCACTTAGAACCGCAGTCACACACACCCATCGCTGTAGGTCGACAGACTCAATATCACATTTCTTGAAGTCTCCAGCCGCATCACTGTAAGGAGAAGTTCCACTGACAATAGACTTGTAATCCTTTGTATAATTCAACTCGCCAGAACTACCTGTTGAAGATTCCTGGCTTACACGAATTGCCAGTTTATTGGTGTATTGTCCTAGATACATTACGACCGTCATGAAACCATTTGCCTCGGGGGCACCGCCGGATAAGATTAGGAAAGGTTTGCTCCTACCCTTGTTAATGTTCCAGTTAGTGATATAAATCCATGTGCTGATGGAATAATCACCACCACCATAGATTTGAGGAACCTTTCCCTTGGAAAAAACAATTTGATTTGCAGTCTTACCAGGAAGGCCATCATCAGGAGATCCATAGATAACTACATCCTGAACATCACTGCCTGTAGATCCATTCACCCATTTCCATAAATAATGTAGGACAACTGTGAGTAAAAATATTACAAAGGCAAATGCGACAATTCCAATGAGTTCCATCGTTATTCTAATGTTAAGAAATAGTTTATGCATATGGAGAGAACCATTCTTCTAGAGGACCCGCTCGCTTTGGAGAATCACAATTTCCACCCGGACACAAACTAAAATAATCAAGTATACCTGATGGTAATGATGGCATTAATGGTGATAACGCAGTAGAAAAACTAATAGGAGAATATGGTTTTCCAGAAACATCCACAGATCTATGGAATAAATCACGCACCTCATTTGTTTTAAGAGCCAATGGTGCCATACTCATATATGAAATAACACCCCCTAGACGTGAACTGCCAACCCGTAACGGCTGTGTTTCATCAAAATCAGGCATTGCCGTACACGTATGAGATACTGATGGCATACCATTCAAATATATATTGAATTTACGTCCTATCTTTACAATAGTAACGGCTGTCCAACGCTGTAATGGGAAATTTGTAATCTCAACAATTTCTGGATTTTCATATCCTTTAACATAGATTTCAAGAAGTGCCGGTGCGAGGGTTAGACCACGTCCTGCATCCGGAGCCACTAAGATCTTAAATGCCTGTTTAGATCCAATTTGTACAACTTTCGCATATTCATTACCTGAAATACCAGTTCGTTCACGGATCGTTGGATTTATATAAAAAACAAGGGTTGACCCAGCATTAGATGTCCAATAATTCTTTAGTTCTTCACTTGTAATTACTTGAGTAAGTTTTGATAATTGCATAGTATCATCTCCAATTGGGCTAAAGGGTTTAGGAGTTAGCAAGTATGCTATCAATAAATAAATCAAGAATGAAAAAATAAGTAAGCCTAACACTCCTATAAGGATGTTCATCTAACCTTGCTGATTAATTTGTAACAATATTCTCTCAGCATATTCAAGGAATGCTGGTTTATTATCTGCTAGAAGGAATTTTCTAGCGTCTTCATGACCCTCATGTATCCATTTTTGAACAGTGCTTTTTACTTCAAATAATAATCCGGGTATGATCTTTCGTATACGTTCATTATGAGAATCATTCAGCGGATCTAAATCTTCCGTAAAGTGAAATGAACGCTTAATAATCCCTTCACTTAATATCCACTCACACACCCAATCTGAGTGTGTGACTGTATATATTACATCTGACTTGGTTTTTTTAATGCTACTCGTCATATATTAAATTAAATAGGATACCCAAAAGTCAAATTTTTCATCACCCCTTAACTTGTAAGTTCCGCGGCGACGCCTTTTCACTTTAACACGTCGAGTCTTATTCTTCCTACCACCACTTGTATATGCGGAATATTCTAATGAAAGACGAATCATATTCATCAGCCTCAAGCCATCCTCCTCTGTCATATTACCAATCATAACTCCCTTCAAAAAAGAATCCTTATCAGGGGCTATCGCAGCAAGCCTCATCTTAGTCCCAGACATTGCCTTAGCACTCATATTTGTCGCATTCACATTTCTCTCACCCAATGAAATCACCTTGATCATAGATTCTTTCAAGGTTTTCTGAAAAGTTGGAAGCCTGTCTGATCCAACACACATTGTTATATCAGTATAACCAGCATTTCTTAGAACATCAATAATATTGAATAATTGAGGACACCTTTCGACTGTCGTATCAACAAAGACTACTGGAGTATCTGGATACATCTTATGTAAAAATTCAACCTTTGCCCCAACAGACAAGGGATTCTCATTTAGATCCGTTGATAGAAACGTGTTAGTTGTCATCATTTCCTTATATGCCCTACTCCTCTTATATTTTTCCATGTCATTTTGCTTACTAGAGACAAAAACATACGCGTCCGCATTTTCATCTGTTGCTAGATCAGCCATTTTGTCAATTAAGACTTTATGACCAATCGTTGGTGGTTGAAATCGTCCAAAAGTAAAATATACTTTTGAATGATGTTTTACAATTACCATATCTACATACCCGTTCGTTTTATTTCAACTGTATACGGGAATATGCTCTTAGATGTTCCTGAGAATCCATCAACTGTTGTTAAATCACCCATACGCGATCTCATCTCAGAAGGAGAAATTACCGATCCAAAGGTTCTAACATTTAGCACACTAATTCCTCTAGATAAGACTTTTCCATTTAGTGAAATACTTGCCGGTGCGAAGATTATATCTCCAGTCGCAGGAGGGATTGGCGGAGAATCCAATTGCCTTGTCTTCACAAGCATTCCGTTCAAATACCCTTCTATTACATAGGGTGTAATGGTTAAACCAACTCTGAATGGAGTATGAATAGGAACATTATCGAGACCAATACTTTGCTGTAATCCATCTTTATCAAAACATGTTATGTAAACTCGATTCCTATCATTATCTAGAGATATACGTAAACTGGGACTATCTACCCTTTGAGAAAATGCGAAAAATACCCTCTGATTTTGTCCCTCACCAAGATCCTGGGGATATTCATTACTAATTAGAACATCAAGTGTTATACTGTAATTATGCTGCCCCTCAATGATTGTACAGGATGGCGTGATATCAACTGGTAATCCATATTGAGAAGTAGGCGGAGGAACTGCTCCGATTACTATATCTTTCACCTCAGAGGGTGTTTGCCAGAAAACTTGTGAAGAATCTGCGCCGGGTATTGCTATATATCCTACGCCTCCAGGAGTTCTCTGAAAAATAGGTGTTACCCATTGATCAACTGCCAATAAAATAATACCAACAAGTAAAAGTCCTGCTATAAAATACATCAAAATACGGAGAAATCCAGATCCCTTGACAGGAACACCAATGGCATTTTTAATTTCTGGGATGTCTGCTAATTTAGGAGGTGTTAGTAGACTTGGTTTTTTTATACTCTTTCCAAGCACATTTATATTCTTTAAAACACTTGTAATTTTACTGGATCTATTCTCATCCATATCTACTCTGCTCTTCTTTTTCTTGTCTTAGATTTATTAAGTGTATTCGTCTTTGGATCATATCCAATTCGCTTGTAATAAGGAAGAGAATCCTTAGCCTTACAATCGACTAACTTCTCTCTTAGATAACATACAAATGATAGACGACTGTAGAGTTTCTCTATGCCCTGAGTTCCAGTTTCCTTGTTATTTATATAAATATCTTTTATTGATGAATTATATTTCTTATGATCTGGCTCCTCCTTCATTTCCGTATTACAATGCCATTCATGAACATCCATGGCTAAAAAATCTCCAGTTCTCAGATTTACTCCAACTTTAAAACGAGGAAAGAGAGTAAATCCTCCATCATATTTACCTCTTTCTATAACGGTTAAATTACCAAATCCCTCTCTCAGATCACCAGCATCCATATGGAGACCTGTGCGGAAATTTCTATTTATGGTAACTGATGAGAAAGATGTATCACCAATCTGAAAAGCCGGATTTCCCTTTGCTCTCTTATACTGAACTTGGTAACGATCAGGTACCAATTTCTTGAATAAGTCATCTATGGCTTCAATATAGGGAATTCCAGCCTTGTACTCATCAAAGTATCTCTGAGTGTAAGACGTTAGACGGCAAGGTAGGCCCATGAACGGTGTTTTCTCAAAATATCCTAGGACACTGCTAAAGACATTATTATTTACGCGCATCTTTGATAACTTTCCATCCTGCATGTATTGGGCAGACCATCCTTTTATAGATTTCTTATTTAACTTACGGCGAGTCCAGTATTTTGATTTTGTATCTATGGGTCCCGCTGCAGCCCCTCGATTTCTGGAAGCACCTGCTGAATTATAGAAACTTTTCCATGCTAACTTTATCAGATCATGTGGTATAACATTCTTTCGAAGTCTTGCTAAGAGACGTTTCCCATCTGGGGCATCCGGGTCCTTCGCGTATAAATCCACATCATCATCATAAATTGTATCGGCATCTTTATCACTAAAATATGTTCCTTCTCTTGCCTTAATTTGATCATTCGTTAACTTTGGTTCAAGAATAACTTGTTTTACCCCATTTACTTTTGGTTCTCTTACAGGTTCCTTTGGAATTTGCACACCATCAAACAAATCTTCATCTGAGACCCCCATCTACTCTTGTAAGATATTTTAGACTATATAAATAGAAATGAATCCTCCTTCCATCGGGAAATACAGGCGACCTACTGCTCGTCTAACGAATGAGGAAAGGAAGAATATAAATGAATTCGGGTTAACAATTCCTTCTAAGAAAACAAGGAATTATGAACCTAATGTGAATGAACATGCTCTTTTAATGAATTCCAGGGGTTACAATTACAAGAACAAGGCCAGGGCAAATAAGACTGCCTCCTGGAATAATTATTTGAAACAGAGAAAGAATGCAAATACAAGAAAGAATAATACGAAGAAGAATAACACGAAGAGAAGTTTATTTTAAATTCATATATTAGAATGAAAAATACCAGAAAGAACATGGTGGTATGCTATACAGGAATAAATTCTAGAAATAATGGAAAACATACTATGAAAAACTTCAGAAAGATCACACGAAAATTATATTCCAAATCTAAATGCAAGGCGATGAAAAGAAATAGTTCAGAAAAATGTCCTAAAAATGGAAATAATAAGGGATGGATTGATTTTTTCGGAGCAGAATATACAAGTCCCGAGAATTGTAATTCTATTGTGAAGAATAATAACTGATCTAAAATTCTCTCTTCTGAATTACCTTATACCCCTTCATCTTCTTAGCATGATTTTCTAAGGCATCCTTCCTTCTTTCCTCCTCAGTTCTTTGTTGACCACCAACTGGATCGGTCCATCCATAGAAATATGTGTAACAATCTTCCCACTGAGTCATTGTAAGATTAGGTAACATATCTCTCGGTAAATAGCAATGATCTGTTTCAAGCATAAAATAAACATTTTCGGTTCCTAGTAAAACAGGATACGGAACATCGTTGCGACCAACCATTGAAAAATACTTATCTACCTTGTCATCCATCTGGAATTCATAGATACTGGATCCCACATGAATATACTTCTTTCCAGAAACATGTAGCAAAATAGAATTTCCTACAAACATTTTAGCCTGATCAGGTCTATGATCTGCTCCTGTTGCTCGACCGGTACTCTTCCCAATGAAAACCTCTTTTACCGTTAATTCTTTAATGAGTTTACTGTAATTCTCTGGATCACCTAATTTCGTATGGGTATCCTTGTAAATGGCTACTTTATTAGTGTCATTATCTACAAAAACGCGGAAGGGTCTAGCGCCATTATCATGGATATCATAATATTTTTCTTTAGAAGACATTTTTCTAGTAGTATTTACTTTTACCCATTTATATACGCCACTTTTATCTCTCTTTGAAATATACTGGCCATCTTTTCCTTTCTTAGTAAGATCTTTACAGTCCTTTGCATGAAATGCAGGGGACTTTCTAGTTTGGTACTTACTTGTTTTAATTTGTTTACAAACCATTCTAATTACACCAGGGTTTTTACAAAATCTAGCCTTGCTTAGGTAAATTATACCACAAAATACCGCCTAGTAAAGCAGTTACTGCAACCCCTGCTGCCACACCCTTTAGCATTGCCTGATTGTCCGCCTCCATAAAGTCAGTACCACTAATCACAGGACTCTTTCCACGTGCCCCCAAGCGAGTATAGAATTGTATCACCTCAGTCTCTGTATATTTACGCTTACCCAACATTTCATTCACCTCATTGTGTAAATCCACAGTCCAACGAAAGACATCATTCCTAGAATCAATTGATGCGCTTATAGGCATCTTGGCCAAATGAGACACATAATGTTTTCGGCAAATGGGACAGGGTATGATCGACTGCATTGACTCTAAAAACTCCTTCATAGCCTTCTTATCAGAGTAAGTAGGCTCCTGAGGATATCCAAGTGCTGCTATATGAATTGTATGCCAGAAAAAAGGTCCCCATACTTCTGGAGGCACATGCATATCTATTATATCAAAATACCATATACCAGGCACCTAAGACGCATAAACGACTATATAGTAATCATGGCGACATTTTACCAAAATAAACCTCCACATATATGCTCAAATTGTGGAGGCACCGGACATACCTTCCGCTTCTGTATAGAACCTGTTTCTAGTTACGGTGTCCTTGTATTCCGTTGGATAAGTCGCAATCAAATATGGCCACAAGTGAATGAATTTTGTAAAGATAGTAACGCACACACTGGAACGAGTTCTCTTACACCCCAGATTCTTATGATTCAAAGGAAGGATACTCTTGGATTTATGGATATCATGAGGGGAAAATACAAGATTAACGAGCCTGAATATATCAAGAAACAATTGCGTGGAATGACAAAGGATGAACGTCGTAAATTGGAATCAATGGATTTTGAGGAAATATGGCACCAGTTATGGGGATCTGATGCGGAGTCATCACAGCGTTATGCTCATGATCGTGTCATAACCAAGCAGAAATTGGCTGAATTACGAGCAGGCGTTGAATTACCAAATGGTGAATGTTACTCATTGTCTGATCTTCTCCGGCAAGAACCTGGTATATATGATTCACCTGAGTGGGGATTTCCTAAGGGTCGTCGTGAACCGCATGAGACAGATATTAATTGTGCCTTCAGAGAATTGGAAGAGGAGACAAGTATAAAAGAGGAGGAATTGATGAAAGTCATTAATGTTTCACCATTCATTGAACAATTCTATGGATCCAATAATATACATTATAGACATTCCTACTACATTGCGCAGTATATCGGATCCAGAACTGTATCGTTTGATATTGTAAATAAGGAAATGACTCGCGAAATTGGGAATCTAGCGTGGAAAACCTTAGACGAAGCAATTCAACTTCTTAGACCTGAAAATATTGAGAAGAAAAGTATTCTTGTTCAACTTGCCAATTTACTCCGTAATTATTCTCCAATTATAAGGACACCACTTACATTAATTGCGCTTAACGAAACTGCTGTAAATGAAAATAACACTGAAGAGCAGCAAGGATACTATGTCTTTACTGGGCGATCAGGAGAGTCAGTTCCAGGAAAAATGGAAAAGTCTAAAAGATTCTTCGGAGCGAGACAAACTGCTCGAAGAGTTTCAGACTTACACGGCCCCAGTCAGAGCAGCAACAATGAGGGGTCTCGATCAAACGAGGGAGGAGGAGGGTCTACTGTATCCAGACATTAGCGACGAATCATTCTTACAGAAATTACTCGGAAAACGTGAATTCAAGGAAACTAGGCAACCAAAGATTACAGATAAAACTCTGGAAACAAATGTATGCGATGTGAATGAATTTGAATATACCTCTTCCCAGAAATTTGTCGCACAATTCATGTCTCCAAATACTCCTTACAATGGAATGCTGCTTTATCACGGTGTAGGGGTGGGTAAGACATGTTCTGCCATCTTAGCCGCCGAATCATTCTTACAGTTAACACCTAAGAATAAAGTCTATATTCTCGCACCACCTGCTATTCAGGCTGGATTTTACCGAACTATTTTTGATATTAATAGAGTTGTAATTGGAACGGATGATAAGCCAAATCAACATGATGGATGTACTGGAAATCGTTATCTCGAATTGACCCAGACCCTCTATGAAAGAGATAAGAAAGACATTGAATTACGTGTCAATCGTCTCATAAACAAGCGTTATTCTATCATGGGTTACGTGGCTTTTAGGAATATGGTTCGCGATATCCTGAGTCAAATTCCTTCAACCTTGAATCCTGAAAGGAAGAATCAACAGAAAATCACCTTATTACAACGTGCCCTCAGTGGGTCCTTTTTCGTTGTGGACGAGGCCCATAATTTGAGAGATGTATCTGAGGCAGCAGATGATGAGACAGATCAATCCGATGATGTGGGTGATCGGTCAGATGCTGCTGCTGGTAAGAAACTTACACCCATGTTACGCGAAGTCTTGAAGACATGTGATGGAAATAAACTCATGCTGATGTCGGCCACACCGATGTATAATAGTTATAAGGAAATTATTTCACTCTTGAATCTACTTCTCTATGTGGATAAGGTTGATGAATCTGAACTCTTGAAAGATTCAGATATCGTATTTGAAACAAGGGGGGGTAGGGATGTTTTGACTGAGGAATCTGAACAAAAGATAATTAAGGTAGCAAATGGGCATGTGAGTTTTATGCGGGGAGAAAATCCTAAGGCATTCCCTGCCAGACTTGATCCTGCTCCTGAATTACGTGTTACTTCATGGCCAACCTTTAGTCCAAATGGCACCACCCAAATAAAGGCTGAACAAGATGCCCTACAATTACCACTTGTGAATTGTGAACTTCGAGGAGAACCTCTCGATGTGATCAAGGGTCTTACTGAAAGACTAGTGGAAGCAAAGGGTGTAGGAATTCGCACCATTGACACTTTATTACAAGCAGGCAACTGTATCTTTCCTGGTGAAGGCCTTGATGGACGTGTTGGTTCAGAAGGATTTCAGACATGGTTTGGAACAAAGGCGGTTGCTGCCACCTTTGAAGGCACTCGTCTTACCACTCTACCCCAATATGTTCCAGCAATTCCAGAGGATTCTTATAATTGGATGATATCGTCAGATGATGGTCTAGAAAAAGCATCTCCTAAATTCAATAGAGTTCTCAAGACCATCAGAAATTCCACAGGAATATCCTTCGTCTACAGTCGCTTCGTAGAAAATGGGGCTGTCATTTTCTGTCTACTTCTTGAAGCCAATGGGTATACTGCCTGGGGTAGATCCGCTCCACTCTTCAGTAAGGGGCCTATAGCAGGAGGTCGTCAATGCTCCAAGTGTGAGAAAAAGGAATCTGGCCATCCAGCATTTATTCTAGGTCAAGATGAAACTAGGGAAAACCATAAATTCTCACCTGCCTACTATGCCCTCTTGACTGCCAGTGACGTAAATACCGTGGAAAAGCAATCACTTCCTCTTTCTCCAAATAACACAATTACTATTAATACTGCACGTGGTGAGGAAAATAAGAATGGAGATAAGATAAAAGTAATTGTTGGATCCCAGGTAGCAGGAGAAGGTGTAGATTTACGTTTCATTCGCGAGGTTCATATTTTGGAAGGATGGTTTCATTTATCAAAGGAGGAACAGATCGTCGGTCGTGGAATTCGCTATTGTTCTCATAATGCCTTACCCAGGGTCAAGAGAAATTGTACTATTAACTTGTATGTAAATACGTTTCCTAATTCAGTAAATAAGGAGACAATTGATCTTTATTCTTACAGAACCGCCATGAATAAGGCTACACGCGTAGGAAATGTGAGTCGTGCCTTGAAAATGGGAGCAGCAGATTGTAATCTGAATCGTGATGCCATTCTAGTAGAAGGTCTGACGGATGTTGATATGTTAGATAGTCAGGGTCAACCACGGCGAGTAAACCTGAATGACCGCGATTTCACTCCTGCTTGTGATTGGATTACGTGTTCCTATGAATGTAAGCCCAGCATAGATCTATCAGGCCCAGATGATAATGGGACCTACGATATGTTTGCTGCTAGATTTGCGGAACAGAGGATGATCAATAAACTCAAAGGAATGTTCAAGGATCAACCCTGGTTTCAATTCAAGAAGATTCAGGAAATATTCAAAGATATTCCAAAGGGCACTTTGATCAGTCTACTTCTACGCGTTGTGAATAATCAATCAATAGTGTTTGAAAATGGAAATCTCCAGGGTCATATTATTTACAGGAATGGTCTCTTCCTTTTCCAGCCAAATAAGATTCAGGATAATGCGATTCCTATTTCTTTCCGATATGGAAGATATCCAGTAAGAAGAGATTATTATCAGCCAGGAATAGAGCCTGTAAAGGCTGCTCCTAAGGCCGACAAGGCAGTAGTTCTAAGTTCAGTAGATGAGGCAAGGAAATTCTGGACCAAGGCAGTCGATTGGGTAGATTCATGGTGTAAGAAAGGACCAATACAGCAATCTATTTCCACTGATCTATCTGACGCAATACAGCAATCTATTTCCACTGATCTATCTGACGCAATCTTATCATATGTAGAGGGTGATTCTAAGAAGAAGGAAAATTTCGAATCTCGCATGAAGATGTTACAGTGGTGGGGTAATAATTTGAAAGAGGACGATGAGTTTACTACTCTAAAGAAAGTATCTCTTGAATATATCTGGGATTCTTTCTTGAAAGGACCTGATCAAGCATCCCTTTTGAGAGAGGGAATTTCTTCTGCTAGAGAGGCTGGATCTGAACAAATTCTCAATGCTGGATCGATAGACGCTGTGCGTTATATGGATATGATAACTAAAGAACCAGTTTATCAATGTTCTGGACAAGCATGCCCCCCCTCTGTTATAAAGATATTTACTGATAACAAGGATGACCCAGTTGTTACTGCTAGGGCAAATAGTAAGGCGAGTGCGAATCCTTATGGATTCATGGTGATCTGGGAAAATGATATAATGTTTAAAACAAATAATGCTAAGAATGCGGAAGGAAAACCACCTGGCCCTGGGGCCGCTTGTTCGATTGTCAGCACGGTTAAGGCACATCGTAAAAAAATATTAGAGTTGGATAAAGATTTCTTAAGTAGTAAAATAAAAAATTACGATTTAACAGAGAAAAGAATTTCTGAAGAAATCACAGGCGCTCCTTCTATTTGCGCACTCATGGAAATTATAATGCGCTGGATGGATTTACGTAAAAAATCTTACGGTAATAAACGATTTTTCTACAGACCTCTTTCATCCTACTATTCTGGTCACAAGTCGAAGAAATAAATTGAATAACTAGTTTTTACCCAATCCAATTTCCTGTGACTAGCGTATAAAATTGACTATATACATACACAATAGAGTAGCATGGAGACTGAAGCATTCTTTCAAGAAAAAGTATACTTGACTCCCAAGGATCTGCGCAATGATATTGACTCTGTTGATGGTATCTTAATAGAGAAGTTAAAGGAGCGTCTAGAGCAGCGCTGTTCACCTCACGGCTATGTTCTCCCTGGCACTCTAGAGATCTTGACAAGATCCACTGGCATGGTGGATTCTGGTCGTTTCTCCGGTGATTGGGCATTCTTGGTTAAGGCAAAGGGGCGTGTTCTACATCCTCCTGAGGGAACCATGGTGGAAGTGGAGGTCCTAAAATCCAACAAAATGGGTATCTACGCAGTTTATGAGAATGCCATTAGGCTGATGGTTCCTCGTGATCTTCATTTAGGAGATGAGGAGTTTGATTCCTTGAAAGTCGGCGATCGTATCAAGGTGGAGATCCAAAAGTCCAGGTTTCAACTTCGCGATCCATTCATTGTGAGTGTTGGGATTTACCGTGGTAGAACTGGGGAGCCTACAAGAGTTGTTTCCGATAAGGTTGTCCCTTCAGAGACTGTAGATAGTCAAGCGACTGTTCCTGAAGAGGATGAAGAGGTTGATGTATCTGGCGATGAGGCTGAGGCCCCAGATGCTACTGCGAATGATAGTGCTAGTGCTAACGCTAGTGCTAGTGCTAACGCTAGTGCGGAGGAAGAAGAGGAGGAAGAGGAAGAGAGACAGTAGATGGCTGACGATTACGAACAGCGCAAAGAATTCTGTAAAGAAATGAATCTACTATCTAGACCTGAACTCGAGGAACTCTATAGAATTCTTAGACGTGAAGGTGGAACCTTTAGTGAGAATTCAAATGGAATCTTTTTTGATGTGGCTGCTCTTCCGGCCTCTATATTTGAGGCACTATGGAAGTTCCTCCAATTCTGTAAATCAAATGCCAAGGATCTAGATGAGCGCAATAAACTCATTGGAACCATGGCTAATCAATAATGTAATAGATAATAGATTATGAACAATACTGATCTTGATATTAACGACGTTAAAAATGAATTTAATGAATTAATTGATCATCTGAAATCTGAAATTGCCGAGAACAGGATGAAATTTGTGAATAATACTTTGAAAGAATTTTTATTATCAACCCTAGAAACGGATATAGTTCATTCTCTCCATGATATTTATCAAGATACCCTGAATGAATTTCCTGAAAAGAAACTGTTATACAAGGCCCAGTGTGAATCAATGGTTCTCTCATCACTCAATGGTCTAATTGCGCCTATCAAGGGAATTATAAGCGAATCTGCCCCATGGTTATCTGATGATGTAAATGCGCAATTGGATACCTTTATGTCAGAATTAATAAAAAAGATCCAGAAGGGTGGGGGGCCTTATAATGCCATTGTAAGAAGATTCACAAGGAGATTGCCTTATGCCCTAAGTGCTTTACCTGGGAGAACATTGAATCTACCAAGGTTCAATCCGGTTACATACAAGAATAGACCTGTAAATCAGAAAATAAATGTAAAAGTAAACTTACCAACTGTTAAAAACATTAATGTGCCAAAACAAGAAAATATAGCAAGATATATTGTCTACATTGAAATTCTAGGGAAAGACTTTATTTTCGGAAGACTTCATGAAGTCTCAATTGAATATGGCAGAAAACTGAATGAAATTCTTGAGAGTGCTATTAAGCCGAATTTGAAGAAAGTAATCAATAAATACAAGTGGGCCACAGATAGTATTGCTACCTTTGTAGTGAATAAATATTATTCATCATTTTGTGATGCCATAATAAGAAAACTGGTTATAAATATCATACATGCCACTTTTACTAATATTGAGACCAATCATCAATGGATAACTCCAGTTGCTCTTACGCTAGAGCAACACTTGGTTACACCCCTGATGAAGCCAACGGATCTTCAAAACAGTCTAAAGTAGGATGATGTATTATAGTTAATATGACCGATCTAGTGCCCCAAAGTCTCATCCAGATATGTGAAACACATCAGGATGCGACATTTCAAGTCGGTAGACATAAGGGATTTAAGAGTTCTGCCGATGCTCAGGATCAAGTCCCTAAATGGAATCTAATGACACATTCTATATCACCAAGACATCCTCTGGCTGCCTGGATGTGGTTAAAAGACCCCTTATTCCGTGTTTCTCCTGATCAACTCAGACAACGTATGATGCTAGATGCTACGACTGAATGGCAACAGCGATGTTCTACTCTAGATTTCCCCCGTGTCTACAGTAAGAAGAAGGCAATGGAGGGATTCGGTTGTCAGAAACCAGATCTCCAGCAAGCCAAGGCAGCAATGATTGCCATGGAGCGATACACTCAAGATAATCCACTCTTATGGATTCTCTTTAATGATAAAGATAAGACAATTTCATTTCTGGATGACAAGGCCTTCCCTCGTGAGGGAGGATATAAGCAAATCTGGATCTTGAGGGAACCAATGTGGGATAGACTCTGGGATGCTAACTGGTCATCAGATGATTTGGTTAAATGGATACAGACACAGGAGGAATCTGGGTTCAAGGTTGATTGGCCTCTAGAACCTCCGACGGCTACTCTGAAGCAGATGGCTTCAGAGTATGAGGCGATGAATCACAGTGCGAATGGCCTATCAAAGGATGATCTTAGGAAGAAGTTGGGAAGAGCAAAAGCAATGAGGAAACTTGTAGAGGTATAAATGTATATTTAAGTTTAAGTTTAAGTAATGGTAAACACCTAATATGTAGGTACACCTAATATGTAGGTACACCTAATATGTAGGTACACCTAATATGTAGGTACACCTAATATGTAGGTACACCTAATATGTAGGTACACCTAATATCTAGGTACAC